TTACTTCATATCCTTAAACCGATACAAGAACTGAACCATCTGCTCTCTTGTACAGAAGCTCTTGTAGTTCTTATTGCCCTTGTCGTCGCCCTTAATCAGGCCGATGCCTTCAGCCCACTTACGAGCAGTCTCCGACCAAGAGCTCGGCTGCTGCTTAGCCAAGCCGGCCAGATAAGTATCCATCATCTTGTTAAACTGTTCCTGAGTCACTTCTTCTTCCTCCTTTACCGGCACGTTATAAGTGCCATTCATAGCCTTCACAATCAGCGGCTTCAAGTTCTTGTCGTAGCTTGCGCGGGTGTTGCCGCCGAAGAAAGCGGTGCCCGGGCAGGTCTTGCAAGAGCGGCTTGCGATGTAAGTTCCCAGCGACTTGCCGCTATCCGTCCACCACGCATGATAAGTAATACCCGTCTCCGGCGACAGCTTGAACTTCTTCAGCAGCGCCGCTGCCATTCGGACAATCGTGTCCTTCTGGGCGGTATTCATCTTGTCGCCACCGACATCAAAGTTGCCAAGGTTCTCAATGCAAATGCCGTTTGCGTTTGCTCCACGACAACCGGCCGGCGCGACGTTCATCGAACGACCAGTGCAGATCATACCATCAGGGAATACCGTGAAGTTCTGTGCGATGTCTGCGTAGCCTGCGCTGTTGACATGATAGTCGCGCATGTTCTTCTGCAGCTGGAGGTGATTCGAGCCGTTGAACTGCTTATAGCAGGGAGACCAAGTGTGATGCTCCTGAATTACGGTGATCCTGCGAGTAACCTTCTGCTGGGTCAGCCAAGCCTCAAACTCGCCAATCGTCATGAGCGTAAAGCCATACTGGGTCTTCATACGGTCTCTACCTCCTGTTCGGTCGTGCCATTTACAATCTTCGACATATCACAGAGACTGTCGATCATCTTGGACAGCGTATCCTCGTCTACAGGGTAATTGATGTAGTCAGCCGAAGCCTTGACCATCGCCATGACCCATTCTTTTCTGGTTGCGCCGTCGTCGAACTTCTTCTCAGCTTGTTCCATCAGGGACATAACGAGGCCGAGCAGGTTCGCCCAGTTCTTTTCTTTGGTCGCGGTCTTAACATACTCCACCAGCTTTACAGCAAGCGGGATGCAGGTTGCCAGACCGGTAAGAATAGCCACAATGAGCTGTACAATCTGATTAGTATCCATAATTGCCTCCTTTCGGGCATGAAATATACTTAAAAGTTATCAGCAGTCGCGGTCGTCGTTCTCATATCCGAAGTCGGTATCTGTATAAGAAACTGGCGGCGCGATCTCAATTTTTTTAATGTTCTCCTTGCCACTTTTGCTCTGATAAAAGCTGACGCTCGTACCATATGCCGCCCAGACAGCGGAGATAAAGGTCGTCAGATAGGGGAGAGAGCCGGTGTAGTCCAACTCAATCGCCCGTCCGACAAAACCGAGAACCCTGTGCGACACATAAGCCACGAGCACGGTTTCAAAGACCAGAATCAGCTTGGAGAACTCGAGCTTACGCTTCTTTCTTCTTTTGCGAGCCATGACAGCTCCTTTCGCGTTTTATTGAAAATTGGTAAAGAAAAAGCCGGGGAGCCCCGGCTTATCTTTTAAGACGCTGTGCTCATCAGGATAACCACAACAGGGATGTCTACGGTCGGAACAGTGCCATCCGCAGTCATCGTCAGCGAATTTGCAGCCTGACCGGTAGCACGCAGAGATGCTTTCTTAGCAGCTTTCAAAGCGGCCGCCGAGATATTCTGCGTCAGACTGATAACGCCGTTCTGGCTGGCAGCCAATCCTTTAATCGTCAGAGCCTGCGTCTTATTGCTCCAAGCAGCCGCCGACAGGGTAGTAAACACCGCCTCTGTTTCATAACCGGGGGTGAGGTCAACCCATGTCCCGCCGGTATAACGCCACAGGTGAGCCGTTTCTTTCACGAAGTAAAAACGCTCCATCGGCGCAAGAATTGCTTGTCGAGCCGACTCGGTAGCTACATCAATGATGTCGGTCAGGTGCTTGCGAACCTTATCCTTGGTGTCATAGAAGACATCTCCGGTGTCCGTGCAGATCAGATAACGTCCCGGCACAATCGGCACAGTGGTTGTATTCTGAGCCTTGCTGAGCACCGTCTCATAGGTTCGGAAGTAATAGCCCATTTCGCACCCCCTCCTTTAGGTAAAAAAGCCCCGCGAGAAGCGGGGCGGATAAACAACAGGGGCGATCAGAACGTGCCAACTTCCAGAGCGGTCTCAACAGCGGCAACGCGGGTATCCATAGCGGTGTTCTTACCGTCGGTATACTTGTTAGCGTTAGCCTCAGCGGTTGCGGCAGAGCCCTTAGCATCGTAGTTCACAGCCAGACCATCGGCGTAAGTCTTAGCAGAAGCCAGAGCGGTATCAGCAGCACCCTTCGCGTCATAGTTCTTAGCCAGACCATCAGCATAAGCCTTAGCGTCAGCCAGAGCCTTAGCAACAGAGCCAGCAACGTCAGCGCCGCCGTTCAGAACGCCAACCTTGGACTCAAGGTCAGCAATGCGGGCAACAGCTGCAGTCAGGTCAGCAGCCTTTGCGTAGTCGCCGATCTTCAGAGCGTCGATAGCTGCGGTAACGTATGCAACAACGGTGGCCGGCTCATCGGTGCCGCCGATACCCTTAACGATAGCCTCCAGAGCCTTGATAGCGGAGTTCATGGAAGCAGCGTCGGTCTTGTGGCCGGAAATCCAGTCAGCGATCTCCTTCAGAGTGTCGAAAGAGGAGTCAGCACCGTCAACAATCTTTGCAACCTCCTCAGCTGCGATTGCGCGAGCAGACTTGGAAGCGTCCTCGCCAACCAGAGTAGAAGCCTGAGCAGCAGCGTCGTTGATCTTCTTCTTCAGTGCGTCGCCGAGCTCGGTCTCGGTGACCTTGTCTTTCTTAGCCAGTGCGCCCAGAGCGCCGATGCCGCCGGTAACGAGGTTGTCAACGTAGTCCTTTACAGCCTTAGCAGTTGCAACCTGCTCGTCGGTTACGCCAGCCTCAATCTTGGTAACGGTCGGCTTGATGACAGTCTTCCATGCAGAACCGTCGTAAACCTCACCAAGGCCGGAGGGCAGAATGTACAGAACGCCCTGTGCCGGGGTGGTCTCACGCTCAGTTACAAAGCGTACCGGCTCGGTGTACAGGTTCTGGCCGAAGTATACCTCATGGGTATCAGTGGTCAGATAGAATGCCTGCTCACGAACTGCAGGCAGGTTTACCTTCTTACCGCAAAATACAAGTTTAGTTGCCATAGTGTTTTCTTCCTTTCTTGCCGCACTTAGCGGCCATCATGATGTGAAAAGTGTGAAAATATTAGAAAAGGACGCCCGAGAGCGCCCGAATCTACTTTATTAGAAGCCGTTAACTTCAACCAGATCGTCAGCCGAAGCAATGCCCTGACCGCGTGGAATTCCAAGGTTCAGAACATAGTTCGGTGCTTCACCGGTAATATCGGCCGTCGCCTGCTCGTCAGGAGCCAGCGTAGTTACCGTGCCGATGGTCAGATAAGCAGCCTGTCCATCTTCGCCGGTCTCGCCGCGAGGAAGGCTGATTACCAGATGCGGATTCTCTGCGTCTCCGCTGACAGAAACGGTCGGAGCATCCGTAGGCTCGAGAGCTTTTACCTCGAAGGAAAGATTCGGCGTTGCGCCGGTCTCTCCCTTTTCACCCTGCGGGATGGAAAACTTCAGCTTTGCTTCATTTGCAGTGCCGACATTTTCAACCAGAGCAGGGGAGCCCGCCGCCACAGTTTCAGTCGATTCAACCTCGACGGTTGCAGCTTTGCCCTCTGGGCCAACTACTTTACCAAGAATAAGTTTCGCCATGCGCGTTCACCCCCTCAAATTTCCGCCACAAGATAACCATCTTCATTGATGGAAAGATTGGGCGCAGCTGTGTTGTCTGCATAATGCAGTTCGAGATATCCGTCAGGATTGACTTCAAAGCCGTATAAGCCCTCATGTGCAACAACATCGCCCGGGTCGCCCTTCTCGCCTTTAGGAATAGAGAAGTTCAGTGATATATTGCCGTTTTCATCGACAGTCTTTTCAACAGAGGCTTCCTCGTCAGGCTCTACCGATTTGGCCGTCGCGCCCATGTTTTCGATGGCGTTCTTGGCTTTTTCAGCCTCGGCAGCCGTGTTCTTAACCTTCTCATAGGTCTCGTTTACACGATGCTCAATCTGGGTAAACTCAGATGGAACCTCCGGCCACTGTGCTTCTCCGGCCATCGACTTCGGAATACGAATGGTAATGAGATTGGTATGACGAACTTCTTCGCCTTTGACGCCGCGGAGCTGAACAGAGTATTTGCCCGATTCGCCGACCCAGCCGCGTTCGAGAACCGCGCCGATTAACTTGGGTTTCTTCTCTGGCTCGCCGTCCTCTTCCGGAAGATCAGCCACAGCCGAAGCAGTATCTTCGATGGGTTCCATCAACACGATGTTGAAATTATCGCCGCACTGCACAAGCATGTGCCAGATGTAACCGTCTGGCAGATTGCCCGCCACCAGAAGCGAGCGGGAGAGATGGTCATACTGCTGAGCAATCGTTCCAACAGGCTTGTCAAGATACCAATCGTCAAATGTAAATACAGAGGAGTAGTATTCCATGCGTTACGCCTCCTTTCCCGATGAGTTCGGACATTCCCTTACAATCAGTTCGGTCATCGCTGGCTGAACTACTGAGTGCATATATCCGTTGCCGCCGGCCTCTTCATAATCGCGAAACAACCCCCAGAAGGCTTCAGCCTCCATCTGTGTCCATGACTTACTGGGGTTGGTTTCTTCATTTGTGTAGTAACGGTAACTCTGAAGAAGTCTATCACGGAGCTTGTTGCACTCGCGGCGTTTATTGGTTTCTTCTACTGAGTCCAGTCTGGCTTGGTAGCGCTCCATTGCTTCACGGATAGTCTGTATCTCGTTTTCCAGCGTTTGCTGTATCTTAATGCTCTGGGCGCGGTACTCAGGGTATTTATGCACAGCGTCGAGTGCTTCATTGATTCGCTGGTCGCGGGCTTTTTCAGCCTCATAGCGTTCAATGAGAAAATCTCTGACCTTTTTGTAGATCAGATAAAGAAAAACGCCGGCGAGGACTAACTCGACGACGGTAGAAAGGGTGACTTGCCCAAATAGATTTATAAAATTATTAAGGCCGGTCATTACGCATCACGCTCATGGCGAGCCTCCTTTCTTTGCAAAATTTATTGACGTTAGGTGGATTCTATTGTATAATTTATACAATAAAGAAATGAAGGTGTGAGACCAGTGACAGAGAACGAAACTCCGCTCAAGTTATGCAGAAAGTGGAGCGAGATGGCTCCCGGCTGCTTCGACACGTTAGACGTGTTGTGCAGAGAGTCTCACGAAGACATGGGAGTAAGCGACGTGTGCGATCTCCCAATAGGCGCAGCGTATGAATATCTGCGAGTAAAGTGTCATTTGGAAAAAGACGGGCGTGCTCGTCTCGCCAGTGAACTGACGGGATTATACATTTGGCGAAAGCATAAGGTTATCTACAACTTCGACCATACTCTTGCGCAAGAGTTGGTCGCTCAAGCCGATGCTATAACAGAAGATGACAAAATCCCCACAAAAATTCTGCTGAGACCGCCTTATCCGTGCGTGTATATTCAGACCGATAAGCCGATTCCCGGAAATTCGCTGCCTCTCAAGTTTATGGCTTGGATAGAAGAAGACGCGAATTCACACGTTAGAGAGTTCCGCGTCCAACCTTTTTCAGATGACATGGAACATACCAAAACGTTCATGTTAGAGCTGACGAAGCCCACGGTTTATGAGTGTATTTATGATACCGTAGCCACAACCGCAAAATATCACACTTTCGCCAAATTTCAGTTGAACAACATTCACATTGACGAAAGTGTTCGTGTGGTGCTCCGCGCTATGCAGTTATATCTGTATGTCTGCAGTGACCAAGCGGATATCCGAGAAAATCCTAAACAGAAGGGAATTTATCGGCCTCGCCAGCCGGGTCAGCCGATTAAAGATAAATTCCGCGAGATAGACATGAAGGACGTCGGTGTTGTGATTGGTCACACGCTGCGCCGTGCCGAACAGGAATCCAGCGCTCCGCAATCAAACCCTTCGGTTGATGAATCGAAGCAGGGAAGTCATAAACGCCCGCATACTCGTCGAGGCCACTGGCATCATTACTGGACTGGCCCAAAGAGCGAGCCAGAACAGAGAAAACTGATTCTGAAGTGGACTCACCCGATACTCGTCGGCGGTTACACAGATAATGTCGTTACCATGTTCCCGGTAAAGGAGTAATGTATGAAAAACAGAAGTTCTAACACTGTTGCTGTAATCATGTGGGTGTATGCAATAGTCAACGCGGTTGTTGGTATTATTTTTGCTTGTTCAATGTATGATACCTATGAAGTCTTGAGCATCTTGTTTATAGCAGTAACTGTTGTTTTCAGTTTTGGCATCTATGCTGTTGGTGAAATCATCCAACTTTTGCAGGACATCAAAGATAATACCAATGGTGCAATTCAACCTATCACATTATCGCAAAAGCAGAGCAGCTCGGTAGATGATGATTTGCCTTCGATATAAGCATCACTAGAGGTGAATGATATGTCTGAAAAATATACGGTTATACAACATGAAAAGCGTGTGTTCTGGGCGCATGATTGTCCTGTACTACTGCAGGCTCATGCTTTAACAAAGAACAATGTAGACAACAGTATCCTGGTTCAATGCAAATTTGAAAATCTATCTGAACAGAACATAAAGGCGATGTTTGTTTCCGTCAAGTGTTTTGATGTTCTGAATAGAGAATTAACTGGAGTGGACAAATTTTCTTATCTGGATATTTCGATACAACCATATACGTTGTTTGGAGACAGGACAGCTATACTACTGCCGGATAATGAAACCAGAAATATTCGCATCACTCCTGAGCAAATAGTGTTCTCTGACAACACAGTCTGGGAAAACAAATATAGGCAAGCATATGAGTTAGCGAAATATGATCAACTACCAATTTCTTCTTTAGGAGAATTAGCAAGCCAGTATAGCCGAGATTTAAGTTACATCAGCCCCACACAGCAGCATAACTATTTGCCTTGTCATGAAAATGGATTTGTTATTTGCGGATGTGGAAAAATTGTTATGAATTCGGTTGCGAATTGCCCCTGCTGCAAGGTTCCCTTGAAAGCATTGTTCGACTTGAATAATGTCAAAAATCTGGAAAAACATCTCTCTGAATATAATGCTGAACTAGAAGATAATTATAAAAAAATTGAGATTCAACGCGCCAAAGAGAAAGCCATACTATCTGAAAAGGCCCGACAAGAGGAACTTCAACATCTGCAGAGAAATCCTTTTATAAAACAAAATCCGAGTTCAGATCATACAAAAGTATATAATCTGAAGAAAAAAATCGAGTTAAGTATCTTTGAGAAGGTAGATAGTAAGATTGAAAAAAATAAAAATGCTGTTCTCATCGTTCTCTTCGTTTTGGTCATATTACTCGCAATCGTGTTACCTCTATATTTGGGGTAGTCAAAAAATGTGGCACTCTTGTCATTCAGAAAAAATAAGAAAAGCACCCTTTTACAGGGTGCTTTTTCGCGTAAATTATGATTTTGAACACTCAAAAAAGCAAAAATACACCTACTGTCAGCGGGTACATTAGAAGTGCCAAACAAACGGTTCTTTATACCAATGGCAATGAATATAAGCAAGATTCCGGTGAAAATACAATCAAAGTGGCATTAAACAGTATCTTAGCAATAAGCGCTATCGGTGATTATGCTGTTGATGGAGGTCTTGTCGTGTTAAATTACGGAAGTGGTGGTATGTATTCTTTTGATGTATATAGAGTTACCGGAGACTTCAGAATTGGTTAACTGCCCAAATCATAATTTCATTCCTCCTATAATAGCAATCAAGGTTTAAGGTGCAATACCGCCGAGCGTACCGACCAGCGACAGCGCCGCTGTAATCACTTCTGCTGGCATAGATGCCTCCTTTTAATCGTCCATAATGATTCTAAAATCTTTTAGAACCTTATAGGTGCCATAATTAGAATACGGCGTACTATCTGCCGAATAACCGGTTTCAGACACTTTTAATAAAGCATCTGTCGGATCTACAATCATTGGAAATCCTCCGATCGTATCAGGCAATACGATATATGAATTTTTACAAATTCGGGCTTGGGATGCATTAGTCGAACTGATAGCCATAGGTAAAATAATTTTGAGATTTTCAGATGTTGTAACTTCGCATAAAGCGTAAAAAAGCTGGCTAGTGCCTTTGCATTTTACCGTTTCAATGTTTCGGGAATTGTTTCTATCCTGCGTGGCGTTCATAATCATGCCGCCACCTCCGTTAAGAGATGGTTACGTCCTCCGCAGGCATGACGAAAATAACGGCTTGATCCGGATCGGCCGCAAGTAATGATATGTCGCTGAAATAAGATTGAGAAACGGAAAATGCTTGGATGAGAATGCCACTGACGGTAGTAATTGTAGGAAACCCAGGGTAAAATCCTCCGCCCGAATTCCTCACTACTATATATTCCCCCGGAAAAGCATCTTCTGGAAAGCTGAGATTTGTTTTGGTATTTGTTATCTTGAACCTTTTCGATTCTCCGACCATTCCGCTTAGAAACATGCCGCACCATCCTTTGTGCAACATGCTGAGACAGTAGAGTTACTGCCCCCCCCCGTACTTTAACGTGTTAAATTTGTGCATATTGTCAATCCTCCGTTATCTCAACCGTGAATTGTAAACTGTCGTTGTTTGAACTTTGACTGCTGTCCTTGCGGTACTTCACATCTATAAAGTGGTCGCCCGCCGCAACATTCGTGTACGCATACGTCTGCGCGCTCGACGTAGACGAACCCTTAAAGATCTTCTGCACGTTTGTGCTCGTATCCGAGTATCCGGTGTTCTGCTCCTTGTCGATCACGCCGAGCAGACCATAGTCGTAGTTCGATTCCGCGTAGTTAATGCATTTGAACGTCACCGTGCAGGCTTTCGCCGCATGAATGTTGACACGGCAGACAGCCGCCGAGTTGTTCACGCCCTTGTTATTGCTCTCATAGTAGCCGTTCGAGTTCAGCGCAAACTTGTAAGTCGCGCCGCTGATATCGGAAACCGACCACGAGCTTGGCTCAACAGGTGTGCTTCCGCCGGACGTGTGTGCTTTCGGCAAATTATAAATCATCGCCGCACCTCCAATCCAATCAGCTCCGCAACATATTCCAGCTCGCCAATCTCTGCATCATGGAACGCCTTGTTCCAAATCCAGAAATCCGCGTATTCCTTGCGCTTGAACTTCGCGCAGAGCTTGTCTGCCCATACCTTGTCCCAGCGCTTCTGGTAATCGCCGTCGCGTTTCGCAAGCCTGCGCTTGATGTCGCCAATCAGCTTGCCGCGCAGTAAACCCTTGCCGTCATCGTCTCGGGCAAAGTGGCAGAGCGCGTTCTCACTGGCTGCAAAGCAAAGTGGCTTGCCCTCGTAGAAAATAATGCCCTCTGATTCCCAACAGGGGAGAGTAGCTTTCAGGTTCACAGGTCCACAGAGGGCAGCGTCCTTGAACCGCTTGTAAATGACATATTGCATTTAGTCATTCCTTTCAAAAATAATATGAACGCCTCAATTCGCGAAGATCATACTGACACAACTTTCAATGAAAGTATTAACTCTCAATAAAAGTATTGACTTTCAATAAAAGTTAAGATACAATGGAAGTATCAAAGGAGTGTTCCACTAACAAGAGAAAGAGGGTTAATCGTTATGAACAAGATTATTCGAGGCAAAAGATACAACACCGAAACAGCACAGTTAATCGGAACCTATGAAGCAAACGAGCCAATCGATTCTGACTCTTGGTTCCGCGAGGAACTCTACCAAAAGAGAACCGGTGAGTTCTTCATGTTCGGTCAAGGTGGCGCAGACACTCAATATTGCATTTTTAGCAAAGATGGAAAATGCAAAGCCGGCCAGACATTAGAACCGCTGGATACCGCTGAAGCAGAAGTATGGTGCGAAGAACACCTTACTGGTGACGAATATGAGGCTATCTTCGGCGAGGTTGAGGAAGATGGCAGTCGTAGCACAACCTGTATCACTCTTCCCAATTCATTGTTGAACACCCTCAAGTCAGAGGCTCAGGAAAAAGACGTTACGTTCTCTAAGTATATCGAAAAAATAATCATGAAAGGGATGAATGAAAAGTGAAAGTTCAGCTTTTCCGTGATGGCATAGTTGGCGTAAGCCCTTATGTTCTCCGCTTAAAGGATGGGGTATATGAGCGAGTTTTGAGAGCTCACAATCCCTGTACTGCGAAAGGGCTCCCTCTTATGCAAAAAAGAGCCCGCGCAATAGACAAAACGAAATATATACCTCTTATCACTTCACCGAATATAGGGAGAGTGTGGTACGATATGCCGGACGATGCAGAAATCTATACTGCAGAAGAAATCCGAACGATTGACCACACTCCCACAAATCGCTAAGAGTATTCAAAGGCGAATTGTAGTTTTATTAGAGATTATAGATTAGCAAGCGACGCGGAAGCGCGTCGCTTCTTTAGACTTTGAACATCGGGGCAACGCCAATTGAACCACTAGCTCCATTATCGTTTGCACCCCCATAGAAAACAAAGCAGAAAAGGATTTCGCTTTCTGCCGAGGGTGAGCGCGACCACCAATACACCGAAGAAGAGGGAGATGCGTAATTATATTTCAGCGTAGAATTACCGTTCTTAAAATACATATACTGTTGCTGATTATTCTTTTCAGCCGAGTTTGCCTTTTTACGAGCGCCGTGAATCTCAAATTCAGCCAGAAGCGGCAGAAAATCGATAGTCGTCGTAACATAAGACGCAGTGTCAGAGCCGCCGCCCATGTTGTCCGTATAGATACACATCGGGCGCATCACAGCACGGAGATCAGCCGGCAAGCAGCTCATCAGCGTGTTAGCTTTTGGCGAAGTTGCGGTTGATGCAGTAGCATCGCCATTCTTAGTGTTTGTCGAACCCAAAATAGCGTAGCGCATGTTGGAATTTTTCCAACCGCCAATATTGATATCTGAAGTGTTCATACCAAATCCGCTGCTGTTATACAGCGCCACATCTTTGCCACCGGTAAGCGCTGTCTTGAACGTGCCGAACGTAATTCCATCCTTCGTGCCGCCAACTGTGCTGCTGTCGTGGTCAAAGTCCAGAATGTAAACGTACAGCTCCGTGTTCAAACTCAATAAACCTGCATTGCCGTTCAGCTTAATCTTCTTGCAATCGCCGACTGCCCACAGGTTCTTAGCATTACCTGCCAAAGACTGCTTGCTGATATAATCCCAACTTGCCTGATCAAGCGTCGGCGGCGTCACATCATTTACATTCTGCACAACAACCCAGACCTCAACATCTGTTTTCGGCACAGCGTCCGCCGTAAACGTAACCGCGTTCGCAGCCTGCGCCGTCATCTGAATGCCTGCTTCGTTGTAAGCACTCATGCTCGTTCCCGCAGGCATCGGCATGATAAGCTGCTTGCTCTCGTCTTCCAGTACGCCGGAGACCGTTGCGGATTGGGTTTTTGCAGAAGAATCCCAGCCGGAAGCGGTGAGAGTTACTTTGCAGGCGGAAGGGGTGAGGTTGCCGATAGCAGCATTTACAGCCGCAAACTTATCCGCGTGCGCGTCTGTTGCGGAATTGTGGGAGTTAACCGCGTCTGAAACATCGGTTTTAACATCATCCGCATTCGGAATCTGTGTGTTCGTGCCATCAGCATTGCCGGTATACAGCCGCTTTTCATCGGTTACATACGCAACCTTGCCCTCTTCCAGCGATGGCAAACCGGATTTAGGGCCAGTGTAATCGACGGTACTTTCGCCCGTCGGAAATGCCGAAATAATAGGCATTATTTCATCCTCCTTTATCCTAAGAGTACAACCACAGCAGGAATATCCACCGTGGGCTTCTTGCCGTCGCAGTTCAGAGTAAGCAATCCATCAGCCTGCGCCGCAATCGAAAGCTGAGCCTTGCGGACAGCTGCACGCTGATCTGCCGTCGCGCCGCTTGCAATCGCAATAGACCCATTGGTATCAGTCTTCAGATTTGCTACTGCAACCTGTTGCGAAAATGGCGCGGCGTCGCCAATCCAGCCGTCAGCCGTCAGCGTAATTTCGACCGAACGGCTTTGCTCAGCCTTTCCGGAAAGGGCGGCGTCGATCTTCACCATATTGGAATTGGACTCGGACGCCATCTGTTCGCGCCAGTCCTTGAATTTAATCCCTGCATCATCTGTGACGAACAGGTCATAGTTAGGTGTTTTGCTCATCTCACACCGCCTTTCTTACAAAATCACATAGTCTAAGTCGTCGAATGTCATCGTGTCTATATCAGCCAGAGACCTATCATCAACTTCAGACAGTAGCCGATATCTTCGGATGAACTCCTCAATCGCGCAGCCAAGTACCACAACAGAAACCAGTTCAGGAGAAGAACCAGTCAACGCTGCATCACACGCAACCGCGATAACGCTATCGGAATCAGCGTGTTCTCTCTTTTCGAGCAGAAAATGGCCGGCGGCCGTATTCTCTATCTGGACAGCATTTTCAAAGCCGCCGAGCGGGAAGTGTTCCTCAAGCTCGCCGAGCTTCGCTGTGATCTCCATACCGGAGCTGCCGCCGGAGAAGTAGTTGTAACACAGGTTGGTAACTGCCGCAGAAACTACTGTTTGAGTCTCTGCGCCGACGGCATAGGTCAGTAAAAACTGAACCGGAAACGCGACTGGAATTACGGAAGTCTCAGTCTGCAAAAAACTATTCTTTGCTATTTCTACAACTGTAGAATCAAGAGCGAAAGAAGAAGCGCCGCCGCCCAGAGAGTAAAGAATCTCCACCTGCAGCGGTGCCGCATAAGGCTCAATCGCCGTCATGCCGCCATCAGAGAAAAGCTGATAGCATAAACTTTGCAATTCTGCTTGAAAATGCAATGCGTTCTCGGCTTTGTCGAATTTGTGGCTCCAAGTCTGCTGAACTTCTGCGGAGAAGGGAAGTGCACCGGTCGCTTTTTCAAGCGCCTGCTTAATCTCCTGCGCGGTGGTCTGAATTTCCAAACCATTCTCCGTGCCGGAGAGCTTTTTGCGTACTTCCATATTCAGCTTGTCTACCGCCAGAACAACAACGTCATCAGCCTGTTCGAAGGTCTCGGCATGCAGCTCGGTCGGCTCGCTGTGAATCGTGAGCGCGTTAGGGAAGGAGCTCAGAATCTTGTGAGAGGTGAGCTCCGCTTTGCTGTCAATAACAAGCGCGTTCATGCCGCGTTCCATAACGTGCCGCAGAATCTGATCAATTTCCGAATGGATAACCACGCCTTCATCTACAGAGAAAAGGCCGGTCAGATAAGTATCGACCACATGACTGTCTACGATGATTGCGTCATATACCTCGCCGACATATTCACGGAAGGGGATAGAGGATATCGTCAGGTCACATTCGGTGTAACGAGACTTGGTAACCAGATCAATGTTGATCAGCCGGTCACGAAGATAGAGTTTATAATCCTTCATGCTTGTCCCCTTATCTTAAACTTAGGCGGTCGGGTTCTGAACGGACAGCTTGAGATAATTCTCCTTGATGGTCATGATGGTAGCCGTCTCGACCGTTCTTGGCGTAGTCAGTGCGCCGTACATCAGCAGATTGCCCGCGCCGGCCTCATTAGAGTCATATACAACAAAGTGGGTAACAGTGCCCCAGCCGTTGGTAGACTCATTGAAGTTGATTGCCTGCTGGTTGGTTACCAGACCGTCAACCGGCTCACCCAGACTGTTCAGCTCAACACGAGCGTAGCCTGCTGCAGTCTCCGGCTCTGTTACATTGCCGCCGGTCTCATTGGGCTCGGTCTTGCTAAGGCCGATGTAATACTTCGTCGGAATAGCCGGCGTCTCCTTGGAACGGAATACATTGCCCGCTACAAGGTTCAGAAAATACTTAGTATTCATGCCTTTTCTCCTTTACTTAATGATTGGTTTGTCAATATTGCGCGTCACATACATGATGCCCTGATAGGGAATGTCCACATCCCCTTCGGAACCTTTGATAGTGACCTGATAAATAAATTTTCCCGCCAGATTGACCGTGTCAGATGGTTCGAGTTCGACGCGAAGAATGTTGTCTGTCGCGTCGGTTTTGCTCTCGATGATATCCATCGTTTTGGTAATCAGCGGGGAAGATTTATTCAGATACTCAGCTACAGAAAAGTAGCCGGTGCAGCCTCTCATGCTGAGCGGGCGGCCGTTGTCCTCAAAGTAGGTATGGAACGCCAGCTGCTGTGTTGCACCGCCAACAAATGTGACAGTCGGCAGCTGATAGGGCGATTGGTCGCAAAGCGACATAAGTTCACCGCCTTTCTTAGTCCGCAGAGTTGTCCTCTTCTGCGAGGTTTGAGAGTTGCTGCGCGAGATTTCGGCAGCGCGTCAGCACTTCTGCCATGCGGATAGCATCATCGCCGCGGACTGAGATTTCCGCCAGACGATTGTGAATCTGTGCTACTTCCGCGAGAATTTCTTTTGTCATGTGTACTGCCACTCAAAATGCGTTTAAATACACTCAAACACATCGAGAAATTGAAGTCCTCGCGGATACTTCTTACTGCTTCAATGTGTATGCTTTGGCGATTGCAAGCAATACGCTACTCACAAGTTCTTGTACACTCCACAGTCGTTAATTCCCGAAATAGCCTTCGGTACATACTTACGTTGCGTTAATTATGCAATCTCGTAAGTTAAAGCATCTCTTAGATTAAGAGCAGCATTGAAATCTCTATCTTCAACATAGCCACAACCACAACGGTATATTCTATCTGAAAGTTTCAAATCTTTTTTGATAGCTCCACAACAGTGGCATATTTTGGATGATGGATACCATCTATCTACAATTCTTAATTCGATACCATTTTCATCACATTTGGCTTTTAACTTAGTTCTAAATTCATAGAATTTTTGTGATGCAACAGCTTTTGAAAGATGCCTATTCTTCATCATACCTGATACGTTCAAATCCTCAATAGTTATATAAGATGGCTTGGTTTTCACTATCTCTGCTATCGTCTTATTGATATAATCAGTACGGATATTAACTATCTTGTGATGAAGTCTTTGTACTTTAAGCTCCTGTTTCTGTATATTTTTTTGAGTGGATTCTCCTTTCTTTAAATTCTCATACTTGCGCGAGAAACATCTTTGTTCTCTGCGCAGTTTATTTTCCAATTTTTTAACTCTTGCCGATTTATTGATATTTTTATAAATCTTACCGTTGGAAATAATCGCAAAGTCTTTCAAACCTAAGTCAATTCCTATACCTTTGCTATTATTATTAGTATTTTTAACATCAGGAACTTCTATAAGAACTGACACATAATATCTACCTGCTTTAATGGATATTGTACCGCTTCTGATTCTCCACCCATCTTTGGTTGTTGGTATATAACCTTTTTCCTTTATGCGTACCCATCCTAAAGTTGGAATATTAAGTCTATGTCTTTCACATCTACAATCTTTTGGATTGTTCTTTACGAAATACATTTTTACATCAGACTTACCTTTCTTTTTGAAATTAGGAAAAGCACTTTGATGTTTAAAAAATCTTGTGAATGCAATACATCCATTTTCGATAGATTTCTTTACGGCTTTTGAATACGCTTCTTTAATCCATGCTTTATCAGGATTATTAGGGATGTACTCATTGTTGAGCCATACACTGAAACTTTTACCAGTCATGAACTTTTCACCTTTGTTGTGTAAGGCTTTATTATGATCGAGATAGAAGTTGTAGACGAACCTACAAGTACCGATAGTCTTGTTAATCTTGACTTTCTGTTCAGCTGTTGGATTTATTTCCGTTTTGAAACTCTTTAGCAACTCCCTCATCTCCTTCTATTTGCCTTTTATACTTACGAAGTTCGTGCAATGCCCCCATGGGTATATCTAACACATTTAATTACTATTGTCAATGCTTGCGGCTGCTTAAAGTTGTGCTCCTTTAGATTTGATCTATCCACTCATTCATACATCGGGCGAGCGTGGTAAAGTACCAAGCGTATACAGTGTCACCCGAGGCAACTTCGTTAATACCGGTAGAGTAACTGCGGCCGATATTATATCGAAGTGAATTAAAGCGTGTTGCGGTCAGCCTTTTATCAGATGTTGTCATTTTAGTGTCAGCATATTGGGCATATTTTGTGCTCCAAGTCTGCCCGAGAGCGTTTTCAATCTCAATGACCTTACCACACATATCGTTCCAGACTCTATAGGAGAAGTCTGAAAGCGCCCCTTTATTTATCAGAGCATCATACGCAGCTTTGGTCTGAGCTGCTGAAGCAGTACCGTTTGAAGAGCTCCACGACCACTTAGATATGGCGGGCTTGTCTGTCGTAAATTCATCTGCGCCCAGCCATGAACCGTCAACGCGAACATTGATGGCGTAACGTGTATTCGGCGAAAGATTTTTGTATGTCTTCGAGAAAGAAGAGCCGCTCGCACTATAGTCTTGATTAACGATAGTCGTACTGGAATCATTGTATGGTCGAATCAGTACACGAATGCTTTGGCCATACGCGAGATCTTCAACATAAACAGTAACAGAGTTTGTTCCGATATTTCCGGTATAAAAATAAGGATTAAGTTCCGTTTTTGTTCGGAATTTTGCGCCAGTTTGCCATACATTATTTACTCGGACATTGGCGATATAAGCAGTATCAGGTTCGAGACCACCTATATCTGTGCTCATCGTTGTGCTGGTCGCAGTCGCATAATCAGTTCCCGACACGTCCGACGAATCGTCTTGTCGGCGAACGAAGAAAAACAGGTCGTCGCCCCTTTTTACGCCGCTGACACGGACGGTAACGCTGGTAGACTCAATATTTCTTACGGAAACGGTAGCCATAGATCAGCCTCCTTATCCGAATGTAGCCGTGAGTCCATTGACCGTTGCGTGGCTAAAATCCCATGTTCCATATAATTGAACTAAGTCTTTGTTATTGATCTGTAAAAATGGATTTTCGGAAAGAGATGAAAATGCAACGGTATCTACTGCGTCGAGAATTCGAAAAGTCTTATCTCCATTAGCTCGATAAATAACAAAATCTCCGTATGTTCCACCGTCTAACTGCAATTTAGCTCCGCCTTCAATATTATAATAAGCACTACCATAGAATTTGCCAGCTTCAATAGTCGGAGCAGATATCTTCGTACCTGTTATGAAAGTGACCGATGGAGCTTTTGCTTCGCCATATTGACCATGAGCAAGTTTATAAACGTCATCCGCTGCATCTTCTGCGGCAGAGGAGGCATTATTTGCTGTTGTCTGTGCATTCTCGATCTTCTGGTCAATCGCATCGGTTCCGGTAACCGCGCCCCAGCTGATCTTACCGCTCTTAATAATTACATTACCAGAGCTATCTACTTTAAACGCTCCGTTGCCAATATCAAGACTAACGCCTGTGATAGTGCCACCATCTTGGCCACCTTTTAGCGTGCCGTCCAGAGTAGTAGCTTTCAAAGTGCCGCTAAAAGTACCTCCGGTCGCCTCGATTTCGCCAGTAAACTTTCCACTTGTAGCAGTAACTTTGCCGGTAAACTCGCCGTCCTTGGCATAAACGGTGCCGTTGAAAATGCCGGCCTCGGCATAGATATTGCCACGGAAATAAGCCTTGCCGTCATTGGCGTCGATGTAGAAGTTCGTACCCTTCGGAATCTTCAAGCCCTTCAGTGTGATATCGTCGTCGAACACAATCTTTCCGTCCTCGTCGATAAACGAGGGGGTGACTGTCGTGCCGTTCGTTGTATACAGGTTTCCCTTGCCGGAAGCAATGCCGTAGCGCGGGTCGATTAAAATCTTGCCGCCGCCGTCCTTCGCCAAAACAAAGGTAGAGTTATACAGCCAAGCTCCGGTAGCGTCAACCTTGAACTGCATCACACCGTCATCATTCGGAGCCTCGATTACCAGACCGTTACTGATAAGCAGCTTGCCGCCGATGATGTCGGCATTTACGCCCCAGTGATCGCCCAGTTCATCAGTTGCAAAGTGCCCGATGGCAACCTTCGCGCTCTGGAATCCGTCATCCGACATAGCAATCATGCCGTTAATAATGCGAATCTGGTACGGAGAGTCAGGCTCGCCGATATGCAGACCAGCACCGTCAATGCGGACACTCTGGTTCTTTGCGCCGATAATAGAATTGACCGCCGCGTCCAAAGAACTGTTCATGAACTCGGAAACCTTAGAAGCCTGATTCGCCGTCTGATTGTAGGTATACTTCGCCGCGTCAAAACTGCGGCTTGAAGAATAGCTGTTCTCAATCATCTCTTTCAGGTTCGCCACGTTGTCGTGACGCTTGAACCTGTTGGAGAAGGTGAGCGACAGCTTTTCCTGATCCTCAAAGTCGAGGTCGAAGCCAATCAGAACAGGGGTGATAACCTCATCATTGTGCAGACGCAGGTAAACGCCTTTGCCGAGCTCCAGTCCTTTCCGGAACGGCTCGAACTCCTGCGCCCAGATGAAGTTGCCGGTTTCAACGCTGAACTCATAGGTCGGCGAAGCAACGTCGGCGAGCGTCTTGACTGCATGGTCGTAAAGCTCCATCTCGACGGAATACTTCTGGTAGTCCGACACATTGGTTGTCATATAAAGGTCGGCCGTCGTGATATCAAACGACAGAGAAGTGCCCTCATAGGTAATGACCTCTTTGTCGTTTACCTCGTGAATGTCATTCTTGAGGTTGGACAGCGTGCCGGTCAGCGTAATCAGACCGCTTGGTGCGTTTTTTTCACCGATTTTCATTTCGCCGCAGTATAAACTGAACACAAATTCGTCACCGGCCTTGTGTTCCAGAGTACCACGGATAATTGAAATGGACATTTTGTTCGCCGCTGTTACCACGGCAGTGCCGCCAGCAATGGTGTACATCTTCTTCTTGATCTCGCCGAAGTCAACCTGCGCGAGGGTTGAATCAGAAATAGCAATCGCGCCATTCGTTACCTTGGAGCTCTCACCGGTCACAGCGGTATCAACATCGGAAGCGACAAAGGTATCATCCGAAAGCGGCTGCTCGATAAAGTAGTGCCGCAACAAAGCATATTCGTCTGCGGTAAAGAAAGCCGTCAGCTTCAGCTCGTCATTCACGGCTTTGATTTGCGCCGGATAGGAGTCGGGGTTGGAAGCGTCGAGCGTGGTCTTGATATCTGCTACCACAGCTTCTTGGTCGGCAACCTCTTTCTTTTTCTTCTCCATGTTGGCGTTGATCTCGTCGAGCTTTTTCTGCTGCGAAGCCTTACCGTCCGCGGTCGTTTCCAGAGCCAGAGCCTGAATGGTTACAGACTGCTGATTCGTCAGGTCGTCCAATTCGGCTTTTCGGTCAACCAGCTTAGCTTGTTCGGAGAGCAGCCGCGCTGTTGCAGAAGCTCGCAGTCCGACCAAACCCTTGTAGTATTCCTGACGGTTCAGCACGCTTTTCTGCCACTCTGTCCATTTTTCAGCCAGAGCAGAAGGAATATCGCCGTTCTCAATGAAGTACGAGATGTCGTAAATCCAGTTCGTGCCGGTCGGGTTTACTTGTCGTATGTCAAGGTCGTCCGCGCCGCTTGGGGTCATGGCAGTTACTAACTCATCAGTCAGTTCTGTGATATCAAGGTCGGTCACGAGGTTGTCGAACCCGAGATAAATCGGCAGAGTAGACACATTATCGTCCGCATCATAAGCGTTGATTGTCTTATTGTATACGTCGAATACAACCACACAGCGGAACGTGTCCATCGCGTCATCATACAGAAAACTCAGCGCGTAGTCGTCATACTGGTCGAACGTGCGGTAACGTCCAATCAAAGACGGCGCAACATATCCTGCCTTCCAACCGGGGGATACTTCCAGAATTCGCCCCAGAATAGTATCATCCGGCGTTGCGGGATTCCAAAAATTGAACGTGCCTTCCTCGAGAAAGAACTGCTTGTTTTCCAGTTTCTTTTCCAGAGAGTATCCGGTTACCGACTTAATCTCTTCAATACCGTCACCGGAGATTTCCGGCTTCATCAGTAGAAAAATACCGTAGTGCTCGGTGCGAATCACCTTGTAACCGACAACTTTATCATAAAGCGGCGTCGGCACGCCGTCAGAATAAGCGGGAAGGTCAAAAGAGATTTCACTCGTCTCGGAAAAGTTAACTGTGATTTTCAGATTCGCCACGTTGGGAAGCGTGCCAATCGTGCGCTCGTCAGCCGTTTGGAGCAGCAGGGTGGGCGGCTCCGGCCGACCAAATTTGTCAAAGGCGATTTGCGTATAATCGAGATACATACACAGACCTCCTTTATGCGCCCACGTTGTACAGCAGTCTGCCGCTGATTGTGAGCTTGCCGCTGCCAGTGATTTTCAGGTGATTATCACCGCGAACCAGCCGGAAAAAATTCATATTGAACTTGTCATACAGGTTTGTGTCGTGGGATTCGGTGATGATGCCGGCGTTGTTATCCACTGTAATGATAGAGTCAGCCGCGGGTACGCCCGTCAGCTTAAACTCGCGCCCATTGTCATCAGCGTTCACGATAGAGAAATCAGCCGCCGTCGGTTCAATGGTCAGCACGGGTTTGATGTACTCCCGAACCGAGCTGTTGTTCCGAAAGACGATTTCAGTTTCGCCGGCCACTTCGTATGTCTCTGTGAAAGGGAAGCCGTAAGCGTAAGGGCAGTCGCAGGTGACCGTAGCCTCAAATGCGAATGGCAGCCAGCCAACAGAGATTGGCTCGAGGTTTGTAATCAGGCAGCGGTACTGATAGTCTTCCATGTCAGGCTGACAGATGGAGAGCCACTGGTATTCCTGATAACCAGTCAGCCAGAGTTGAACCTCTTGAAAATCGTAACGGTCAAGCGGCGTTTCCGAACCAAAGACAAGGTTAAACTCCAGAGGCTTCTCGTGGTAGTTTACACCTTGATGAATTGGTTGAACGCGGCCGGTCGTTCTCGTTTCGATGATACTGGCTTCGTTACCGAACGCCGTGTCTTCGTTGCTTTTGCTGTCCAGATCACAGATAAAAAGGTTATATGCCAGAGACGACTCTCCGGCGAACGTGAATTCGTAGGTGTTAAACAGGTTAAGCACCTCCTATAGAAAGGCCGGCCATTATTTTTTGATTTTGAGAACTTCGATAATGTCGTTGACCATGCGGCGGGATACAGCTTCATGCTGCTTAACCGTATCTCCGTCCGCACCTTTGATGATTGTGTCGCCGAAGGTAACGTTCGTGACGTTCTCACGCGGGATCGTGACAACTTCACGGTTTACGCCGGAAACAGGCATCTGAGCGGTCTTGGACAGGTCTGGCAGGGCAGAAGCGGATAAACCGCTGGTGATGACGGACATTACCTTGAGGATGGAGTCGAGTGACTGCTGTTTGGGCTTGTCGAGCACGATTTCGCCCTTCTGCAGAGTCGCTATCATCTCGTCTTGACGCAAAGTAGAAAAATCGCCGACGACACCGCCGGAGTGAAGTTTACCCAGATATTTGCTGTAAATATTATCATGGTCTTTATCGTACCAGATACCAGTGCTACCATCGTAATAAACACCGAGGTCGTACTTACTATTGAGTTGCTTAGACCAATCCCAATTCTTTTTATTAAGCTCGTCTTTCTGGTCTTTTGTCATGTTCTTCGACCATTTGTCACTATTTTTCTTCATTTGTCCGACAATATACTTAATATCGGCTGCTTCTGCGTCACTAGTCCCATATTTATTCGAGTCGCCAATGGTATTGGAGTTAGAACCGTTGGAAGAAGAATTGGAACCGTTCTCACCAAGGCGATCATAGACTTCGAGGTAAGTAGCATTGTACTTCTCCATAGCTTTTTGGGCATCTTGCCATGCTTGTGTGACCTTGGCGTTGATGTCCGACCCCGCACGCGTGTTATATTCAATTAAATCATCGTAAAGTGTTGCCCAACCATCCTGTATTCTCTTTCGAGCCATTTGGTAGAGTTTTTCCTCCGATGAAATCGAATCCTGCAGTTTCTTGATCTCGGCGTCCTTTTCCTTCTCGTAAGCCTCCTGCATCTTATCAAGATTATCGGTCTGACGGTCATAGGCTTCATTTGCCTGCGTCTCGCCAAGTTCTTTTTGGAGATCGGCGAGTTGCTCTTCAAGGTCTTTACGCTTTGCGATTGACTCGCGGCTGTCATCCAGAGACAGAGCGTTGATCTTCTCTTGGAGCTTTGCCATTTCCTTGACCTTGTCGGCTACCTCGTCCTGATAGTCGGCTTCGTCCTTGGAGAGTTGCAGGCTTTCCTTCTTCTTATCGATGATCTCGCTATACTTATCCTTCAGCTCTTCCAGAGCGTCAACCTGCTGGTCGATTTCGTCTCGAATCATATCCTCGACGTACTTGAACAGAGCGTCAACGCTATCCTTGGTGTCGTCGAAGTCGATTCCGACGCCGGCTTTTACGTTAGCCAGAACGCTGCGGTACGCATCTACATTCTTAACAGCCTGCGCATAGCCTTCCTCGGTGAGGTCAAGCATAGCGAGCTGTGCGTAAACGGAACCCCACTGAACCTCGGTCAGGTCGGCCGTTGCGTTCAGCAGATTATTCAGAGAAACAACGTCGTTCTCCTGCAGAGCCATACGCAGACGCTCCACATAAGCGGAGGCGCTTTCCAAAGCCATCTGCTCAGTCTTAGCTTTGATAACGCGGTTGATGGCTTCCTCATTGATGGTCAGAAGCCCGTTCTCGTCTTTGAGGTATCCCATGTATTCGACGCCGAGTTTGGAGATTTCTTGGAAGGTATCGACGGAGATAAAACCACCATTTGTCGAGTATTCCTCGGCGGCCTTCTTGAACGTGTCGAGAACGTCCTGAATCGTATCAACAGAGTCGCTTGCCGCATCAACGATATCAGAGAGATAGTCGATGACTTTCTGCTTAACATCCTTAACAGCGTCTTCGTACTCCCACCACTGGTCGGAGAGGTCGGCCACTTCGTCACTGAGATCGGAATATCCCATGCTGCGGTAATACTGCGCTTCCTTGTGCAGGTTCTTCTGAGCCTCGCGATAATGGTCAATGATGCCGTTGAGCGTAGACTCAATTGCGTCGCCATCGATAGACGAGAAGATAGTATCAACAGTCTTGGTTTCGAAACTGTCTGCAATGCCGCTGAAGATGCCGGCCAGAGGATTGCCCTTCTTGGCGACACCGTTCAGGATATTCTGCGACAACTTCGCCGAATTGAAAATCTTACGCTGAGCACGAGTGAAGGAGCGTTCGAGCTTGTCAGTGTCGAGCAGGCGGTCAAGGCTTCGCTCGGCCAGTTTGATAGCATTTTCATGTTCCGACGTGATCTTGTCGTACATGTCCTTCATCGTGTCGATGATGCTGTCATGCGCTTCCCACCATGTCTTTTGCTGTGACCTCACATACTCTGATGAATCCTTTTGGCCTTGGGCGCGAAATCTATCGGCAGCCTTCTTGGCTTCATTTTGAATCTGCTTATAATATGCAACAATCTGCATCGGGTCGCCACGCTGCTTTTCGACGAGGTAGATCTTATGCTCAATCTGGTCGATAATGTCTTCGACTTCTTCTTTAATCTTGTCGAGAGCTTCCTTTGCAGAATCTGAAAGCTGAGAGGTATCAGCAGAGACTTTGACGGTGGCATTAGATTTTTTAGAGGAACTGGAAGATGTCCAGTTTCTGAATTTACCGCCCGTACCATAGTTCAAATTACTCAAAGGGTTACTTGCGCTAACGCCGCCCCAAGTATTATATGCTTGATGGGGAATACCGCCGTGCATCAGACCAGCAGTCAGATTAGCAGGAACAATCGCGTCACCGGGTTTAGTGTTGATGACTTCCATTCCATGCAAGCCAACAAATTTACTATGCTTGCCGTCCCGAGAAATCCACTGCTCAGGGCCAAGTTCGCCGACAAGTGTTTTGCCGCCTACAGCGTTGCCGCCAGATGCGTACTGAGTCATTTTGCCAACGTGTCCGGTGAAGTCTTGCTTTTTATTCCCCTCACGGCGACTATGAATGTCAGCCTTGGTCTGAGCTTCGGTTCTGGTTGTCTGGACTGTGTTTACGCGAATGGTCACACTCTTATCGTGAATACCACTCATTAACCCAACTGTGTATAGAATCTTACTGTTGGCTTCCGAAGTATTTACATTGACATGGCGTTCTTTTTCGATAGGTTTAAGTGCTTCATCTATCGCATTGACTTTCCCGGCAGCTTCCACAGTATTCCCTTCAATAGTAAGCTGTACTGGATTTCCCGCCTCATCTTGGATTTGCGCCATCGTACTCAATACAATTTGCGCCTGTTCTTGCGTAACACCAAGACTGCTTGCGAAAGCATCCAAGTTGCTCACATTGATAGACCAACCACCATCATCAAGACGTTCAACACTAGCAGCAGCTTCGCCCGAAGCGGTTTTCACGCTTTCAAGAGATGCTTTCAGGCCATCAAAAGTCGGAGTCTCTCCGCCAATGCTTGCCTTGAATTTATTCATGGCACTTACAAGCGTGTCGAGCTCATCTACAGATATTTCTTTAACATCAATATCCGTTCCTTCAGTAAGAGACTCGAGTGCGATTTTCGCACTTTCACTCATGTGCTCCCATGCTTTTGTGGACGACCGATCAGCCGCAGAAACAGATTGTTTGATACGATAGGTGTCATCGTTCAGCGTCTGGATACTTGATGTAACCGAACTAACTGTTTTCGGAACATAATCCGAATATGTGGAGATTAAATCAAGTGATTGTTGCAGAGAAGCTGCCGAAATTCCAAAAGCGTCGGCCAGAGCGACAACATCATGTTGTGCGACTTGGATAGAACCAGTATCCCAATCCACATCCATGAGTCCATCGACAATCTTTTTCTTGTCAGCACTGAGCTCGTTATACTTCTTATGAAGTGTATTAAACGTTCCGGTTAGGTCTTGACCGACATTATCCTCGTCTGTACCTGTTAAGAAGAGGCCCTCATTGTCCTTAACCCACTGCTTCGCTTCTTGCAGGCTAACAACCTTGCCGATGAGAAGCTCCATTTGATTGCGAGCTTCCTCTGTGTTAATTTGCCCTTTATTTACTGATTCTGCAAAATCATCGTAGATTGAAACCATACTCTCGTGATCTTGTACATGGTCGGTAATCCCTTCCATAGAGGTTTCATAATTTGCAAGAGCATCAGAAACCGTATTAAGAGAGTCAGTTTGTTTGCTCAGGGAATTTGAAATCGCATCCAGAGCTTCAGGCAAAGCGCCAACTTGAGCAAGAGCGGCCAACCGAGCGGCAAATTCCGAAGCATGATCGCCAGTATCAACCAGAGCGGAATTGAGAGCGGAAAGTTGATTCTTTGACAATTTTTCGAGATTGAAGTCCTTGAGAAGCTCGTCTACGGAAGAACCTTCAATATCTGAGCCGCTTAGAGCCTCTTCGAAATTACTCCGGATGGTCTCTCGCATTTGATACATGTCTGACTGGAATTGTTTTAATCCGAAAGCCTCAGACAAATCAATTGCGTTCATTTCTTCAGGAGTTAATCGTTTCGATAATTCTGCGCGAACAGCCTCCATCACTGTTGACATTTTTGCAACATATTTATCGTAAGGCATCGAGTCCTGTTCTTCTTGAATCTTATAATAATCAGAAATAGCCTTTTTCCCTGCTTCGGTGTTTTTAACAACTTGAAGCATCGCATTCGCATATCTTAACGGCGCGTCGGGATTATTTGCGTCATAAAGCGCGTCAGAACTAATGCTGTCAGCGTATTGTGATAAAAATGTTTTCTGCTGGTCATCTAATTCGTAATAGAGTTTATTCGCCTCAAGAGACGCTTGCATCATCTGCTTGACCTCGGAGCTACTTGCATCTACACTCTCAGAAGCAGAATGCCAAGCATTAGCTAAACTTTCGCCATCTGCCGATAAATCGCCTGTCATTCCACGCATTTGATTCAATTGACCGAGAATATTATCAAAATTCTTTCCAAGAGCTTCGGAATTATCGCGAATATAATCAAGCCAAGTAACACTTTTAGAGCCGTTGGTTTCTTTGTTGATTTTATCAGCGTACTCATCGTAAGTCATACCAATAGTGTCGGAAATTAACTTATTGAAATTCTTAATATCTCGGCCGCCGTTTTTAGACAAAGCAGTTTGAACCCGAGATAAATAATTAAAGATGTCATTATCGACACTTTTTACGCCTTCCTGTGCTGTTTTATATTGTTCTTGGAAGTCTTTATAGGCAGCTTCATAATTCTTCTTATGACCGTCATTCTCTGATGATCCACCATATACGGCATCTCGCGCTTCCTGTCTCTGCTGCTTCTCGAGTAATGCGATTGTTTCCTCGATAGCAGAATTTTTATCCAAGATAGCTTGTTGCTCATCGTTATAACCCTCCACTAATGATGGATTGATCCCAACAAGTTGGGAAACAATATCTTGGTATTCTTGATATTCATCGGCAGCCAGAGAAATATTTTTGCCGTTGTCTGTTACGCCCTTGGACAATTCTGCGAATCGATCTTTGAGATTTTCGACTGACGTAATATTGCCCTCGATAGATGATTTGGCGCTGTCGTAGTTGCTCAATGCATTTTGGGTTATTTCGGCTGCTTCTTGTGCGGACATCACTGTTTTATCAATAGCACTCATAAGACCGGTTAGTATAGTCTGAACAGCCATAAATGCTACCATCGACACGGCCATACTTGCAATAGCAGACCCGATCCCCTTAAAAGTCGATGCAATCTTGGCTCCGAGTGTTCCTACCTTTTCTTGCTTTGCAGTGAAGTTATCGATTTGTCCGTTAACAACATCACACTCATTCCCGACGGTGTCAAGGGATTTAGCAAACTCACGACTTTGAATACTTGCGCCAGAAAGGGCTTTTTCAAAATCAGCACCTCTAAGTTTTTGCTTCATCTGAGCGTAGTTTTTCAGAATTTCATTTTGTTCCTGCCAATAGTCGTGGTTTTTGGTGTTATAATTTTTCAGCCAACTGAATAAACCACTTCCGCCAAAGATGTTTTCTCCATATTCTCCCTTTCCTCCGATAATGCTTTTCCCGTTCATTGACAGAAGCAGGGAACCTACAGGAGCGATAAGCCCCGGAAGAACGCCAAGTTTATCAATCAGAGTGTTGAAGAACCCGAGAATGCCAGAACCGGCGCCGATAGTTCCTTTCACAAGACCAGAATCAAGAATAGAAGTGCTCAAAGACTGGAATGTGGCTTGGAACTGTTGCATTTTACCCTCGATAGAATCAAGATGTTTTGCGTTCTCGGCATCGGCTGAGCCAGTTGCGTTTTTAGTCGACTCGATGACGTCCTCAACGGTCGACCAGTTCTGGATGAGCGCTGAAGTTGTATTCGCCATTCTCTTCGTTTTGTTTACAAGGGTTGCAAAGCCTTATGTTGTATCTACAACCTCATGCTTTCGCATGAGACCCGACTATTTCTTCACCCTTAAAACTAAGGGGCATACCTTTTCCATTTAAGGGATTTTCACCCACGCCTTTGCTTGCGCCGTACTCCTGTTGCTCATAAAGAGCCGAGGGATAGTCTGTGAACCTTCTCCGTGTCATGAGACCGATAGGAGCTTGGCTGCATGATCACCCATTGTTACTGCACTTAGGCTTTTGACCGTATGCAATCCGCACGTTGTTTCTGCTTTCGCACCGTCATAAACTGCTTTCGCGCTTATTGTGGTGTGCGGCTTTAGGGGGTACCTGCAATTAAATATGTTGTTATTGCACATTGCTGTACAACCGGGCAAGTGAATACCCGAAATCTTTTCGAGCAAAGCTCAGTATATTCCACGGGGGCACAACTCCCGTGAGCTGTCTAAAACAGCATCTCTGCGTTTCCACAGAAGTTTAGATCATTTCTTAATCGTGCCTTTCGGCGACGACCACACCGTTTCCATTTAAGGGGTTCTCACCCACGCCTTTGTTTGCGCCGTACTTCTGTTGCTGCTTACGCAGCCCTACATGGGAATGATCGTTTGACACACCTCTATTCGAGGCTTCGCGACCAAGCTACCATTGTCACTGCACTTAGGCTTTTGACCGTATGCAATCCTTACCGTTGTTTTACTTTCGTTCCCGTCATGCCAGCTTATTTCATCCGCATTGTGGTGGTAAGGCTTTAGGTTTTACTGGTTTTAGATGTGTTATTTACGCACATTTCTGTACGCACAGGCAATATTGGTCTGCCTGATCTACGTCACTAAGTTGATCATAAACGCCGGCAATTTCGCGCATAATCTGCGTTGTACTCTTAAATTGAGTGCCTGCCTCGTCGGCCATGATGTCAACTTTGTCGTGGGTTAAAGTTTTGATGGTTTCGCGAAGCTCGCTCACAGAGTTTGCCATACCATCCGTTTCGATTCCGGCCTCTTCAGCATCAGCTTTAGCGGCACGGAGGTACATACTAAGGGTTTTAGCCCATGTCAATCTGTTACTTTCGGCGGGTCGCCTACTGACCACTTTTGTGGCGGCAAGGCCGTTAAACCTTGCTCTCGCGTTTCGTTGTTAGATTATAGCGCGAGTTCGGACTGTATCTTCACCCCAGAGCGGGGGAATGGCGAAGCCCCGCTTGTTACCAAGCGGGGCTTTACAGTCTCTACGGATATTAAAATTTAAGTTATTGGAATGCTGACCGGTTCATCGAAAGAATATAGATCATGATCATTATCCATATAATATACTAAATTTGCACTAGTTATATTATCTCGATCATCCCAATGTTCATTGTTACTATCTATGCTCAAAAATCCATCAAATGTTTGATCTGGGGCTAATAAGCCCGTATGCGTAAAACCTTCGGAGTAAACAATATTCCCGTTTGAATCCAATAAATCTGCACCAATAAGCGGAGATTTCAAAGCAGATCCAGAAATATTTTTTATTTTGAAGTAAAAATACATTACAGATTCGCTCTCGTAATTTTCGCATTTTTTAGTTTGAAATGTAACTTCCAAAGGTATATCCACAGGACTAGTTTCAGGCTTAGCATCAGATTCATCTATTACCGTATATGTTGTAGCTGGAGATTCATCTTGAGCAGGCTCAGCTTTCTCAACGGATTCCTTCCCGCAACCGCAAAAGCTAAGCGTAGTTATAATAGCCAACAATATAAGGTGGCGTTTTCTTTTCATATTTCTCACCCTTTCAACTTTAATTATACATTAAAAGAAGAAAAAGTAAATCTTAAATTTTAATCTTTCCTCGGTCTGAACCGTCTCCGGCCTTTAACCGATATAGCCATTTGCTTGCTCGCATATTACTATGCGGCTGGGCGCATGGATTCACCCACTGTATCAGGATCTTGTCGTTTCTGTTACTTGTTAGCGCTGATATACCACTAATCTGACCGCAAAGCGGCGGCAAGGTCTTTCGGCCTTACTCTCACGTTTCCTTTCATTATTGCGTGAGTCCGGACTGTATATTACACCCTTCCCAGAGGAGTGGGGTGGATTGGTTCAGCTCTGGTGTTACCATCAGAACCCCGCAGTCTCTACGGATATTGCTACCCACGGTCTCTGCTGTCGCCAGCCTTTGACCGTTTTACCAATCTGCTTGCGAACGTATTACTACGCCGCGTGGCAAAGATCTACCACTTCGTTTGCTGCTGTTACGAGGCCCAAACTCTCATCGAGAGAGTTGCCGCCTGCGTACAGAGCTGCTGCTGATCTTTTAAGAGCTTCGCCAAGCCCTTCTGCGTACCTTTAGCGCGGGTCGTTACTCCGCACCGACATAAAGTCCTCCGTCTTTCAACGGAGCCGAGATCATATCTTCACCCCATAGGGTGCCTACTACTTTCAGAGCACTTGCTCCTACTTTGATCGTTGAACCTTCCTCTGTTCGAGGCTTGGCTGCTGATTATCCATTGTCACGGCGTTTAGGGTTTAACCTTGCGCCATCTCTCATTTTTTTCTGCTTTCGCCGCATTCACGTTTGCGCCTGTTCGGCACTGCGTTGTAGCATGAGAGCTTTAGGACGTCCCAGCAATTCAATAGGTGATTTTGCGAACACATTTCTGTGAACGAAGTCCAATGATTAAACTTATCGCGTAGTTGTTTCCGCTATTTGTTACTTCTTCGCCTTAAAAACGAAAAGAACAGGTCATTTCTGCCTGTTTCTGCAATTTCATTATTCGATTATATTTGCAGACCCGACTATATCTTCACCTCCAGAAAAGGAGGGGATGGCATGACCTCACACGTTACCGCATGAAATCGGTTAGTCTGTACGGATTCTTGTGGTCAAATACAAGTCTTTCCTCGGTATTGCCCATCTCTGGGTGTTCACCGATATAGCCATCTTTTACGCTGCACATCGCTGTGCAGGGAGGCCGGTCAAAACCTCATTGAAACGGTCTACAACGCTTCCAACATCATCAGCAGCAAGATGGAAGCCCTGCAGAGTAGAAACAAGCGACTGTGCCGCGTCCTCAATGTTCGTGTACTCCGACACGTTCATATATTTGGTCGCCCAGTCGCCAAGATTGGAGGCATCCTCCAAATTAAATCCGAGTCGGCTAAACTCAGATGTTGCTCCAATTACATCCGTAATTGAAGCGCCGAGGCTCTTCGCGCGTTCACCAGCACTGTCAAGATAATTAGCGTAATCCTGACTTGAACCTTCCGAAACCTTTTTCAGGTCGGTCATCGCCGTGTCAACGTCGATAACATTCTGGAGCGTCTGCTGTAAGCCGTTCTGCAATAAGTGCAGTCCTGCCATCGCAATAGCCGTGTTAAAGTGATCCTTGAACAGACGAGTCAGCTTCTGCCCGACAGTTTCAGACGTAAACCCGAGTTCTTCCATACTGGAGCGAACCGCCGCGAGGTCTCTTTGAAGTCCCTCAACGCTATCACCTTCGCCCGGGTTTCTCGCACGGCTCATAATGTTCCGCAGTTCGCCTTGAAAATAAGAGCCCGCCGCTTTTGGGTTATTTTTAAGCGTTTCGCTGGCCTGCCGATAAATGTTCGCCAAATGCTCCTGCGATCTCTGAGAACGAACGGTCGCAGTTTGTTTAGCATTAAACAAATCCGCCTGTGCGCTCGCGTCAGCCCACGCGGAACGGAGTCCATTCAGACCCTGCTCTAGCTCATACGTACCGGCCGCCGCATTCTGGAAAACAGATTTTGCATTCTCGAATGCCGTCCAGTCATAATTCTGTAGCGTCCCCTTATCTTTTAGGGCCTGAAGCTGCGTTATATATTTCTGGCCGGATGCCAAAACACTATCAGTCACCGACTGAGAGTTCTGTCTGGACACTGTAGTCCACATCTTCTTGATGTTTTTCTCAAGCGCGTACTTCTCTGGCGTAAAATCCGCCATGCTCTTGTACTGTTTGAGCATCTTATCAAGGCTGGCTACATTCTCCTCACCAAAAAGGTTGCCCTGCTTGAGCTTTCCAAATTTAGAGCGAATCTGCTGAACATCCAACATAGATCGCTCGGCCTTTTCTGCAGCCTTCAAATTATTGCGAGAGAACGCAATATTGGTCGCCTGCTGTGCCTCTTTCAGCGCGTTAACGCTTTCTACAGTTCCCTTGGTCGTCGACTCAAACTTCTTCATCGCGGTTTCAGCCGCCGAGATAGCCTTTGAATCGATAGGACTCGGCATGTTCTTCAGATACGACATCGTCTGTCTCAAGCCGGTCGCCTGACGCTCCATTGTGCGCAACTGCCGTTCCGCAGCCTTCTCTGCATCTGTTTTGCCCGATGTGGAGCTCTTGGACGAGCTGCTCTTTGTGGTAGAGGAGCGGGTCGAAGCCGCAGAAGACTTAGCTTTTCCGGAGCTGTTTGTTCCAGTTCCGGCCGCCGAGATAGCCTTTTTAATCTGAGCAGTGATATTTGCAGTATCAACGTTTACTTTCAGCTTGGTTGAGGAAGCGTTTTTGATTGCTGAACTGATACTTTTCTGCAGAGCTGCAGCATCAACCTGAATCGGAAAATCTTTGTAGTTACTGAGGGCGCTTTCGAGTTTGTCAAAATTAGGGATAAGTTCGACAGTAACGCCTAAATCAGCCATAAATTCACCTTCCTTATAGCAAAAAGCCGCGGAAAGGCGCGGCTGTTAAATTACTTGAATAATTCCGCGAACAGTTTACTTGCGCTGCTTCTTACATCCTCATCAAGGTAAATGCACCCAAAGGACTTCTCGCCGCGCAGTTCATTACACATCTTTACCAGTGGATTGTTCGCAGTTCTGTCCACCAGTGACTGACCATAATCGCCGCTCAAGAAAATACGGCTGTTCTGGCCGAGACGGGTTCCTACAAGTCGAATCTGTGCTTCAGACAAGTCTTCCGCCTCGTCCACAAGCATAATCGTGTCGTTGTAGGTCGTGCCCTTCATATAATATGGGATATTCGTATCAAGCTGGCCGCGCTGACGAAGATCTTCAAGCTCAAACTCGCCGCCCTTCAGCTGCTGCTCAATCGGTAGGAAGAAGTTGCGCGTCTTGTCTTCAAGCGTGCCCTTCAAATAGCCGACCGGAGCGCCTTCACCGGCAGGCTCGCGGATTCCCAACAGTTTGCTCTGGTTGCCCTTTTCGAGCACATGATACAACCCCATCTGTGTGGTCAGAAAAGACTTGCCGCTGCCGTAAGTGCCGAGAATTGCCACAATGTCAATATCACGGTTCATCAGCAGATCAAGCGCACAACGCTGAAGCGAGTTCTTTCCCTTTAGATAACCGGAATGCGGCAAGCGTAGATCAACAAACTTCTCGCCGTCGAATCGCATTTCGCTTGTCTTGCCGGTTTCCGTATCCGTCAGCAGAATGTACTGATTAGGGAACAACGCAGAGGTGTCCAGAACCGCCATATAATCATTGATTTCGTCAGGTGTTCCCTTAAACTCGATATAACCTTTATAGATATCTTCATCTGCATCAGAAGAAACAACATCCAGATGATAAATATCTCGTGCGATACATCTGCAAGACAAATCGTCCGTCACAAACACAATCGGTTCATCTTCTGCAATTTGAACGGCAGATAAGCAAATCATACTGTCTGCATCAAGTTCGCTGTTAAGGCGCATCGCGCAACCAGAGACCTCATACATTTCTGGGTGATTTGCAAGCAGTCGCGTTACTTTACGGGCCTTATGCTTAATTTCGGCGTCTTTGTTGCGGCTTGTCTTGATGTTCTCAAGCTCGCGCAAAGTGATAAGCGAAACACAAAAAGGCTCCGCGAACGCCTTTTCACCGGCATTCAGCAGAGCACAAGTGTCATAAAATTTCTTCATTACAGCACCTCATCCACAAGACCATACTTGAGCATATCGTCCGAGTCCATGTACCACTCGTAGCGTTCCATGCGCTCGTATTCATCCTCCGTGATCTTGGAATGAGAGAGTGTGTAGTCGCGAAGACGCTGTTCAAAGCGTTCCGTAAACTTAAACGTATCCTTCACCGACGAGCTCGTGCCTTCCATATAGCTGGAGCCACCGTGCAGCAGGGCAGTGGAGTGCTTGAAGCACTTCTTGGTTACGTTCGGATTGCTGTATCCGGCCATCAGAAAATAGCCGCCCATCGAATAGGCGTGGCCGGTCACCAAAATGGTTGTCGGAGTCTTGAGATTGTCAATAATATCACAAAGAGGCATGCCGTCAAACAGCGATCCGCCACAGGTGTTCAGTACAATCGTGATTGGCTTGCCGCTGCCGTCGTTGTCCATCTCCAGTAAGGGAAGCATGACGCTCTCGACAATACGGTCGTCAACCTCATCATTGAATACGATGCGGCGATCCTGCAAACCCTTAAAATACTGATAGGTGGTCGGGTCCATTGCGTCTTTTGCAATATTCTCCAGAAAAAGTTCCATTTGGTTTCTCCTTAAATTTTAGAAAATTTGAGCGAATGCTCATTAGTGTGAGGGAATCCCTCAGATGTTGGCTAAAAAGCCGGCACGAACCACAGAAATAAGCTCGCTGGAACCGTTAAGGTCTGCAACCGCAGCATCATAGAACTTACGCGGATGCATCCACGGATAATCGGCATTGTTGAATACGTTTGGCGCACCAGTATCGTTAATCATCTGGGCGAAATATCCGGGACCCGGAGGGCTGCCACTCCTCTGCGGTGTGTTTGCAGAGCTGATATCGTAAATACGAAGAGTGTAGCCGCTCGGGATAAGCGCAAACATAGTGCCAAGTGTATTTCGACGAGTATACATAACAGGCGAGTAACTGCCGTAAACAACTTCTTGTGCTTTTTCTCGAATTTTATGCTCGACCAACGTTGCAACCTGATTATTCAACGTCGCTTTTGCTGATCTTTTAGCAGCCGCTTCCAGAGCTGCAAGACTCTTAAAAGTCTTCATAGGTCGCCTCCAATCACTTTTCGGCTTCTTCTGCCTCCGCGGCACGCTTGTTTTCGAAGAACTTACTCAGTCGTTCGCTGGCCGGCACATCGTTATAAACCTGTACCATCGCGCTGTTCGCCCATCCGACTACATCGGTAATATCACTCTCAGACATACCGTCGCGTACCAGATTGGACACAAAAAGGTGCCGCATAGAGTGCCAGTAGAACGGCTTAACCGTGAATCGGTCAATCGTCTGTGCCCAGCTGTTCAAAGTTTCAGCCGAAGCCTGCTCATAACCCTTATCTGTCTTGGTCACGAACAGCCATTCGCTGTTAATGCTGAGGTCTTTACGCTGCTGCAACCAGCGTTTCAGGTACGGGTCAAATCCTGATTTTATAACGTAGCAGTCGATCATCTTCGCACCTTTGGTCAAAACCTTCTCAGGAGTGCAGTAAAAATAGTCAAAAACCACGTTTTCAGGCTTAAACCAGTCCACTTTGAAACGAGTCAGTTCAGCCTTGCGACGACCGCTATAGACCGCCAGAGCGAGAGCACAGGCAATCTGAAACTTACCCGCCTCAGTCAGCTTCTGCAGAATGACCTCCATCTCCTCGGTGGAGAAGACGCTCTTCTCGCGGACGGGCGTATTCTGCGGGTTCTCAATCTTGCGGATAATCGGACGGAAGTCCTCGTATTCATCGTCAAGAATGTTCTCGATATAGTTCGAGAGAGAAGAAAGCGCCGCCTTTACACGGCGCACACGGGCAGGGGAGTTACCGTTTTCATTGATTAGCCAGTTCTGGAGAGATACAATCTCTCGCTTTTTCAAATCAATAAACGACTTATTCCCGCAGTTCTGGAGCACATAAGTGAATACGATAAGCAGGTCGCTCTTGTATCCTTTAATCGTGCCTTCGCTGCGTTTCAGAGAACGAAGATACTCCAGAAAATCATTCATCAACTGAATGTTCTCCGGATTTATCTGCTTCGTCAGCTCCGGAGAGGTCAGCTTGTTCATCTGTGTCTGGCGTCCCATCTTCACCCTCCTTTCCGAAAAGGCCGTAGACGAGGTTGTCCTCTGCGGAATCATCCAGTGTGCCGGACAGCAGTGCCTTCGCAGTATCAACATCAATGCCGGTAATCACATTCTTCAGACTACTCATCAGGTCGGTCGCCGCGTCTGCGATGCGGTCAAACGGGTTGGACTGGGTCATTGCCTGCATCAGTACCAATTCGGTATCAATCGCGGCGTTAATCTGCTTGTAACAAGCCTCTTCCAACTCAGCCAGCTTATCCTCGCCGATAACCTCTGCAATCAGGGCATAGATATCGGTCTTATACAACAGAGCAGCTTCAAAGCCACCATCCAGTGAGATATGCAGGTCAGTGCAAATCTTCACGACAGCGGAGCGGAAAGCCCAGTCAACCAGACCAAAATTGCGGCCGTCACCGTCATCAATATGCTGGCCGACCTCATTTACAATAGTCGCACGCATCTTCGGGGTAATCAGCGGCTTAATCTTGATTGGAATAATGGTCTCGCCGATAGTGAGATCCTTGGTTACAGACTCTACATACGGAGTCAGAGCCGCCATAATATCAGTCTTCTTGGACATTTTTTTGTTCCTCCAGAATTTTAAGATGAGCCAGCGCGATGCAAAGCGCGTCGGCTTCGTCCGTCTCCACGGACAGGTTATAGGTTTCGCGAATCAGGTCGATAGCCTGTTGTTTCAGATTTTCGCGAGTGACGCGCCCTTGCTTAAAGCCGAGCACCTTGCGCCACTGGGTAGGCAGGTAAATCGTTACGGGAACCTGAAAAATGTGACAGTATCCCAGAATGACACCCTGCAGTCGGGCAAGAACAATAAGTGCCTGCGCCGACTTCATGTACATAACGTCCTCGACAACCACTTGGTCGGGCTTGTATTTTGTGATGACATCACGGATAGCAAAACACATCTCCGTAAAGCGTATACTGCCGTCTTTCTGGCTGTGCAAGTCGATCATTCCGTGACGGACATATTTACCATCATCGAAAACAGCCCAGCCGGTTATCAAGGTTGATTGGTCAAAACTTAATACGCGCATTGGATTCACTCAACCTTTATCCAACACACGCGCAATGACCGCTGCGAGTTCCTCTCGGGTTACAGCAGCCTTTGGTCGGAACTTCCCGTTCGCGTCTCCCTGCATAATGCCGGATACAACCATCTTCTCAACATAGGGTCGCGCCCAGTTTGCAATCTCGTTCTGGTCGGCCAGCTTCGCGAGCGGGTCTTCTTTCAGATACACACAGAACACATTGTCAACCGGTCGGTTTTCAATCGGCGCATTCATAACCTTGTTCTCATGCATCTTGCGGACAGAGCCACCGCCATCGAGGTTCATCGCATATTGGGCATCGTATTCAACGAAGATTTTCGCCATCTCGGCAAACTTCATGCCCGGTTTGTCTACCGTCAGGATAAGAAGCGTTCCATCCTCACGAACACCCACAGCCGAGCGCAAGGTTAAGTAGTTGAGGTTAGAAGCATTGCCGTAAACGGTGTTTGCCTTGCCGTTAATAACGAGCATAGGGTATGCGGTCATGAAATATTTCCACTTCCGCGCTTTGTCAGTTCCGTATACCAACTTCGCCGGGTCGCTGCCAAGCACACCCATACCTGTAAAGCCGTTTTGGTAGTTCTGTTCCTTTCCGTCGCAGACAAAGGACATAACGTTGTGCCCGGTGGACATGTTGAAGAGACCGCCGTTAATCATAATCTGCGGCTTCTTTTCCTTACTGGAATAGTAACTGCCGAGTGTCTCTTTCGGATCGGCGCATTTTTCAAAAGCCACAGCCTCAATCGAGCTGTGCGGCACGATGTCAAGCTGTGTGTAGCTGTTGATTTTTACCGTCTGAAACGGTTTGTAATCGGTTAAAGCCATTCGCGTTCGCCTCCGTTCAAAAAATTTTCGTTTTATTTGCAAAATGTAAAGAAACCGAGGACAAAAACGGTCATTCCTCGGTTGATACACTTACATCCGCGTCATATACATCCTCAGCAGGACGCGAATCCTCATAGGCGATGGTCGGAGTCTCCGCGATAACGGGAGTTTCTACGACCGGTTCCTTCGCCGCAGCTTCAGCGGCTTTGCGTGCGCGAACAGTGTCTACCCAGATATTCCAGCATTCAGGCGAGCATGCTACAGCACGCCAGCTGCCGATCTGTTCACACTTCTCGCAATGGTGATACTTTTTACCGCAGACTTTGCAGACTGCGTTCAGATATTCAGCCATAATAGTTTCCTTTCTTATTCAAAATTGGCACGAGTGCTTCGATTCGGACGAAGATCATACGGTTTTGGAGACCGATAGCATACCAATTAGCCCACACTCGCATGTATGGTAGAGATGGTTGGATTCGAACCAACGAGCGAGAGCGTTACCTCTCTTGGCGGAGTCAAATTCCGCTGCCTTACCGCTTGGCCACACCTCTGTATAAAAGGGAGGCTCGAAAGCCTCCCGATGAATCAGATAACTTAGGCTACCAGATAGATGTTCCAGAGGGTCTTGTCCTTGGCGCATACGTCGGTCAGAGTTTTAGCGCTGAACGCATGAACAGCCGGCTCGTCACCGATATCCAGAGTGTAGTTGCCGTCGATCTTAGCCTTCGGAATCTCGAGGATTGCATGGTGCTTGATGTTCTCGTCGCACTTCTCAGCAACGGTGCAGTCAACCAGAATGCGTGCATTCTTAGAGAAGTTGTCTGCGATGTTGGAAATCTTGCGACCCTCGGTGATCTCGTGGTCGTAAGCAACGTAGATCTCGGAACCCTTCTTCAGGTCATCAGCTGCGAAGGTGATGGTCTTTTCTGCAGCATTAACAGTGAAGGACTTGCCCTTAACCGGGGTGTCAGCAACAACAGTGTACTCAGCACCCTGCGTGCCATCGCTTGCAACCAACCAGATGCGCTTAACCTCAGCACCCTCAACGCCTACCGGAACGTAGGACAGCTTAGCAGTGGTGTCGGTGTCCAGCTCAACGCGCTCGAAGTTCGGAACCTGAATCTTGTTGTCCTCAGATGCCTCTTCAATGTCGGTACCAGCCTGAGCAGCCAGCAGACCAGCTACGAGGAATGCGTTGTTCCAAGTGATCGTTGCAGCCTTGTTACGGTCGAGGGAAGCGAGCAGCATGCCCATCTTACCGGTAACATCGCTGGAATCAACGGTGTTCTCCAGAGAACCATCCTTAATCTGGTCGCACAGTGCGTACAGCTCACCGGTGGTGATGTCGTAGATGGACGCCAGATCGAAGGACTCCAGAAGGAAATTCTCCATATTCATAGTGTGTCTCTTCCTTTCTTTAGTTTGAGTTAGTAAAGGAAACCTCAACTCAGGTTCCCTAACCAGTTCAGAGCGTCATCGCTGATGCTCTTTTTATCCAACGTGCCGGCATATAATCCGGCCGTCAGTTGCCTTGCTTCGGTGATTTTCTGTGTCCGCTTTAAGCTGTCATAAAACACAAAAATCCGCACATCCCAAACCGTATCGGGGTTGTATTTGAACCCCTCATGGTTGCAAAGTGCGGAAATCAAAGGGAACAGGACAGATTCAAAGTGCGGGTGGCGGCGAGCATATTTTGCAGCACGTCTCTCCTTGGCCAGCATATATTCTCTGTCATGCTCGGTTACCGTCTTGACGATCTTCTTCGTCATGGAGTGCATCTGACGAATGAATGACGTGATCTGTTGATAGACCGCATTGTCAACGACGGATTGTGTTTTAGGATTGTATAAGCGAAGCTGACCATCCTGCGGGTTGAGCTGCGGCTCATAAGCAGACAAGTCTAAATCTCCGAGTAAAATACGGGTATCATCTGGTGTTAAGTTGCGAGTGAGCATCAAGAACAGTTGAAAGTCCGTGATCTCCTCGTATCGGATACCCATGTCATCAAGTGCCACCATAAAGTCGCTCGGCGAACCACAGATAGCGGAAAGCATCTGAAAATAACGCTCTTCACCAAAATCTGCAATCTCTCCGAGTGTCGGCTGCCGCACTTGGATTAAGTCATTGATGACCAAAGGGTCGCCTCGGTACATTTTCAGGTCATTCAATGAATATTGGCCTGCCCATTCTTCAGGTCATTGCCGCGAATTGCGGTAAACTGCAATGTTCTGAAATAGTATTGCTGAGCAGACATAACGCCCTCCTGCTCATTTACGAGTTTCAAACGGAACATGCCGAGGCTGCGGTTCCAGTTGAGCGTTTCGGAAATATCTCCGGCGAGAATATCAGTGCGCGTACCTTTCTGTCCTTTTACCTGCATATTGGTAATCGGGCAAAAGGCCGTCACTGTTACAAGCAGTTGCTTGAATCGGTCGTTCTCCAGCGGGCCATTGGAGTCAATGGTCACACCGATGAAAGTGCCAACCTCCTCCTGAATATTAGCCAGCTTTACATACGGGAAAATACAAACCCATTCAGCGGTATCTGGGCAGTCAGGATCAACCTGCTCGTTGTCCAGAATTTCAATGATTTCAGGATTGGAATACAGCAGCTTGATAATCTCTCGCTTGAGCTTCGTCACTTCGGACTGCTTGTCTCCGTCTCTCACGAAACCACCTCCACATCCAGACTTCCTTCAATCTCGCCATGCTTAGCGATAAGCTGAACCACTACGCCTTGCAATTCGACAAAATCCATAGCCGCCAGACGAGCAAAAGCGCCGCTCGGTGTCAATGTGAATTTATCCATCAGTACGCCATCCACAGCAATACTCCACTCAAACTCAGCATCAAGAATCTCATTATCCGCGCTGTCATACAGATGTGCGGTGAACTTCTTAGCTGAACCGCCTTGACGAATCGTTGCGTTGCCATTATAGGTGAACGTAATTTTTCCGTCATCGGCAGGGGAGGGTGTTGGGTCTGGCATTTGCGCCGGTTCAACATAATCGCAAAGGAGCAAGTCCTTACGGTCGGTCTTGGGGTTGTAAAGGTCTTGTGTTACGTTGAGCACCAAGAATCCGCGAATCTCGCCGCTCTGGTAAGAACGCGCAGTAATGGTATCGACAGCAGTAACCTTGTACGTTTTCGGACTTTCACCGATGATTTCGAGCATGAATCGCTTGTCTACGTCGATAAGAGAGGTCTCTTCGTCGAACGTAACCTGAATCTTGTACTCACGACTGGAAACTGTGAGCGGCTTTGCCTCATCCAGATTGGAGTAATACGGCTTTTCGGCCGTAACCCAACGGCGAAGAATCTCGCCGGTATGGCGATTCTGCCAGATAAGCTCGCGGTTACAGAGCTGCATAATGCCCTTGGTGTATACTTCTTTGTTCTGATCAACTTCTGTGATCAGCCACTTGGCATTAAGTGCATCTACCACATCACCCGCATAAAAGGTTTCGCCCGGATAGGCGTAAATACGACGGGTGTTGGTAACGCTCTTGTTTTTTGCCACAATTAGTTCTTGTTGTTTTCCATTGACCTTCGCTTCCGGCTGATAATCAATCGAATCTTTGAAGTGATTTGCAAAGTCCTTTTGAAGAGCAGCAATACGCGAGTCTTTGGCGTAAGTGGCTTCTTTGCCGAAACAAATCCAACGGTTTTTTTCCAGCGCGTTCATCAACTTTCCTCCGTTTCGTAGGAGGTATAGTCAATACTGCGCTGCTTACCGGTCGTTCGGTCTCTGCGAGCATAACGGTCGAGCTTAACCTTGTTCTCCTCTACGACCGTATTGTACATTGCCATAAAGGTCTTTCGATCATTAGCAGGGGAGAATACCTGAAGGTCGCTCGGCGTATATTGGTGCTGGAATGCACGGAGCTTGGAAACATCTCGCTTCAGATAGCCCTCATACATCAGGTTGGCGAGAAGGTCGATTTCGAAGGGAGTTAAGTCAGCAGTGAAAAACTCCTTTTGTTTGCGCCCTTCGCCTTCCGTATAGGTGTCAGTGAAGTCGATTTCAGCATCGCATTCCATCTGCATTCTGATTGCGGCGTCGCGGAGCAGAGCTTTTGCTCGCTGAATGGCAAGCATGTAACTCTCTTCATCAGTCGCTTCATAGTAGTTGAAAAAGTCACGATCTTCTTCAATCAAGTCGAAGAAAACATCATAGACAGATTCACAAGGAGTAGACATTGGGCGTACACCTCCTCGTGTTTACTCAGCGTCGGTCTTCGCAGCCGGAGCAGCTTTCTTGCGGGTGGTCTGCTTCTTCGGTGCGGGCGCAGTCGCAGTCTGCGATGCAGTCTGCATAGCCGCCAGCTGTGCCTGGAGTGCAGCCATCTGTTCCATCATCGCCGTAATGCGCGGGTCTTCGTCCTGCTTTGCGCGTTCCTTCGCCTTGCCAAGATTGATCTCAGAGTTGCGGACGCCACGGTTGATCTCATCATAACGCTGGTTGATAATATCGATCATGCGGTTGGAGATTTCCGCACCATCATCGTTCTGCAGAGCAACCATATGACTGCGAACACGATGAATCTCCGCAACATCGGCAATCTTCACGAACCGCGCCGCTGCATCCATATCGTTTTCACGAATAATGCGGTCGATCTCTTCATCGAAGAGAACCGTGTCCTTCCAGTTGTCGAGATAAAGCGCATGATAAATATCATCTCGCTCTTTCTCATCAAACTGAACACGACCATTGCGGAACACCGGTGTGCGCGAGTTGATGTATTCCACATCAGAGAATGGCATCGTCAGAACCGTTGGAACCCCACGGCTGCCTTCCAGATAATACTCTCGGAACTGACCGGGAAGGTTGATAGAACTGATGCTGTGGTTAAATACCTTTACTGGGGTATCTGCTTTGTAATTCAAGATTTAGTCTCCTTAGATTTATTTTTGGGCGGACTATTGCCCGCCCGAACACCAAAGGTGGATTACTTAGCGTAAACTACCTTGGCTGCCTTAGAAATGTCGGTGATGACAGAACCGAACGAGTAGCCAGAAACCTTGATGTGAATCTGTTCGTTGTTGATGTCGGTCTCCTGCAGAGTGCGGGTCTCGCCACGAGTGATGACCTTGCCGATCTTGCCAGCAGCAGCGAACAGGCGCTTGTCAGGAATAATGAAGTTGCCGTTAGCCAGCTTCTTCACACCAGACAGACCGAACAGACGGCAACCAGCGTACAGTTCAAACTTGCCGAGCTTGTTGTACTGGTTCTTCACCTCGTTGGACAAACCGGTTACTGCAGACGGCAGTTTGGTCAGGCCAACAATGTACTTGTTCTGACCAAAGATAGCCGGGGTTTCACCATTCTCAGCAACATCCATCAGGTAGGTTGCCAGATTGCGAGAAACCGTATCAGACGGAACAGCCTCAGCCTCGTTGAATACGTTGTCGCCGTCAGCCAGAGCCTTGTCGATAACGTTGATGATGCGAGCAACGCGCTCCAACTCAAATGCCTCGTTGATGTAGGCGATCAGATTAGCGACGGTCTTGTAGCCGCCGCGACGGATGTCCTCCAGCTTCAGAGAGGTCTCAGCCTGCAGAGAGCAGAAAGTCGGCTTCAGGACCTTGTGGTCAATGAAAGAACGCGGTACGTTGCCGCCGGTGATTGCGTCATATACCTCGATGGTGTTCTTCGGGTCAACGGTTACACGGTAATCATCAAACTCGCCGATAGAATCGGTGTCGAACAGCATATCGATCAGCTCGGACGGAGCAGAAACGGTCTCTGGAGTGAAGGTCTTGGTAATCAGAGCGGACAGCTCGTGATCCTTGTCATAGCCGGTCTTGCCCAGCTCCTTTACCCAAGCGTCGGTAACTGCGGAGATTTCCTTGTCCTCAGCGGACAGCTCAGCCGGGGAATACTTTACAGCATTAGCCCAGTCCAGAACACGGCCAGACTGATCCATAATTGCACTGATTTCAGTGTTCATGTGTATCTTCCTTTCTTCGAAAAATAGAAAAGAGGAGTACAAGACTCCTCAAATGTAGTTGGTTTACAGGGTTTACGCGACGGTAGAAACCTCTACGCGCACGATCTTGCCCATCTTGATACCGGTCGGATCAGAGTAGATGCCGCGGTACTCGTAAGCGTACTGACCAGCAGTTGCCTTTACGAACTTGCCGTTCTTAGCCTGCAGCTTGTCGCCAGCCTGCAGGGTCTCGGTGTCCAGCTCGGAAGTAGCATACATCTCACCCGGCAGGGTCTGGATAACGCGAACGCGCTCGCCAGCTGCAGCCTCCTCGAACTCGCCGTCGGTCGGCTCAACGATAGAGTAAATGCCCTCATACTTTGCGTTTACGTCGCACAGCTTAGTGCCAAGACCTTCTGCAGTTGCCTTTACGGTCTGGTCCTCAGAGTCAACGTCTACCGGTGCGCCCTTCTTAACAACTGCGGAAGTCAGAAGCAGCTCAACGGGCTTGCCCTGTACAGTTTCAAGCTCTCGAATCATGTCAATTTCTCCTTTTCTTTTGATTTTAGTGGCGCAGGAACGCACGCATCAGAGATACGCCGTCTGCGGACGGTTCATTGACCGTCAGGTTGGAAGTATTGGACAGCTGAACCTGCGGTGCAGATACAGTTGCCTGAATCTGCTGCGCCTGTGCGGAAACCACACGGTCAGCAATCATCATCTTCAGCGCGGACTCATCCAGTTCGCTGAAAATCTTCGTCATTTCCTCGCTCTGCAGCTCTTCTTCAGTGAACTGCTTGGAATTCTCTGCATAAGCGCGGAGCTTTGCCTCAGCCGCATCGTGTTCTGCCTTCTGAGCAGCTTCACGGTACGGAGTCAGCGTCTCAACCTCAGCCGTCAGGTCATTCACCTTCTGGTTGAGAGAAGCAATCGTATCCGTCAGTTCAGCGACCTTGCTGTTGATTTCCGACACGGAAACAGACAGCTTTACGTCAACCGGGTCAGATACGGTAACGGTATCGTCGTCGTTCACAACGTAAGATACCTGCACATAGGACAGTTCGTCGCCGCCTTCTACGCGCAGAAGTGCCTTATGATCTTCTGGGAACAGATAAGCCACCCAGTACCAGCCGTCAATCAGACCGCGTGCGCCCTCATCAATCTTTCGCTGGATATCCCAGTCAGTCAGGGAAGCAACTACCGGCTCGCCCTGTGGCTCTTCCGGCTGCGGTTCTGCAGGCTCTTCTGGCTGCGGCTCAGAAACGGTTTCCGGTTCTGCGGGCTGCGGGTCAGCAGACTCAGCCTGAGCGGGCTCGATATTCTGCGGCTCAGTCTGTGCCGGCTCAACGGTCGACTCAACAGGAGTTGCCTGTGCAGGCTCAACAGCAGGCTCGGTTGCCTGCGGGTCAACCTGAGGGTCAACCTGTGCAGAAGTCTTATTCTTCTTCAAAGTTTCGTCCTCCTTACTCGATTTTTGGTCGATCAGGTCGCGGCTCAACGCTTCAGCAACCATCAGCTCATCGGTCTGCGACAGAGAAACAACCTTCGCGTCCTTGCCATAAGCAGGGTCGGCAAATTCATAGCCGAGGAAAGTGTTGCCCTCAAATTCATAGCCGGTGATGGTTTTTATGCCATCTGCAAAGCTGTATTCATAGCTGGCAATCTCCCACGAATTGTGGAGTTTGCCCTCGGCAAATAGCCGTTTTATAGCCGCTACAGCGTTTTTATTGCGCTTCCAGATCTTTTGAGTTGCAAAAAGGCAGGGGAGTGTTTCCAGCTTTCCGTTTACGTCCACCGTGTCATCCTTGATTTCAACGGCTGTATGAACGCCAATCGGAGTCGTGTCGAAGAACAGCTCTCCATCTGCATCCAGTGCAACTTCGTGACTGCCGAATGTCGGCTCGCCGTCTGCGTTCGTGCGGCATTTTGCATATACCGGCATGTCAATCAGAGACTGAGCGCACTCTTCAGCAGTATCGGAGGGAAGCAGAACCGAGTTCAGATTTGGCTCATCGTAGTAGCAGATACGGTTGACAAGCGTAAGAAACTGAGAATTCTCTTCGTCCTCGCTCAGTTCAATCGTGCTACTGGTCAGAAATGTCTTTTCTTTATTCATCGGTCTCGTTCACCTCCTTCGTCACGCCAAACTCCAGACCGCGCTCTTTCAGCTTTTGTGCGATCAGTTCAGCGTTTTCTTCTTCAAAAAAGGCATCTGCTGGTTTGCAGATGCCTGATTTGCATAATAGAAAGTAGTCCCGCTTGCAATGCGGGCAAACCAGTTTCAGCTTTATTCCCATGGCTTACTCCCGTGTGTCGTTGTAGGTTTCGTCGTATCCCTGTTTGTCCGGGTCATTGGAATCAGCCGGTCGGCCGGGGTCGCTCTCACCGTCAGCATTGCCGTCAGAATTATACGAGGTAGCATACGGCAGGAAGACATCGCTGAGACCGTCGGCCTCTTCCTTTTCGCGCTTAACCCGTTCATCCTCAAGGTCGATGCCGACCATGCCGAGGGCAGTCTCGCGGCTGACAGCAAATGTGCTGTACAGCAGCTTACTAAGCTCCATACGCATATCCATGTCGAGCAGTTCAGAGTCGATAATTTTTACACTCGGGATATACTCGGCACCAATGCCGTTGAGCGACAGAACCTGACGGTAGAAATGTTCCAGCATACGCTCTACCTGCTCAGAGATAGAGTTGATGCACTTGAGCAACTGAGATAGGTTGATGTTGGCAGTAGAAGCCGTCTGGGACTTGTCTGCTGCCAGAAAGGCGACGCCCAAAGACGAAAGAACTTTGTTGCGGTATAAGTTCACCGTTTCTGCAGAGGTTTCGTTTACCTCCGGCTCAACATACTTGATTTCCTTAACGGATGGGCCAGTGGTAACAACAACCGTACTGGCTTTCCACGCTTGCATCAGGTTGTCATGGTTATATGCCTGCTCTTCAAAACAACGGCGGTCAGCACTGGGTCCAAGACATTTCTCATTCATCACCTGATGGATGATTTTCTTAGCCTTGCTTTTCGCCGTGGTCTCATCTGCGTTGCGGTAAGTTTCCAACATCAAAACAGAAGACATTGCGCGGAAGATAGGGGAGACGCCGTATTTCTTACCAAAATTGTTGACACGAACCATGTAAGTGTAGTTGTTGTCAAGAATAGCATAAGTCTCCTTAGCCTTCATCGCTTCGCCGACCTCTTTCGGGAAGGTTGCTTCAACCTCCTCCTGCGTGTCGTTGAAGAACAGAGGCTTGCGCTGCTTGTTCTTGAGCATGGTCTTCTGTAGTGCAGACTTCAGGTTTTCGATACTCACCAGAAGAACTGGATTGCCATTGCTCTCATAGCCGGAGTTCTCGATAATATCCAGCGGGAGCCAATCAATCTGCCAGTTCTCCGTATTGTTGCGAAGCACAGCCGCGAAGTTGCCCTCGATGTATGCTGTGATGATCGCTTCTCGGATAAACTGCTCGACGCGCACCTGAGAGTTGAAATCATTCAGGATAGCCTGTGCCTTCTCCAACGTTTTGGTCTTGTTTCGGGCACCGTTGAAGTTGCGGTACGACAGCCGGATATCCGTGTTAATGTTGTTCTGGATGGACTGTACGACCATACCAACAATGTCATCAATGTTGATGTACTTGCGGATAATAGCATTGATACTCTGGACACTGGACAGGTTGGACTGTGCTCCTTCACCCAGAGAGGAAATCGTGCTGGTAGTCAGCGTACTTGCTGAAGCGCCATCGTTGAGATATGCGCTGTACATACGGTTCTGCGGGTCATATGTCGCGACAGCGTGTTTGTATCGCTCCGCAGTTTCGCGGTCGGCAAATGAGGTAACGATAGTTGCACCATCTTCCGCCTCATCAATCAGCGGCTTTGGATTTTCAGCCATGATGTCACCTCCAAATTAAAATTCCACGGTCGAAACGCACCGTGGCGCGTATTTGAATTCATCCGTTGACCGCCGGCGCAGGTCGCGCTCCAGTTCGGATGCAATGTAATTGGCATAAGCCAGACTCGAGTAACGATCTTTACGCATACCGGATACTTCGTACACCCTGATGTTCTGACCGGCCATCTCGTATTCGAGGTTGATCGTCTCGTTTACAAAGGCGGTAGTCTGGTAGTACGGGTGCTGGTATGCAACCTGTTCCTCAACAGAGAGTTTACGGTAAGCCTTGCTCTTTTCGAGCAGTTCAACGCCGTCAATTTCGTTGATAAGCAGGCGCAGTTTGCCTCGTTTGATACAGTCTCGAAGGGAAACTGCCATCTCGGAGTTCTTACTAGCACTCGCTTTTATCGAATATATGATACGCGGTGCGTTAGGATTTCGGCTTCGAGCGGCCATGTTTTCATCGTTAACACAAGACCAAGCTCGGTACTCGACTCCTCGGGTCTCGTCATAAAGGTCTTGAACAAGTTGATCATAGATTGATATTCCGACCTTGCCTTTCCTTTCTGGCTTTTTATCCAGAAACTTACGGTTTATTTCCCGTAAGATGAGCATATCTTTTCATCTGCGTGAGATGGCGCGGACTCGTGCGAGGATTATAGTTCGCCAAACCGGCGAGATCACCTCGTATGCGTTGCCTGTGACTTCGTCTTTACTCGAAGCCTTCCAGTCGGATTCCCGTCTCAGGGTTCCCGTTTTCTTCCGCGCTGCACTCCAACTGTCGCCAGAAGGAGGGGCGTCGCCACCATTGGTATCAACTACGACATAATCCACATCCAAATCGTCATAAAGCTGACGAATGCGGATTGCTTGGTCTTGACCATGACCACCATCAATGGTCTCCATGTAACACTCATTGCGGATATACTGTCCGGAGTTGTTAGGCAGGAGCTGCAACAGAGTGATCGCTGTTGCGTCGTTCTTCGCGCCGCCGGAGGTTGCGATATCGCAGCTCAGCAGGCGAATTTCCCCCGGTTCCTTGCTTGGGTACTTCAGCTTGGGATCGCCAAGTGCCGCATACATAGGCCGCGGATAGATTGGGCGCGTGATGCGCCGTACAGAGTTCAGGTCTGTAAAAGAGAAGAATGCACGTTCGGACTCGCCATAGAATTCTGAGCACATTTCCATGCTCCAGCTAATCTCGTTGAAATCATCTTCCTGCATCTCTTCTCGAATCTGTTCCATCGGATAATAGCCCGCAGAAACAGGGAGCTGATAGGGGAATCCGCACACGATATACGGCTCGCTCTTGATCATCGACTTAAAATAAGCCTTAAATTTCGCCCAGCTGTAATGCCATTTGAAATATGCCGAGCTAATATAAGTCTCCGTGTTACGTTCCTTTGGATAGTTCTTATACTTCGGGAAGCTATAAAAGCCCGGTGTACGCTCACCAGCTTTGAACTTTCTGAGCACCTTATCGATGATATCCTTCGGAATCTGCACGAATTCGTCCGCAATCATCCAGTTTGTACGCGCAGAACGTGAAGAATCACGCGCTGTTACAACTTTGACCACGGAGCCATTCTTGAATTTGATGTACGCTTCGCTGGGCGTCACCTTGTAATCTTCAATCTCGTTCGTTAGATTGGGTGAGTCAGGCATAAACTTTTCGACTATCTTGTTCAATAGGTTCGTTGACTGACTTCGGACGCCGGCCGCGACAGTGACTTCCAAACCGGGATACAAAATACACCGAACACAAATGGCCGCCGCCACGATCATGGACTTACCCATGCCGCGAGAAGCGATAATCATCACATAGGTGTTCAGACAGATTAAGTCCAGTAGAATGCACTGGAACATCGCCAGCCATTTCATGCCGAGATAATCCTGAGCAAAACGATGTGGATTAGCTCGATAGAAACTAACCCACTTGCACATACCTCGTTCAATTTTTTCAGCTTTGGTGGCATCCATCAGGCATCACCGCCGTTCTCTTCTCCGGCTTCCTTTTCTGCCAGAAGGTCAACACCCTCCATAGCGCGATTCATAATGGCGTCAAAGACGTCCTCATCATCGAGATCCTCCAAATCAGGGTCATCGACGCGATATTTGTTCATTTCGTCCTCGTACATCTTGGCGTGTCGGTTCTTGATGCCAAGCATATGGCACAAATGGCCGAGGAAGTAAATGCTGATGAGACGGATGATACCGTCTACATCCTTCCACTCTGGAAGCGGTTCCGGAATCGGGTCGTGATCCTCGAATCGCTTAATCATCTTTCCGAGCGGGATTTCCGACTCTCGATCCTTTGCTTCAACGATTTTCGGCGTCAGAGCAGCACGGTCGAGTGTCTTCTGATAGGTGTCGGTCAATTTCTGATAGACGTCCACCTTGCCGTCCAACAGCATCTTGTTCTGCTGCAGCTTGATGATACAGAGCTCGCGAACCAGAGATTGCTGTGACTTGCCTTTAACGACACACTTCGCTAGCCAGTCCTCATACTCATTCTGCAAGAATTCATACTCGGTTGCGGTAAAGTTAAGCCCCCACTCATTCATCAGTTCCTTGGTTACTTGGAAATCTGTCTGCTGAGTAGGGGTTTCGGTATCTTCATAGGTCTGCAAAGCCAAGTCCTGTTCCTCACGAATCGTCGAATCGTAAGTCTTGCTGTCATAAGCGTTGAGGTTCAATTTTGCGATATAAGCCGACATACGGCTCTTATGCGCTCCCATCTCTTTGGATGCTTCAACCAGAGTGGGGGAGTAGTATAGATCAAACTTCATGCAGATACGCCGAATCGCCGTGTCTGCGTCGAACATTTCCTGATAGCGGTCGAACAGCGCATCAATACAGCCGCGACAGACAGGAAGTCGGCCGCTGTTGTTGCGATACAGAATTGTGTTCGGTGCGTTGTAAAAGTCGGTCGCGCGGGAATATTCCGTCCCGCAGCAGACGCATCTCTTAATCTGGTGCGGCTTTACTGCGGGTGTGAGCTTGTCTTCTTTTTTAGGGATGGTGGGAATCTTAGGCACCAATGCCATTAACCCTCACCACCTTCCGCCTCCTGCATCGTAGCGTAGAACTGGTCGGAGGCTTCGTTCAGCTTCGGAAAAGCAGTGAATCGTACCGTGTGCTTAGTCGGTACAATGCGCTTCTTGCCATCAGAACCTGGGAAGTTGTCTACCATCTGGTAAGATTTACGCTCATGGTTTTCAAACTTGCCGAAGTCCGGCAGCGAGAGCACCTCGCATTCCTTGAGAAGCTGCTTAATGCTGTTCAGCACGCTGTTTACAACCTTCTTGCTGTCTTCATAAGCCATCTCGTACAGTTCGGAGTGCTTCGAGTACAGTGCAGCGTAACACAGCGTGTTCTTATCTTCTGTCTTCTTGGCTCTTGCCATGCTTTAATTTTCCTCCAGTTTGAGATAATACACGGCATCGCGGCCATAGTCCTGCTCGAAAGTCATCAGGAGCTGGCTCGGCTTAGCATAAAGTCGCTTGCCGTGTGCATGATTGTCCGAACCGCAAAGAGCCGGCGCGATCATGCTGTCCACACCGAATCGGTCAAGCGATTCTGCATGGTGCTTGTCACCCATGATGGCAATATCCACCGGAGTGCCAAGGTCGCGCGACAGCAGCATATTCGCCGTCACGCCAAAGTCTCGAACCGTGTCCAGATCGCCGTGTGTAGAAACAACGGTCTTGCCGCTGATGAAGTCTGTGATGAACTCCTCGCACATCGGGCAGACGTTGATGGTATCGTCATCCTTGAGTCGTGTTGCCAGCCACCAAGGGATGATTTTCTCCATGTTATCGGCGTGGATGCTTTCTTTCTTGTTCTGGACGGTTCGCATATGATTGCCGTAAGTAGCAAACACATCTACACGGTCTACAGCCGCAGAAATCTCATGAATTGCCTCGGCGAGAATTTCTGAGACGCGCATCAGCTGGTCACAGGTGTTCTCGACGGATTCCAGTCGCACCGTAGGATGAATTGCTCCATGAGCAAAATCGCCCAGCAGATGAATATGCAGGTCGGTAACCTGATGCATCAGCAGACGCTCTACCGTCTCATCAATCAGACGGCGGACACGCTGAGCACATACCTCTGGGTTATAGCTATTGAACGGATTGTCGCATACCATGCCATAGTGCCAATCGGTCAGAACCAGCAGGGCTTCCGTCCCGAGGCGATGGACTTCTCCCGCTCGAGACAGCGGAACCAGTGGCTTGCTCATATTGAGCTGCTCAGCTGAGCGGATAATACACTCGTGCAGGCTTTCTTCGCGTGCCTTTGCGTTGACTACGCGGGTCAGTGCCTGACGCTGGTCGTAGAACTTGCGCTGCTCCTTGCGGAGCTCAAGCTCGCGCTGTTCAATCTCGTGAAGCTGAGCACTGTTATCAGTCAACTTATCGCGGTTGGCTTCAAAGAGTTTGCAGAATGCCGCATAGTCCTTGCGGTACTTGCTCTCGGTGTACTGATAGCCAAGCTGATAGTTCAGCAGGTCAGCTACGTCCTGCCAAGAACCAATCTGCTCTTTGATGTTGCCGATACGGTAAATGTAGGCGTACTCGCTCTCATCTTCTTTTCTGAGCCAGTCAGTCTTCACGCATTAGCCTCCTCGGCAAGGGCAGTCAGTCGTGCGCGGCGACGGTCGATAACGTCAAGCAGTGCAGCGGCGTCCTTGTTATGTGGGATAACGCGGAGGTACTTTTCTTCCTCGCACAGCCAATACTTGCCGGTGGCGGTACGCGGAACACGAAGCTCTGGATAAAGTTTGTAGATGGTGGCTCTCTCAGCCTTGGTAATTCGGATCAAATCGTTATGTCTCCTTAAAAAATGATACGGAAGAGGTGCGAAAAATCGCTTATCTATCCTGGAGAAAAAGAATAAGATAACGCCCCTGTTCCCGAAAATTCGGAGACAGGGGCGTCTTTACTAAGCAGTTTTTCCTGTAATTTTTACACTTTTTTGCACGCTTTTATTTGTTCATATTTTCCCGAAGTATCTTCGCAATCTCCTGCATGGTATGTGGCCTGTTCCGTTCTTTCCTACGAGCTTCCTTTTCTGCTTGATAAAGCTCCTCGAAAGCTCGGCGTTTTGCTTCATACGCTTCAAACGTGTAACCGTACAGCATAACGCTGCCGGTCAGACATTCGGTTGCAATCTGAATCGGCTCGCGGCTACTTTCGATCATATCATAGAACGAAGAATTCGCCGTGCCGAAAAGCGCATCGAAGAGCGCCGCGCTGATGTCTTTGTTTTCTTCCTTTTCCAAATCCCGCAAAATAACATACATCGTAGCAGGATTGCATTTGTACTTAGCTACAAACTCGATAAGTTCTGCTTTAGCGGCTTTTACTTCTTCCCACGCGAACGCCGATTTAGCTGACGCATCGATGGAATCGTTAATTTCAAGAGAAGATTTCAGTTCCGTGTAGATAGCTGAAACTTTCTGACGCAGCACACGAGCGGCGTCAATGAACTTCCGCACCAGCTCATAACGCGCCCCAGCCGTGCCGACCATTACCGGGTCGATTACATAACTAAAGGGTTTGTTTGCTTTGTACGAGCCTCGCCAGAACCGGCAGCGGTTAATCGTATGCTGAACGTAGTCCATCGTGGTCTTGTGAAACAGGTAGGCTTTCTTTTCGCTGTCGTAGTATCCTTTACGGCGAGCCAGCGTCCCGAAGAAGTTCGGTTTAATCGCGCGACCCTTGTCGTCACGGCGTTCATACTTAGCTTTCAGGCGCTTGTACTCGTCTCGGTTGTTTACCACGAATTCTTTTTTTGCTTTGTCGCTGTTGTGTTAATCCCGGTCGCTACTCGGGATGGGCAGTTGCCCCTCACGGTTTCCCGTGAGCACAGACTATATCTTCACCTCCACGGAGGGAGGGGACACCACAGGCCGCGGCTTCGCGGCGCTTAGTCGTTGAACCTTGCCCCTGTCGGGGCCTTGGATGCTGATTGCCAATTATAAGCGCTTAGGATTTAACCATACGCCATCCGAACCATTTTTTCTGCTTTCGCCGCATTCACGTTCACGGTTTCCCGCCGCGTTGTAGCTGATTCGGCTTTACGGTATTCCAGCAATTCAATGCCATTCACTCGCACATCACTGTACGAGAGGACTCTTTCGAATCTCAATACCCGACATGACGTCCAGCATAGACGTATCATAGTAAATCTCAGCCACATCCTCAAAAGCCGCGCCGCTGTTGAGCTTATCCCAAAGCAGGCTGTTAAGCTCCTGAGAGAGGTTGATAATCTCGCCGATCATGTTTTCGCTGGTTTTGATATCAAGGTCGGTTTGCTGTGCGCTCGTGTAGGAACGCTTGGTTTTCTTGGATTCCACCAGAGAGGTGGGTACTTTGAAAAGATGGTAGTTTTTCTCGGCTGCCCGAATGAGCAGCTCGTTGTCTGTGAGCATCATAGTGTCTGAGTCGAACCTTTATACCCTCGGTTTCCCGATATTTGAGTAGGGGAGTAGATCATCTCTTCAGGTCAGAGACCTGTTCGGCACTTCCCGCGACGGAATTTCGCCGCCGCAGTATGGACTTCATCGACCTATAAGGCCGGTATGCCCTGATCGTTACACCTTCGGGGGCATTGCTGCCCGAGCTTGGCACGGTATTACCATTGCGATACGCAAAGGCGTCCACCGTTAGCTTACACACCCCAGATTTCTGGGTTCACCGAATTTTTACTGCGCCCTCGCGAACGCAGGCGACCTTTATGGTAATCGCAACCGCTCAAACGCTGGAGAATATTCTCTCCAACTGAATTGATGCACACAATTTCTTCCGTCAGATTCATATACTGGTTGACTTCCGGTACATGGATATTGTCAGTCAGCAAGATATTACCCTGACACACATGCGGACTGCGTGACCCCAGCAGGCGCTGACCGTCATCAAACCGCAGTGACATCACATGACCGACCGGGATAGACGACTCGCCGTCGAACTGCCCGATAGACGCCTTCAGCATTTCCAGTGGATTGCCGACCAGAGTTGAATAATTACCGTTAACCAAAACATGGCCGCGACGGATGTTGTTCTGATACGAACGAATTAGCCCGTCTCGGAACTCGGCATACATCTGTGTCTGTGCGAATCTGTCGTTGATACCCAACAGACGGAAGATAATATCGTTTCTGGTCAGCAGGGGAGACTTCATCTCACTGGCCGCCGACTGCTGTTTCAGATGATAGCGCATAACCGCCGGATTGTTCTTCAGCTGTCGCATGTACTCGATGGACGGTTCGAGGAACTCATCCACATCTTCCTGCGACATCTGCAGAGTATTCAGCAACTGATAATGGGTAGACACCATACGTCCGTCAAAGAAGTGCGTCTTCTTCTCATGCTTTACCACACCAAACATAGGGTCAGTACGTTTCAGCCACTCGCGCAGCCGGCCAAACTTCAAATACTTAATACTGGACGGCGTAGTGATCAGCTTGATGTCCTCGATAGACTTCGCCAACGTGAATCCGTTCAGCTGCTCGATTTTCGTAATCCCGTGGTCAGCAAGGAACTGCTGAATGTTTGCGTTGAAGCAGCAGGACTTAAAAAATCGGTTTCGGAGCAGCAGCATACCGTACTGTTCGTACTTGGGGCCAAACAGAGACTTGTCCATCAAAGACTGGCCGTCCCAGATGCTGTTCGTGATCTCAACGTGTTCAGGACCAGACACCAGATGACCGTCCTCACGCACTCTGGTCGCGATAACGTCATCCGTGAACGTGCTCTCAAAATCATCGATTACCAGAAAATTCTCCGGTCGCACCTCCAGCGTGTCCACAATAGAGCTTGCCGTCAGCGCGATATAGCTTTCCAGAGCAGCGAGGTCAATCGCCTGTCCCGGCTGCACCTTGATGCCGCACATCTCCCACTTATGCATAGCGGGATAGAGGCGTTCGTCGATATACAAGCACTTGCCGACACGAGAGGAACCGGCCGACCGCTTGTAACGAACATAATGGATGCCGTCACAATAGAAGCCCTTTTCGTAAAGCTCCTCGCGGATGTCAGCAACACTGACCTCGGTGGCAATGTTAATCTTCGCTTTGTACTGGTCGTCTTCCAGATAGAAATACTTGCCGAGTACGGAAGGGGGTAGGGGGTTCTGAACATTCGTGTCGCACTGGATGGCAATCAGCTCTCCGTCGACAACATACGCGCAGTCATCCATATTCTCGGCAATCTCATCGTATCGCCAGCCGTTTTTGATGTACAGCGTCTTGCGGATACGGTTGAATGCCTTGACGGCGTAATGCGCCGTCACGTTGATAATACGGTGGGTGTATTCCTTGCCGCCCAGTTCGAAAGAGAAATTTCTGCGACGGTATACCCGCTCGTAGACGTCTCTCAGCTTGAGCAAGTCGAGCGAGTAATCCAGCGTGTTTCTGAATCGCTTCAGATTGAACCCGCCGTCCGAAGACCGGATGTTATATCCGATCTCGGTTGGGCGGTCATAGTGGTTTGCGAGGTAGACATCCTTGCCGTCCACACTTGGAATGTATACGGCATTCGTCATTCAGCCACCTCGCCACTGTACTCGGCGCGGAGACGATCACGCATAGACAAGTGCGCGTCAGGGTCGCCCGCTTGGTAGTAACTCATTTCGAGCCAATATTCACTTGGCTCAAGATCTACCTATACAACTGCGTACCCGCAGACATCATCTGCTGTCAGGTTGCAGGAGTTGTAGCGCGAGCAATACTCGCAGTCATCGTGGATGCAGTGGTTTTTCTTCATTTGGTTTTCTCCTTTTATTGGTTTTCTGGCGGCAAAAGCGGCCGCCTCGCTCTCCTTGCTTTAAGCCTCAGCCGCGAACTTTTCGAACAGCTTCTGCTGACCCTTGCCAGTAATGGAAGGAACGGTGAAGGCATGGCCGGCCTTGATGACCTCGTAGGTCTTGAACCAGCCGTTGTTGATGTAGCGCTGATACGGCATATTGTTAGCCTGCAGGAAGCCATTCTTGCGGAGCCACTGGAACATGCGGTTGCGGCCGGTCTGGATGCCGAGTTTCTCAGTTACGAGCTTTGCAAAACGCTCGATGGTGAGAGTTGCGGAAGTGCTGCCGACCGCGTTGTAGAAATCAACCTTATGCTCATCGGCGGCAATCTTAGCCTCAGCTTCCATTCGGCGCTGCTTTTCTTCCTTCAGCGTGGTAGCCATCTGAATGATAAAGTCTGGATTGGTCAGCGCCTTCTCGATGACATCCATATCCATATAAGCGCCATGCTTGCGGATGGTCGGCAGAACCTCGGAGGTCACCCAACGCTTAAATTCCTTGGCGGTCGGCAGCTTGCTCGAAACGATGAGACTGTAAAGACCAGATTCGTTGATAATAGTTAAGCCGCGATTCGGAATTTCAAAGGTCGCGTTTTCCGACCTTTGAAGAATAGCGCGATCTTCTTCATCGATGTGACTCAAAAGAGCGTCTTTTGTGTTGCCGTATCCAAGAACGATAGCCACATCTTTGCCTACAAACCACGGCTCGCCGTCACGGACAACCGTGCGTACCTGCTGGTCGTTAAAGAGGAATTCCTTGGTTACATAGTTGGTATTGGCGTTCATACTGTTTGCACTCCTTGTAATATTAGTTTTCTGTTTTCTTGCGTCGTTTTCTATACTTGCCGCGTTTCCGCACCAGAAACAGAGGTTCAAGCTCGGCAGCTATCGCTTTGTTGCCGGTGTAAAATACGCGGGGGTTTAACATAATGCTTCCGACCGGCAAACCGTGGAACGGTTCTTTCAGCCGGGTCATAATCGTCTCCGTTCCTTTGCTGGTTCGGATGACTTGGTTGTAATAGAGGTTTGTCAACTCTCCGTAACCGCTTCGCTCATAGCCGCCAGCTGCACAAAGTCGAGCGGCGGTAAGAGGAGCCACCAGAAACGGATCATTCTGAAAGGGGTTCAGACAAAACACGTTGAAGTCCTTATGCAGATAGGGAAGCATCGGAAGCAGATATTTCAGCCCCAGACTCATGGACTCAGTCCTGTACATCTGTGCGATAGAGGAGAAATACATCCTCACATACCTGAAACCGCTCTGCTCCGCTTTCGTAGACTCGCGTCGTGTAATCTCACCCCTGCGAAACAGGTCTTGGTTGAACAACCACTCGCCGCGGTCATTCTGCCAGATGAATCCTTTCTCTCGGAACGTCCGAAGCATCCCTTGAACAACTGGTGCGGTCAGCTGGAACACCTTTGACAAATAGTTCACGATGTCCGGCGGATACACATCCGCCGCGATCATCAGGTGCTTGTCCGTAGTAGTCAGGAGCATCATCAGCTTCTGCGCCTCGGTCGATGTAACGTCATAATAGCTCCCGCCTTCGAGCGGGACGCGCAACCAGACGAAAGAGCCATAGGCCGGAGTGGCTGATGAAGCATCTCGCTGATAAGGCTTCGCGGCTGGATTGGCTCCGATATCTCTAATGCGTGCTTCGAAGAAGTCCGGGTCGAGGTAACGGATATCCTTTGGCTCAAGTTTCACCTTGGGGTTGTAGTACCGCAGTACCGAGGTCGGAATATAAGCCCGCTGTCCATTGCCCTCCAGTGTGAAGGGAACAACGGCGGCGAACTCATGTAAATCAGCCCCGGTGTTGGCTATGTCACGCAGGGTCAGCTCGGCCAACTGCGTTTTTTCTGGCTGGGATTTACCCATGTTGCTTCCCGTCCTTCCAAATCGAACTCGCGTCCTTCCAAATCAAACCCGCCGTCCTTCCAAATCAAACTTATCGTCCTTCCAAATCAAACTCGTCGTCCTTCCAAATCAAACCCTAATCATAAATACACTAATCATAAATACATAATCAAAATACTTAATCATAAATACATAGGCTGAGCTGGGCAGATTTTGAAAATGCCAGCCAGAGAAATGGAGAAATGGAATCACTCAGAATGAGGCTCACTCAGAATGAGGCTTACTCAAGAGGAGCGTCACGCTTCGTCTGAACGATTGGTCGGTATATAAATGCGCGGGGTAGAGAACTGACATTGGCTGTGTCGGCGAATCAGATGTGCTTCTTCAAGTTCCTTAAATATCTGCAGCGCTTTCTTCTCTCCACAAGAGATGACGTTCATAACATCTTTGAGAGAGTAATAGATGAATGGCTCGCCATCTTCGTCAATCCATTCTGGCCGGCTTTTTGATAGCTGCATTCGGTAGAGCATGAGAGAATACAGGATCTTCCCAGCCGGAGAGACAGACTTGAGGTCAGGAGTTACGGGGATAGGGATGAAATCGAATCCGCTGCGGCCATCGTAGCTGCGGAACTTTGGGTTCTTCTATGTCGTGTGGATAGCTGGTCGTTTTGCCATCTGAATACCTCCTCCGCGGGGTAATTGGATTTTTTTGCTTCTATTAACTACTATACAAAAAAGGCGTTTTTGGGACGCGGAGTTAAAGAAAAAGATGCATAAAGATTGAGAATTCTTTTGTGCATGTTGCTGAATGGGGAAATAGCAATCTGAAGTATGCTCTTCTGGTTGGCTTAGACCTATGCAGCAATGCTTAGGTAGCAATACTGAAATAGATAAAGCCGACCATTAGACCTCGGCCGGCTGTTTTAATGAGCGGATACGCCTCTGTGATAGAGCAGGTATGGAGAGGTACGTCAATCATTGAAGAACCATTTTCGTTCTGGCGGCAGAATTGAGCTGTAATCGATTTTGACATGCGGATGGGAAATTATACCACGAGAATACAAAAAGCCAGTACAGGGCATTCTGAGGCGAATACAGGGCATTGTAGGCAATATATGGAAATGTATGGAAACTATAGGGGTGGGTTTTAGAGATCGCGGCGGCTAATTTATATAGCAGAGAACAATCATAGTAGAGCAGGAGTGTGTAGTGCTACATAGTGCTATAGGCAGTATTCCCTTCTGGCGGGAGATAAGGAGATGATAAGTTAGATACAGGATTGCATGGCAGCTGTAGACCTGCGTGACAGATGCATGATGGAGCTGCAGTAGAGCTTCCGTAGAGCTTGTGGCTGGCTATACTCGAGCTGACGGTTACAGCAGATTATAGGAATGCACCTTTTTCGAGTGTTCGGAAAAAGAGAGATGGCGAAAACTCGGGAACAGCGCACGAAATTGAGGAAACGGGGATTAAAGAGGGGAAAAGGGAGGGGGAGGAGAGCGAAAGTTCGGGGAAAGAGGGGGAAAATATGGGGTAGAGTGAGATGAGGCAACTACCCTGCCTGAAAATGGAAAAAGAACGGGAAAAGTGTAAAATACGCCCCCTTTGATAAAAAAGAGGCATTTACACCGCTGAAAAGTGCCGGAACGCTGTTTTATAGTATACTCTAAAAGTCGATTTTTGAAGCGGGCCGATTTTTTATGTGTCAAGACACCTATCTTTACGCCTAAAGTTGGATATATGAATAGTCGTTCATATGTTATTTTCTTAACATACTATTGGCGTACCCTGTCCGCTGTCAGATCGGCGGGACAGAGGGGCGGGAACGGTGTATGCAGGGCGGGACAGATCGGCACGACAGAGGGCACGACAGAGGGCGAAAATTTCAAAAAAATAGGCGTGCAGCACGGCGGAAAAATCTTTTTTGCGCGCTTTTTCTGATTTTTTCAAAAAACTTTTCCGCGCTCAAAACCTCTGTTTTCGCCTGTTTTCGCCTGTTTTGCGAACCCCTACGCGCGCGTGCGTTTTCATTATCTTTGAAAAAAACGGCTGAAAAGTTTTTTTGAAAAAAAGTGTTGACAGGGACAGCACCCCGCGCTATAATGGGTACTGTCAAGAGGGACAGCACCCCGACAGCCCGCCCCATACGGCGGGCGCGACAGTCCCCCATGCGGGCGGGTGCTACAGCTTGACAGGGACGGCGTCCACCGTATAGGACGCGGGGCGCGCCCCTTATAGCGTGAAGTCCGGACGGCGTCCGGCGCGCACCTTGACAAGTACACACCGACTTTCCGACCTGTACCGTTTCGCCCTCGATAGAGGGCGGGCGGGGTCGAGTGCACCGCTTTTCCCTCGATAGAGGGCGGGCGGGCGTTATGCTTGACAGGTCGAAAAGAACAGTTGTGAGAATACCGCTTTCCGGTCGTGCATAACGGAATTGCACGACTTTCCGCAAGCGCGTTGCGCTTGCGGGTGGGAAAGTGCTTGCGTTCTGCATATGCGGTTCAATCGTGACAGGTGCACCGCGCAGAGTAGGCAAGAACGGGCTTAGCCCCCGCAAGCAAGCTACGTTTAGCGTGTCCGTGAAAACACGCACCAAAACCGCGCAAGCGGCGGCGGGGTTTGCGGTTATCCAAAACCGCGCAGGCAGTACATAACAGGTTTACCCCCGGGGGGTCCCCTTCAATTGACCCCCCGGTGCCAATGCCGCAAGGCAAGTACATATTCACGCAAGGACTTTACATACTGGAGGTTTTATTATGACTATGGAAAACATTAAGAACGCTGTCAAGGCGTACAACGACAACCGCGACACCGCAACCGCAACCGTAAGCGCAAAGGCGTTTGCAAGCATTGATGAATCGTGCAAGGATATCAGCAAGCAGAACCGCAAGTCTGCTCTGTCTGCTCTGGTTGCTTCCGGCAACCGTTCCGACGTTCTCACCGCGTTCATCCTCGGCTACACTTACAACCGCGTAGCCGTCAAGATTGACAAGGACTCCGGCAAGGCGGTCATCACCGAAACGCCCACCGAACTGCAATGGAAACACGCAAACAAGGCATACGCCGACGCTCACGACGGTGCAAGCCTTGCGGAATCTGTTTCCTTTACCGCCCTCACCGACGGCTTTTTTGAGCACTTGCTCAAGGGACACGTCCGCATTCAGGGGCGCGGTGGCAAGTCTGCCGTGCTCGTAAGCAAGACGAAAGACGGCGTTATGCGTGATACTATCGCGCCGGACTTTGAGATGAACGACGTAATCAGCGCAACTAAAGGCATGAAGATGTTGACTGACATTTACACCGCTCTGTTGCCGGAAGATATCCGCGTAAAGCCGTGCAAGTGCGATCTGCTCCGCCTGCACGACGCGGTTATCACTCCGCGCGGTGGCAAGCAGTTCAAGACGTCCCCCGACACTCTGTACAAGCAGTTCTTCATGGGCGTGCGTGTTCGCACGACCGGCAACGCATACGAGGTATACGCAAAGTAACATAAGGGCGGCACAAACCGCCCATGCCCGCAACAGTCCAACCTCCACGCGGTGCGGGTGGATAACCAACCAATGGACTAAAAACAACGCAAAGGAAGTGCAAGACATGATGGAAAACTGGGAATGCGGAACCCGCAACGCAAGCGGGGCAAAAGTCCGCACTTACGCAAGTGACCTGCCTCGACTTCGTATGAGCACACCGCGATCTGGTTTTGTGCCTTTTCAGTACGAAAAGGCGTACGGCGTGAAGAATGCGGTGGGAATCCGCATGGTGGCAAAGTGCACACCTGCGAAGATTCCGGCATGGTCGCGCAAGAACGATTTTGCCGCAATCCACGCGGCAACCGGTCGCAAACTACCGGAGAACGTAGCCGCGGCATTGTTCGTAGCGATCACGTTCCCCGCAAGCAAGCGTGCTGTTCGCAACCGTCGGCACGCAATCAATACTCTGCGCGACTTCTGCGCAGGGGAAAACCACCGCGCAACGCAATCCGCAACAAAGACGTTCAATCGCGATTACGCAACCGTAAAGGTTTGCGGCGAAAACGCCGCAACGCCTGCAACCGTAGCAATTCTGGTTGACGGAATCCGCAAGGCGGGTTTCGCAATCAAACGCCCCGCAGGCAAGGTATACTTTTAATCATAAAGTATACTAAATTCATCCGCAATAAACGCGTACTGCACTACCAGTACGCCTAAACGTAGCCACGCAAGCAAGGGAAAGTGCGCCCTAATCAATCACCGCCCGCACAATTTGAAAATAATCCGCAAGCGTGATATAATACGCCTATACTACAATTTAGGCGGTGAGAACATGAGCACATCTTCGTATAAAAAAGAAAACTACGACCGCATTTCACTGAATCTGCCGAAAGGTTCAAAGAAAATGCTTGACGAAGAAGCGAATATCAGAGGTTTTTCCAGTGTTGGAAACCTTGTGGCAAATGCCCTCTTGAAGGCGTATGATATTGATGTCCGCAAGAAAACCGAAAAGTAAACAAGCCCCGGAACATGATTGTTCCGGGGCTTTTCCTTGCTCAAAGGAGGGAATTATATGTCAGAACAAACGATAGTGGACTACGATGCACTCGCAGCTCTGTGTATTGCTGAAATCGAGAAAGCAAAAGCTACTCCTCGCAGCAAATATGACAAAATTACTTTAAGTCTACCCAAAGGGAGTAAAGATTTTCTCAAAACGCAAGCCGCTATTCGTGGCAAAAAAAGTGTAACAGAGTTAGTAACTGACGCAATCGAAAGCTACTGCGACGTAACACTGAAAAAAACCGACCGGGAATAACTCGGTCGGTTTTTATTAGCAATCTTTCCATTCAAAATCGTAAACAGAGTTCTTTTCGAGATAATCAGGCTTAGGAAGTTCCATGTTAATATGTTTCTCGAAAGTCAAGAGATATTTTTTGATAGAAAAATCTCTCCCGGTTAAGAATAAATTCGCTTGGCTCCGCAAGAAAAGTTCCGCAGGACCTTTATGCATACGCTCAGCTTGTTTGAGTTTTGCAACTCCTGTGATTGTTTTGTCGTCGATTTGCTGATAAAAAATAATTTTCTGCAACCGCATGACATCACAATGCAAATCTTTAGATAAGTCGACAAGATTGGGATATTTGATTGCTAATTTGAATACTTTTTCGGTGAAAGCGTCATCGTTTTCTACTTTGCAATTATCAAGAAATAATTGTAAATAATTACGACTACTTTCGCTTTCACAAGCATTCAATTTTTGGTACACAATAAAATCTATCACATTGTCCAAATCTTCTTTTGTGTACATAATTTCACCTCGCTTTCTACCGCAATCATATCATAACAACCCAATAAACGCAAGCACCCGAAAGGGTGCTTTTTTCATGCTCAAAACCGCAATAGAAAGGAAGATTTACATATGAAAACCGCATTATCTCTCATTCTCGCAGCACTCACCACGACCGCAACCGCAGCCGCGCCGGTAGCAAATCCGATTGAAAATAAATCGGAAACCCGCACAATCGCTGGCGAAATCTATTCGGTTTCGTACCCGACCGATGACCGCGACTACGCAATCACGACCATCGAAACCGAAGACGGCAACCTCTGGGACGCAGAGGATTACGTTGCCCCGCGCAATGCGAAAGTCGCGGTCACCTTCGATACGATGGGCACGGAAACGATTCTGGATGATGAAATTGTCCAGATCGTAACCGTCTGGAACGCATAAGAAACGCAACCGAAACCGGCCGGAAACGAAAACAAAACCGACCGGAAACGAAAACAAAAAAGGAGTAAAACAAAATGAAAATCATCAACTGCACACCGCACGCAATCACCTTCCTGTGCGAGGACAATTCCGTCCTCGCAACCATCGAGCCGAGCGGCACGATCGCAAGAGCCGCTCAGACCCGCGAAAGGGTTTCCGAAGTAAACGGAATTCCGGTGAATCAGTGCTCGTATGGCGCTGTCACTGGTTTGCCTGATCCGCAGGACGGAACGATTTACCTTGTGTCTGCGCTGACTGCGCAGGCATGCCGCAACCGTTCCGACGTTTTCATTGTGGACGACGCAGTCCGCAACGAATCCGGTCAGATTATCGGCTGTCGAGCAATCGCTCACATCTGATGATCAGCAATAAAAACGAAAGAGGGGATGCCTATGATTGCGGAGCACGGGAAAAAGCCTGTGCCCAACAATAGAAAAGGCCGAGCCTTTCAGGTCTTGCAATCTGCACCGCAGGGCGGAGAACAAGAAACCGAAAAGCAAGTAATTTGAAAATGATTCCTGCCGGAAGGTTCTCGAGGGTTCATCCTTAAAGCCCTCATCCACAATTCAAACCGAAACAATTTCTAATACAAGAGAGGAGCAAACCAAAATGAAAGAGTTCAAACACGTTCATTATTTCCCTGTCGATGAATATATGATGGGAATGGCACGCAACAGCGATCTCGTAAAACGAGGTCTATCACAGCAGACCGCAGCTGCAATCTTCGCGGTCAGTTACGCGGAAGGATTGCTCGACGATGCCAACGAATACCATTGGCAGGCTCGAGCGTTCAATGATCTCGAAGCGGAAGAAACCGCTATCGAGTACGAGCAGCTCGCGGAAATGTACCGCAATTATGCTCGGAAAAACGGCGCAGGCTACATGCTGGAAGGGAGTAAATCGAAATGAAAACAACCGCAACCACACCGCGCAAGTGGCGTAACGTCTACCTCACCCGCAACGAATGGGATAAACTCCGTCCCGCAATCAAATCGGCCGCGATCAGTTACAGCGCAAGCGGCTGTTTCGAGGGAATCTATCTCGAAGTATACGTGAACAAAACAGAAGCAAACCAGATTGAAAACGATCTGGAAACGCTCTGAAATGGAATAGAAACGGAGGCAAAACGAAATGAAAATCGAAACCTTTCTGGACAGCTATGGTGTCCGCAATATGTGCATTGCTCATGATTACTGCACCTGTATGGACAATGACCAGTACAGCAAAATGCTTAACTGGGTGAACGAAACCACCTTCGGGGTAAACGAAATCGAAACGCTCGCAAGATGGATTGCAAACGGCAGCGATTTCACCGACAGGGAAACCGAAGACCCTGTCGCAAGCGTAGCCTACTCTATCATGAATGAGGCTATCACATGGATTCCAATCATGAATGTTCCGGAATAAATCCATTCCGTCAGATCACACCGTGAACGCAAGGATAAAAAAAAGACCGCCTGCGCAAACAGGCGGTCGCAAATCAGCGGCAGAAAATCGCAAGGATAAATCCTGCCACGGTCAGACACTGTGTAAGCAGCGCCATAAAGCAAATCGTAGACTTGCTCAGACCAATCACTCCGTTTCTTTAAGTATTCGGCTTGACGATTTATCGCAAGCCTATGTACAAAATCATTATGTCAACGCCTTGCGTTCACGGTGTGATCTGACGGAAACAGTATATCATAACAAACGGAATAAATCAAATGCTCGCAGCACCCGAAAAGGGTGCATTTTTTATACCCAAAATCGAAAATGAAGGAGTCTGAACCTCATGAAACACTACTTTAGCAGCTTGTTTTTTATCGTAATCGCTATCGTCGCAACTATCGCAACGGTTGCAACCGGTGAAAATAATTTCCTCTGCACGGTTGTATTCGGAACGTTCGCCGTAGGGGACGCATGGAATACGACCAAAACGCTCTGGAAGCGTTATCAAGCGGAGACAAGTTACCGCGGCAAACACAGCCGCGCAGCCTGAAAGGAGAATACATAATGAACGACACCAAACGCATCTTAGATGTTCTGGGACACGCAATCGAGCTTGCCCAAAATGAACTTGAGAGCAGCCCGCCGGAGTATGGACAGCCTGTAGCTCCACAGCGGACTGAAACCACGCTCCAACCAGTACCCGAAACCGGGACAAAAAATAATCCGCTTCTGACGAGCAGTAAGATCGAAACGTTTTACCACCCAAACTTCGGAACAATCGAAGCCACAAAGATTGGTGGTAAGCCGTATTTCAAAGCACTTTCGATTCTCTCTGCGCTGGGTTATAAAAATCCCGCAAGCGTTGCGGAATTATGCCCATTCAAGAAAGTAATCCGCGCTCCAAAGTCGAATGGCTCGGTTGATTCTGTGACGTATTTATCACAGTATGACGTCCATTCGCTTATAAATCGCCGCAAAATTGAGCTGCTTTTCGAGTTTGAGCGATGGATTGACGAGGAAATCGTTCCGACACTTTGCGGCAAGCCATTGCAAAAGAAAATCTATCCGCCGATGAAGCAATTCAAGCATGACGAATACGGAACCGTTCTTGCAACTCTGGTTGATGGCGAGGTGTACTACAGAACCATCGACATTTGCAAGATTTGCGGATATAACCGCACTGCGGTTGCAAACATATCCGACAAATATTACTTTGCAGGGCCTCGTGATATCTGCGGATCTAATTCAACTTTCATCAAAGCGGAGACAGTTCACTCGGTGTTCCGGCGTAAAAAGCTGGATAAAATTCCAGTCACAAAAAAGATGCTTGACTGGGTAATCTACGACATTTCGGAACAAATGAAAGCTGAATTCACCGACAGCGATTCCACAATCGCTTAACTGGAAATAATTACAACGTCCCAAATCAGGGCGATTTGTATAGTAAATAATGTAGAGGTTCTCGCGGGTTCATCCATAAAGCCCGCAGCCAACATAAATAAGGCAAGGAGGCAATACATAATGAAACGATTTGAGCTTACACAGGAACAGTGCCATACGTTCTCTATGAACGAACTGTTCGACAACTTCGCGAAAGCAATGGGATACAAGAACGTATCCGCACTCCGCTACGACTGCACCCGCATTCTGGTATCCAAAGCAGTCCAGAATGAATTCTTCGCAGCCGCGAAGGAGGTAGGTGCTCCGGAGTACGCAATCGGAATGGCTTGGTTGCTTTGGGGCCCAAAAGCAACCATCAATGATGATGAGCGGTTCCTCATCGAACCACAGGAAGGATTCATCATCGAAAACGAAAAGGAGGAATCAGCAGTATGAAAACATTAGTATTCGAGGGTGCCGGCTGGTCTGGTGCCGAGCGCAGCAAAGAAACAATCGGCAACTGCCGCATTCGCACCGCATTCCATCTGGTAGATGGCCGTGCAGTGTACCTTGAAATCACCTGTTGTAACACCAAAACAAACGGTGTCTATGACGGATTCATTAGCTATTGCTTTTATATTACCGGTGATCCGGATGATTGCAACAAGAATCGCGTTAAGCACCTCGGTAATCGGATTATTCCTTACACCAAAGAAAGCATTCTGGCGTTTGCAAACGGTCTTAACGGTGACTTTGATGCAATCGTTGTTGCTCCCGATCTGGGCGGCTATCGCGTTTTCTCTGAACTCGGATATTTCAATTACGGCGATGAGTTCGAGTATGACGAGGAGCTGATTACGAAGCGTGATGTAATCCACGATACGCTGTACACGGAAGAAAAGAAGTGGGATGAATTCCCGCTCTGTATCCTCTATGTAGATGAGGCAGACAAAAACGTCCTGCATTACACCCGCAAGCGAGGAGAAAATCGCTGCAAATTTCTCATCAACGTGAACGATGAGAACTGGCGCGACAATATGCGAATCGTTCCTAAGCCAGACAACATCACGTTGGCCGACGTAATCCGCTGGGCAGCTCATAACGATCCTAATGGTGAGTGGGACGAAGCACTCGCCATTGCAGAGGGTGGTCACACCCGAGAGAGAGCACATCTTGCACAGGATATGTGCAACACGCTCCGCCAGTGGAAAATTGACGGTGAAAGCACAACCGTGCTTATGGAGCAAATGATTCAGCGCTGCACCGAAGATTCCCAACGTTAGTAGCCACAAAACCGTCATTTAACAAGGGCGAAAGTCCTTGTTATCGTACCTTGAAAACTGTATAATGTAAGCAAGCAAAGGAGGAAAGAACATGGATCACTATGAATTTCACAGCAAATTTACGGACAAATACGGTATGGGATTGATGACCGCAATCGCTCGAATGGATTTGAGCAATGAACATATCGCAATCTATAGCAAATGGGCGGACGAAGTAGGCAAACCGACCAGTGACTTGGACAAGATGTTCGGTCGCGGAGAAACTGCAACCCTCGAAAACTGTCTCGAGGATTGCCATATAGAAGTATTCCGTCTTGTCCAAAAGGAATTCTTTACTCGGTTGACCAGAGAAAACGCAGTAGCACTCTGCAATGCATTGTTCATCGCAGACAGCAAAATCGAAATCTGCGAAGGTGAACCTGATCTTCTCCTCAATGCGGAGAATTTCGCTTACGAATGGAATCGTTTCCATCCAGAGGAAAAGAAAATCACCAAACATATGGACTACATCGTATAATCAAATATCGATACCGTAAGAGCTTGCAACAACCTGCAAGCTCTTCTTTTTTACCAAAAATGCCGAACAAAATGTTCGGACGAACGCTTAAAAAGGAGCGAATACATATGGGATGGACAACATTACCCGCAAAATATTACAAAGATAACGGTCAGGTTGACCGCAAGGCCGAGTGTGACGCGCTTTACACTTGGAACAATATCGAAACCGGTGACAAATGTGAGGTGCTTAAATCCTCGCTGGTCGGCTCCACATGGTACGGAGCCTGCAAGCGAACGGTTCCCGGCAAGGAATCGTATGTGTTCGCCGGTGTTTGCCTTACCTCAGTCAATAGCAAGGACTGCTACAACTTCGGCTATAAAGACATGGACGAAACCGTAGGCCCTTGTCAGTGTCAATGTCCGAAGGCAATCCTCGATCTGCTCACACCGACAAAATACGAATACGCAATCGAGTGGCGAGAGAGATGCCGCAAAGAAATCGAGCGTAAGCGAATGGCAAAGCACGATCCGCTCAAAACCGCTCCGGTCGGCACGAAAATCATCCTGCATAGGGATGGCGAGGATGTATTACTCGAAAAAGGGTACATCCGCAACCGAAAGAATCCGGTTTGGATTTCGTGGATGCTCCGCAAATACTGGGCACCGAAAGACATTCACAACTACGAGTTTGCAGAAGGGGTGTAATTATGAAGGATTTGTTTGAACTTAGTCTCGGCCGTGAGTATTCTAAATCAATCGTATCCGGCACTTATGACGAATGTATACAGGAAGCGTGCCGTCTGCACGACGAAGGGGAAGACGATAATTTCTTTCTCAAGAATTCCGGCCAGACGATGTTGATTAGAAGTCACACACTTGAGAAAGTTGAATGTCCGGTCTGCGGCAAGGAAGCTCGAGTATATAATCTGCTGATGACACACGATTGCCATGGCATTCCTTACCGTAAGGTTTGCCCTGCTTGTTACGACCGTATCATGAATGATCGTGGCTTCGATGGTGAAGAGTACAGCGAAATTGATGAAAATCTCGACTACGATTACTGAGAAAGGAGTCATTATGAAAACAGAATTTGACGTAAGTTTCGAGAAAAACGGAGTTTATCAGGCAAGAATTGTTGTTGCCAAGAATAAGGATTTCGCCGAGCGTTGGTTCCGTATGATCGAACCAGAGGCGGTCGTACTCGGAATTAGTGAGAACTCTGAGTACAAACCCGGGAAGCCGGTTGAAGAAGTCCCCTACGAGTGGAACGGCATCGTGTTCGATGATGTTTTCGATGATAAATACAGCAGCGAACGAATCCTGTACTTCGATGTTCCGTTGGAATACCTTGGTGAGGATTACTTCGATGAAGAAGACCGAGCCAAGGCAGTTGGTGCAACCATCAGTATCTCGTTCAATCCAGAATATCCGAATTGGATTGTATCTCGATTTGAAATTTCTCCAACCGACGCAGACGGCAGTGACTTCGATTGGCTACAGTACGACATGGATCGCGACCAGTATGAAGAACTTATGAATCTGGCAGGTGAAACATTCGACCGTTGCATCAATGTAGGCTATTCCTATCGTGATGATGATGGGACCACCAGATACGACGAAACACAGTTCGATCTTCCGAATATAAACGGAGGATACGATGAGCTCGAACTTCTTAACCTCATCGTAAATTTCTTCAAGGAAAACGAGGACATCAATCTTCCCTCGGTAACCTACATTGAGGAGGCATAACAAATGGACAACACATTAAAACTTCCTCGTTGGAACATAGAAGAGATGTGCGGCTACAAGCCGTTCACTACCTTCTGGCAGGACTTTAGCATCGCCGACAATTTTGGTATCGACGCGGTTTGTGATACATATAACCGCGCTTTTCAGGAATGGAAAACCGATTATAAGTACCTGACCGAGCTGGTCATGGTGCTCAACTGGAAGATCTGGCAGCACTACGAACACAATGAGCCGCTCGCCAGACTGTATAACACCCTCTGGGAGCGTGCCGCTCAGTATGCACAGGAAAACCTCAAGGGTGACGAACTGACCTATTACTTCGTCACAACAGACTAACACAAAATGTGAATTTGGAAGGAGAAAATCATGGGAAACAGAGCAATCATCAAAGGCGTCGGCACTAACATCGGCGTATATGTCCACTGGAACGGCGGGTACGATTCGGTACTCGCCTTTACTCAGTATTGCAAACTCAAGGGTTACCGCAGTCCTGAGAGTGATCCTGCATACGGTACGGCACGACTCGCACAGGTAATCGGCAACTACTTTGGCGGTAGCTGCTCGGTCGGTATTGAAAACATGAGCGGCACGACCGTTATGACGCCCGAGCTTGTCAGTGAATTATATCTTGACAATGGCGTTTACGAAATTGAAAAATGGAAAATTGTGAAGCATTGGAATCCCAATGTGATCGCTCTCGAAAACGAGTCCCATGAGGGCTACGACCTCACCGAAATGCTTTGTGCAATCGACGAATGCCAGCCGAAACAGGAGCAGCTTGGCACGGAATTCATCACGGCTGAACTGGTAGACCCGAAAACGCTCAACCTCTATGATGAGGTTTTCATTCAGGATTTCACCGGCAAGGTTGAAAAGCATACCGTTGTAGGGTTTGCCCCGGCAAACACAAAGATGAACGGTCATTACGTAAGCAACCTGCCATTCATAGATAAATGGGGCGCTCCCGACTACGAAAACAATATAAACAATTACCTGACGGACAAACTCGTCAGAAAAGCAAAGAAAGGGGAATAAATATGGGATTGGATATGTACTTAATGAAAGCTCCTCGACTGGACGGCGTAACAATTCAACAGGTATGTGCTACTGAAGAATGGTTCGGCTACTGTAAACGGCCGAACGAATATAGGACTTCTTCTTTTGAAGAATGGTGCGGCGCAAGCCAAGATGATCTTCCTTCGAAAAAAGTCATGGAATTGCTTCGTCCGTACTATGTCGAACGGTTTGCAAGTTGGGATACAAACCATGTATATCCGCATAGTGACATTATCCAGAATGTTGGCTACTGGCGAAAAGCAAACCAGATTCACAGATGGTTCGTCGACAATGTTCAGGATGGCGATGATGACTGCGATTACCACGAGGAATGCACGAAAGGCATCATCGAAGAGCTGTTGAACACCTGCAAACGAGTGCTCAATTCATCAAATCCTGTTTCGGAAGCGAAAAGATGGCTGCCGGTTCAGGAAGGATTTTTCTTCGGAAGTTATGAGTATGACGAAGATTACTTCGACGACCTCCGACACACTGTCGAAGTCCTCGAAAATGTTCTCGCAACTACGGATTTTGACAACGAAATGCTCTATTATGTGAGCAGCTGGTAAGAAGGAGGTGTCAAACATGACTGAATACCGCCACGAAGCAGTTGAGGTTTGCCCTCACTGCATGGGAGAAAACACGGTGCCCGACTGGGCACCGGAAGACGGCTGGCACACAACCTGCAAGCATTGCGGTGAACGAATTCTCTTGTGTGATGAATGCATCCACAGGGAAGACAATCCGAGAGCGTTTTGCGATTGGGGTGATGGCCGCTGCTTCCGTGATATGGGCAACGACCCGATGGTTGAATGGTTCGAGGTTATCCGGAAGGGTGTAGGTCATGACCGCAACGCAGCTTACTGGTCAGATATCCAAGGAGAAATCCTTTGTGCAACTGAAGGCTTTGCCGAGTTGATGGCAGACCGAATTGAAGAGCTTTACAGAAAACAGGGCGAAGATGTGATGCTCTCTACCGGCTACTACGACCCGGATGAAGATAAACGTAACCATGAAGAAGATGAATATACCGGTTATTGGTATGTTGAAATCATTTGAAAGGAGCAGCAACATGGATTTAATCGGAATCCTGAAGGAATTAGGTGCAGAAACGCCGTTCAATGAATCTGGCAGTTACACCGAGGAAGGATACAAGGCGGTTGATAAGCTCATGAGAATCGTTGATGGTCTCGATCAGATCGGTGCATTAGGCAAGACAGGCGACAAGTTGGAAGCATACATTGATGAAATCGTGGCGCTTGAATTTTGAAATACGTGTTTCATTGGATTGAGAAAGGAAATAGATTATGGAAAATCTAGTAATAGAAAAGGCAGCAAAGGACAAGGTTGCCTTATCTAAAGAATACGGAGTGTCAACGAGCTCTGTGGTTTGGATGGGAAACAACCACTACATCATCGTTAAAGATGGAGTGGAAATCAGAGTTTAAGATTTTCACAACAGAACAAAGCGATGAAAGGAACTCCGAGCTAAAACGGGTATTTGAGAGGAGCGACACCATGGTAAGAGTAAAATACACCGATAACACCGGATGCAATGATTCGATCACTGAATATCCCACGATTAAAGAAGCGTGGGAAGCAGTTTACCGTGAGATTGACGATGTTGCCGAATACTTCAGCGGCAGGGAACACCGCACGTTGCTGTTTCCGGATGGAGCAGAATCCTATGTCCCGGACGGTAACGAACGAGCGGAATGGAAAATTCTCAACGAGTTGGAAAGAGATGATTCTGCTTGTGCCGAAGCGTTCTGCGCGGCGATTAAAAAACTGGCAGCTTGCCCGGCTAATCTTGAGAACTTGGAATCATATTTGAGCCAGCATTTTGATGAATGGCTGGCCAAATATGCTCGAACTCCGGAAGAATTAACCGCAGAGATGAAAAACTTTGCAGAAATGCGTATTTGAGGTGAATACATATGACGTTAGATAAATATTTTGAAAAGCACTACGGAGATTTCGAATGCGAGTGTGAGTGGTATGTAGATCCAACGCCAAAATCGTGGAAATTCTATGTCCCGAGCCTTCACGTTGACATTGTATTATCTGAAAACGATGGAGAGGTAACCGAATTGAGGTTTTCTAAGCTCCCCAGTGACAGAGCTTTTAGGGATGTAGTTGTAGAAGAACTCTGGGACAATCTCGCTGATGTTCCCATCGACCCCGAAACGGAAGAGCTCGACGAGCCTTATTACATCTGGCCCAAAGGAACCGACAAGGAAGATATCTGGCATTGGTTCGACGAGCATCACAGCAAAGGCGTCGCATATCTTCTGGGATTTGCAGATTAAATGGTTGAAAGGAGGAAACGTTATGACCTTGATGGAAAAGCTCGAAGCCGCAGGCTATCCGCGAGAGGAAATGTACCATCATGAATCTGATCTATATGTGTTCATCACTCCGCTGACACATCGAGTGATTGACGAATGGTTCAAAGAGGAGGGACTCCACCGGCATTTGTTCGTCAGCACATTCAGAGATCAGATTACTGGTAAACCGATGTATGATGTTGCTTTCCAGTACACGCCAGCATTTGACCGAAGAATTTGAGATTTAAGGAGGTGCAAAGTAATGTATTTCAAAACAGTCTGGGGATTCAGCGGAACTGATGAGCAGAAGGAGCTGCAAAAGAAGCAGCTCCGTGACGTGCTGACGAAGTTGGGCGCTGATGTAAAGATGGACGATGTTGATCTCGACGGCGAAAAGGCGTTCGCGATCACCATCGAATCGTGAAGCGGGTATCTGAAAGGAGAGAAGACTATGAAAATCGAAGAAAAGATTGAGGAAATCCGCAAGCTCGTAAAGGAAATCAATTCCTACGATGACCTCCTCTTCATGTATGAGGGCGACCGTATTGATCTTGAATGCACAAAGTACGAGCTGTGGGAACTTTTGCAAAACTTATAAACACAAACAAAAGTTTCATAAGGAAGGAGAAAAATAAAATATGAAAATAAATGATAGATATGAAATTAGAGTGGTTGTAGTAGAACGGAAAGATGGAACTACTGGTGATGCATATGATAATTTCGAAGATTTCAAAAGAGAGCATCCTTTCAGTTCATATGAATTTGGATACGTAGTCTTTGATACTGAGTATGGATATGTTCCAGATAGTTGCAATGATTGGAATGATAGTCCAGAAGAAGCAATGTTTGATTATGAGGAAAATTGTAAATGAAACGATGAATAGAGCGGTGCTAAGATGAGAACTGATACAAAATGACAAACAAGAGTTTCAAAGGAGTGAGTCTTGTGGAAATTCGCTTAGAAACTGGTGTCTTTACTATCGGTGAGTATTCTATCGCTGGTAACTACGATGATGGATATACTGTCTGGAGAACGGCAGATGGTGAAGATTCTGATACCTTATATGATAATCTCTCGTTTGAACGGTGCATCGTGTGGTGTTTGAATAGCTAAAAATAATCGGAGGTGATAAGATGGGACGAAAAAAGAAACAGTCAGAAGAGTATCGTCTTCTGCCGGACGGTCAGATTTCGATGCGCTGCGGTGTTCCAATGCCGAGAAAATATCTCCGACCGAATCAAGAAAGGGTTGACAAGCTGGTTGCCAATATGGTTGATTATGCAATCAAATGCCAAAACGAATATGTGATAAAAGAATTATCCGACATGATTAGGGAGCCGAATTTCGATAAGGCGATGGAGCATTTTCAGAATGTGTCTGACATGAACGCATATTTTGAAAGGCTGTTAGCTATCGTCAATCCCTCAGTGTATGAGGAAATCAGCAAAGAAAACGGCAATCCAGACCAATAAAACGATGAACAGAGAGGAGAAAACACCATGGATGGAGCTTTCCAGAACAAATGCTTTGGCCTACCCGATGATTTTGATTGTGATAGCTGTCATTACAACGTTGGTTTTCAAACCAGCTGGGGCGGTGTTGTAGGTCCTTGCGGACAGCAGAATTGCTGGTACTCCTGCACAGCTTGTATGTATAACAACGGCGGTGAATGCTATGCAGAAGATATAGTTGAAGACGGCGATGAATAAATACAATTGGGAGGTGACTCTACATGATCAAAAACAGAGACTGCAAGCGATGCGGCCATAAAGTCAAGCGAGAAACCACGAAGGGATTACGGAAAGAATATCCGTATTATTGCCCTTATTGCGACGAGAACATGTACAGGTTTGAGACTGTGAAACATCGTTCTGAGAAGACGAATGGAGTGGAAATCAGAGTTTAAGATTTTCACAACAGCATAAAGCGAATGTTTGGATAAAATTCGTTTCCGGAATATATATATAGAGAGAAAGAAACAAATAAAGGAGAAAAAAGATATGAAGGATGAGCTTTGGCAGTATATTTTGGATAATTTTACAATTGATAATGATGGAAGAAAGATAATCTGCAATATCCTTGACTGGATTTGGCTTCAGTCGATTGATAAAGAAGATACAGTTAATACATTACTGATCCTTTTAGATGGAATTGGTATCGAAAAGGAAGAGATTGAGAAATTTGTTAACTGGGATTAAGCAATAAAGTGCGTATTGGGCATGAAAACGATGTTTAGGAGGTAATTATGAATTACATTGCATTACAAAAAGCTCAGGAAGAGCTCAATCTCACGCCAGCAGAAAAGGAACGCTACGACACTCTGACTGCAATGCACCATCTCGTAATGTGCATGAACGATGAAACTGCATACATGACGTGGATTTGGTCAGTTCCAGATGAAGCAAGCGCATATGACCTTGCCGATATTGCTAAGGAAAAGGACGAGTTTGACGGTGTCGTAAGACTTTTCAAAAAGCTCTGGAAGAAATACGCCGCAAGCGATTCCGGTTTATGCATCGGAAGAACAACCTATTAAAATTGAATCCGTATAAAATAATGACACAAGCAGGAGCCAACAGCTCCTGCTTTTTATATCCAAATAGGAGGTATACATCATGAATAATAACATCAAGGAAAAAATCGCAAAGCTCCTCGCACTGGCAGAGTCCCCGAATGAAAACGAAGCGAAAGCCGCTCTTCTCAAGGCTCGCGCCCTCATGGCTCAGCATAAGCTCCGTCCGGAAGAGTGCACCGGCAAAAAAGAAAAGGTCGTGACCAAGGTCCTTGCCGATATCAAGTGCACGACAATGACCGACTTCTGGATTTACAAGCTGAGCGACGTGATTGCCAAGCATTATTGCTGCAAGAATTACTGCCGCAAACCGCCGCGCAGCAAGGCACTCACGATTATTTTGATGGGTCTTGAAAGCGATATTGAAATCGCCGAGCGCATCCTCCGCTACTCAATCGACTGCGTCAAGAGGGAACAGCGCACCATTCATCACACGAGAAAGTGGCAGGGTTACAGCGCAACCGATATACGCCTTGCCTGCAACGCTTACGGCGACGGCTTCGTTGCCGGTCTCGATCAGGAATACCAGAAGCAGGACGCCGAGCATCAGGAGTGGGGACTGGTCATGATGACGCCGAAGGATGTGCAGGACGCCTATGGCAATCTCAGCATGAAAACGAGCACTTCCCATGCAAGAACCGCCGGTGCCTGGGCGAATAAGTACCGTGATCAGGGTGTAGAGCACGGACGTTCTTTCAAACCCGACCAGCGTCTTCACAATACCGCAATCGCAAGATAAGGAGGAATCGTTATGATTGTATTCGCAGTATCTCAGCTTCGCAGTTATTACGACTGCGGAGAACGATATTTTGGCACCGAAGGTATTTTTCTTACTTACAAGGAAGCAAAGGAATTTATCAAGCAGGAGATTGACGATATCATCTCCGGTTCTAACATAGACGACCATGAGACATTCTTCGGCTCGGACGACGAATTCGAGGACGAGGTGTCTTTGACTGATAATTCCATCTCGAGTTTCGGTCACAAGTTTCAATGGGATATTTCGCCTGTTACATTGAAAAAATCTGTGAAACAGAAGGTTTTCGAAACCATCCAGCACGAAAACGATATTGAAGATATCAAAAATACTATCGAGGTCGAAGACGATCTGCTCTACGACCATATCCGCGATATTCCGATTGACACCATGAACCGTATGGCATACCTCAAACGCGAGAAGGAAGACAACGGCATGGCGTGGAACGATGCCGCATCCGCAGCATTCCATGAAGTAATCAACCAGCGGTAAATAAGGAGTGTATACATCATGACTATCAATACCAATATCAAGATCAGCCCGGGCAATTCCAAGATGGGAGCAATCCCGTCCGTCAGCCTGCCGGCCATTAAGACCTGCCGCGACTGCAAGTGCAAAGAGAAGTGCTACGCAGCCAAGTTGGAGCGTCTGAGACCGACCGTAAGAAACGCCTACCAGCATAACCTCGAGGTGCTCCAGAGCAATCCTGAGACGTTCTGGCGTGAAGTAGAGGCAACCGTAATGCTTAACCGGTACTTCCGGTTTCACGTCAGCGGCGACATTCCGAGCAAGGATTATCTGTTCCACATGATCGGTATCGCCGAGCGCAATCGGCATTGCGAAATCCTGTGCTTCACCAAGCGATATGATTTTGTAAACGCTGTCCTGAGTGACGGCAAGCATATCCCCGACAATTTACATCTCATTCTTTCCGGTTGGGTTGACCTTGAAATGGTCAATCCTTTTTCTTTACCCGAAGCGCACGTTCGCTTCAAGAATGGCACGACAACCGCAAGAGCAGATGCAAAGCCGTGCAACGGCAATTGTGCCGAGTGTGCAATGACTGACACCGGTTGCTGGACACTAAAGCGCGGCGAGCAGGTTGTGTTCAACGAGCACTAAACCGACCGAATGAAAACAACAAATCCGACCGATTGGAGGTAATCAAAATGAAAAAAATCTATGTTCTGCGCTACTGGTACGATAATGAAGATCATTCCGGCGGTGAGGTAATCGCCGCCAGTGAGAATCTTCACACGCTGAACAGCATTATGCGTGACAGCGTAAAGCGCAGCGGTGTTCTGGATGAGGAGGAAATCGAGTGGGACGAGGACGAAACCGAGTTCCTGACTGACGATCCCAACCAGATGTACGTCTGTTACTCTTTTTATTGCAGTCCCCGCAATTACGCTAAAACTGTGTGGGAAATCACCGAAGTCGAAGTGAAATAAGGAGAAAACGACATGAAAAAGATCTTCAAATGCACCGAATGTGGCAAGACCTTCACCCTTGATGATTGCGAGCTTCCCGAGCCGCGCACCATCAACGATGACACAGAGCAGGAAAGGATTATCTGCGACACTTGTTTTGATAATATGTGGAATAACGATGACCTCACTCATTGTGATAACTGCGGAATCTGGTTTGAGAACAAGCTCATTCATGAGGAAATCATCGGCGACCATTGTTTCGCTCCGTGTCCGAAGTGTGACCGCGATATCATCGACGGCATGACGCGAGAAGAGCTCCTCGACGAAGAGAACCCGAGCTTCGCAGTTACTTTTGCCTACGATGACGGCGACAATGCCACTTATCTCTTCCCGACGGAAGAAAAGCGTATCGTGTTTATCGACCAGAGGATCAGAGACCTCAAGGAAGATGGCGCCTATCTGGGTTCGACCAGCATCCATCCCGATGAAATCATTGTCATCACCGAGGACGCAAATAAGGAAAAGCACCGTATGCAGATCATTAAGAGCAACATTTATCGATAAGGAGAATATTTATGAACGACAGAGACATTCGCCGCGGCGACATTTTTTACATCAAGAACGATGACAACGCAGTAGGCTTCGAGCAGAAGAAAACCCGACCGGCCATCATCGTATCCAACAACGCCAACAATCGCGCTTCCGGCGTGGTAGAGATCGTGTATCTTACCACTTCGCAGAAGCACCGTCCGCTTCCGACCCACATTCGAGTTCGCGGTTACGTTCCGTCCATCGCTCTCTGTGAGCAGGTTGTGACGGTCGATGTGAGCCGCCTGATGGAGCGAATCGGTTCCTGCAGCTACGATGAAATGGAAGCGGTCAATTGCGGACTGGCGGTTTCGCTCGGCTTAAAGAGCGTAAATAGTTACTCGTATCAGCAGGTTAGAAGTGAAAAGCCGTGGTTATTTGCCAAATAAATTGTTCACAAATTATTAACAGGTTTCCGCGTCCTTTTTTCGGGTCAGACGTATAGTAGATAGTATAGGGAAAAAACTCGGAGGACAAAGAAAATGAAAGAAAATACCAATCGAGTGAGCGACTTTCCGTTCATTCGCTTTCCGGCAGCACTGGTCAAGCTGCCCTGTTTCAAATCACTTTCCGCTGATGCCAAGCTCCTGTACGCCTTAATTGTAGACCGCTTCAATCTCTCTATCGCGAATAAATGGCGAGATGAAAACGGTACGCCGTATGTCTATTTTTCCATTGACTCAGTGATGGAAAGCATTGGCTGTGCAAAGGCAAAAGCGGTCAAGCTGATGGATACGCTCGAAGATTGGGGTCTCATTCGCAGAGCAAAACAAGGGCTCGGCAAGCCGAATCGTATCTATGTTCTCGACCCGGCCTTGCTCGACCAGTTCGAAAACCGAACCACTTTATCCACAAGCTCATCCACAGACCAGTTTGATTCTGATACTACTTTATCCCCAAACCGGTTTGAAAATCAAACCGGTTCAGACCAGTTCGATTCTGATACCAGTTCGATTATCAAACCCAAGAAGTTTGATTTTCAAACCCCAGAAGTTTGGAAATCGAACCCTAATCAGACTAAGTATAATCAGATTAAGTCTAATCAGACTGAAATGGAAGAGAGAGAAACGAAAGTCCCGGCTCTGGTCAGCGGCGTTATGAACCAGAATGCAAAGGAAATTCTTTGCAGAAGTTTTGACGAAGCCTTAGTGAAGCGGACAACCAGTCTGCTCTATGAACTCGTAGCAACACCGAGCCAGCACGTTCGCGTTGATAACACACTGACAAGCGGTTACGCTCTCAGCCAGCACTTGGCTAACATCAGCGTAGAACAAATCCAGTTGGCGCTGAATAACTTCACAGCAAGAACATGTCCTGCAGCAGAGGAACGAGATTACTTACTGACAGCATTGTATGATGCAGCTAAGAATAACAGAACAGCATAAGGAGAATGACACATGAACAAGATGAACCGCAAGCAGCTCAGCGACCTGATCAGCCGTATCGAAACCATCCACGAGGAACTGGATGAGATCAAGGACGGTGAGGAAGAGAAGTTTGACAACATGCCGGAGAGCCTGCAGGACAGCGAGAAGGGCGAAGCACTTTCCGAGATCATCGATTTTCTCGATTCCGCATCGGAGAGTCTGAACGAAAGCGTCGAGAGCATTCAGAGCGCAATCGACAACTGACACATAAGCAGCGAAAGGAGATTACACAATATGGCAGCGGAAGTAATTAAACTTTATCAAGACGAGGACGTAGAGCCGTTGCAGAACATGACGCGGTATGCAGCGATTGACTACAATCTCCTTGCCTCCGCTCTGGCTGACGAAATGGAACGCCGCCAGAAAGCAGAGCAGGCTCAGAAGAAAGCCGCCAGAGCAGAAGCCTCGGTCAAGCGCCGTACAACGGTCGGCGCGAATGGCACGGTCGATCCCATCCGCAACAAAGAGGACATCCTCAAGATTGCACAGTATTTCTATGACAAAGGTCAGCTCCGCAACGCAGCAATGTTTATCATTGGCTGCAATATTGGTCTTCGCGGCAAGGATTTTTGTGCAATCAAGATCGGAGATATTCCGGAGAACGGTGTGTATCGCTTAAAAGAAAGGAAAACCGGCAAATACAGAACGGTGGTGCTTAACAGTTTTGCAATGCAGTGCTACCGCGAATTAGTGGCTTCGATTCCCAATCATACGGACGAAACGCCATTGTTTATCTCTCAGAAAGGGGAAAATCAGAGCATTAAGCGTGGTTCGTTCGCCAGAATCCTCCGCAATGCCGGCAAGGATTTGAATCTGCCGTACAAGCTCGGCACGCACAGCATGAGAAAAACGTTTGGCTACCACTTGTTCATGGACAACCAGCAGTCGCCGGAAATTCTGGCCTATCTGCAAGAAATGTTTGGACATACAAACAGTCGAGTAACCTTGCGTTACATCGGCTTAGAAGAAGAAAAACGAAATAAGCTGTACGAGAACCTCAACTACGGCTTCACACTGGATGATATCAAAGACAAAAACATTACAGAGAACGAGGAGAAGTGAACGTAATGGCAAAAATGCGAGTACCCGAGCGCGGCTCTGAGGAAGAGCGCCGCTATTATCTCACGAAAGAAGGTCTTAAAGATTTCGACAGCTACAAGGAGTTCGACTGGCGTAGAGCTTTAGAGCTCCTGTTCGAGGATGCTCCTGGCGTAAACTGGTGGGATTGTAGCGCAAACGATTTTAAGGAGCTTCGTGACAAAGGAGTGATCACTGAAGAAGAGTGCGATCTGGCGCTTAGCATTGGTTCCAGAATGCTTTCGCAGGCACTTCATTTCCCGGAAACGCCGCTTCACGAAAAAATTCTGGTTGTGCTGTTCGGAGGCCCGTGGTCGATTTACCTTTGGGTGTTCATTGCACTTGTAGTGCTTCAGTGTATGTTTGTGAGTTAAAAATTACGATAATTACGATAATGACAGATTTACGATAAGGAGATAATTTTTATGAGTAAGAAAGTACTGAAGAGAGGTTCGGCAGAAGAACGGTGGTATTATACCACCAAAGAGGGTCTTGACAGCGTTGACATCGATGATGATTTTGATTGGCGGAGAGGCATGGAGTTGTTGTTCGAAGATGCCCCGGAAGTCAACTGGGAGCATTGCAGCATGGAAGATTTTCAAGCTCTTCGTGATGCAGGTGTTATCACAAAAGAGGAATGTGATATCGCCTGTGAAATCGGAGCAACTATGATAGCTCATAAATTCTGCAGTGCACAGGCGAAAACTTCGCTGTCCGATAAGATAGCGTATCTTCTGTTCGGCGGTGGTTATTCTGTGTACATCTGGTTGCTGATTGCGGCAGTTATCTCAGGAATTTATAGAGGGTTGTGCGGATAAGGAGGAATAGCAATGTTACCGGGATTTCAGTTGCTTTTAGGTCTGGGTGCTCTGTTCACAGCAGATGCACGCCAGCGGGCAGAACAGGCTAACAGACCCGATCAGGCCACGCCGGAGAGTATGGCTCTGTTCGAAAAATATCTGGATATCAGGGCAAAAGCCATTGAGTATCCAGACGAAGATTGGCCCAGATATCGTATCGCTAATAAAGGATTCAAAACAAACTGGAAGCGTCTCGCAGGGTATTGGAACACTAGTATCCACGGATTGCAGATTGAATATTTCGAATGGAAGTGTGAGCAACTCGGAATTGAATTTAATTATAAGCTAGTGCATCGTGTCTATCACCGTGATGACGTAACGGGCAGAGGATGGCATTATCCCGAATACGATATCGAGCCGTATTATCCGATTGATGAATCCATCGATCCTCGCGTAAAAGAAGACAAGGAGAAGAAGCGCAAAGAAGAGGAAGCTATGCGAAAGCAGGAAGCCTACTTGAACAGCGACGAGCGTAAAAAACTTGACGATGAAATCCGACAGCGCCGCGCCGCTTACCGGGCAGAACGTCTGGCCAGAGAAGCAGCAGAAAAGCGAAAGTAAAAACGACGCAGAAGTGAGAAGTCCCAATATTGGGACTTCTTTCTTTTGCATGAAAAACTTACCATTGCATAGACAAGGTAAAAATGGTATTATAAGCATATCGGAAAATACGAACACTTGTTCGATAAAATGGAGGAGCAGCCATGACCACAATTTTCTTTAATGACTGGAGAAGTTTGAATCATTTTCTCCAAGAAGGGAACTTCATCAGCCTCGAGATGGAGCTTTCCCATCAAAAAAATGATACAGCCGCAATCGAAATGATTTGCGATTCGGTTGAACCGTTGGAAAACGGTGTGTACTTAGCAGCCGTGATGACCGGCAAGGTCTTCATCGAAGGCGACCTGCTCTGGGCGGTTGCAAAAGAAACCGAGCCGGACATTTTCTTTCTCAGCCTCCGCGTAGCAGGGCAATCTCCGTATTATTTCACGGTCGGTGTCGGAGAAGACGAAGACTGCTGATAACCTTGTTAAATTCCTCGTGTTTGTGTTATAATAGCCGTATCAGTATGAATGCGAGGAATTGCAGTATGGACGGTAAAAGCGATTACGAAAGCCTGCGAAAACAATATACGAGTTCGTTATCCTCCCTCAGCAAAAAAATAATGGAGAGCATATTCAGAAGTGCAAAGCCGATTGAGTTTTCTTCTGGAAAGCCGATGGAACGGTTTTCGGGAGCAGAATGGAGAGAACTGTTCCGACAGGCAGTGTGGGATAAACCAACCACGTCAAAATATAGACGCCGCGATATTCATAACTACGGAGTTTTTCTTGTTGAAAATGGTGCCAGCTTTGATTTTAATGCTCTGGAAGAAACCACCGGGCAACAGGCAGAATCATGGGGCAAAAGGTATTTTATCTCATTCGAAGAAATGGAGCGTACATTTTTAGAGCTTCCATTTCGCGGAGGAAGTTACAACAAGAAGGCTTTGGTTCTCGCGTTATTATCTCTTGGCCTGCAAATGAAAGAGATCGCGGCATTGAATAGAACTGCGGTAGATGAGAACAAACGGACAGTAAGAGTTGAACGTCTAACAATCGAAGATGTTGAACCATTTGTATTTCGTTTCCTCCCTCTGACAGGAGAACAGCTTATACAGACGCAATCACAGTCTCCGGTGACAGAGAAGACGGTTGAGAACATTGCATACCGAGTGTTCCGTCAGCAGGAAGCTAAAGAATTGTCTCGCTCTATTGCTCCGAAGAATCTTGCTGAGTCCTATTTTTTCTTAAAACTGAGAAAGTATGAAAGAATATCCGGCGAGTTAATCGAGAATCTGGCTAAAAGGGAGTGGTTTTACGAGCAATGCCGCAAATGGTCTGGATTGGTCGATGATAAAATTATCTTTTCATCCTTAATTCGTGACTATAACAGACTTAAAAAGCTCGAATGAGTTGTATACTATCACTAAGAACGGCTATATAGCCGTTCTTTTTTTGTGCAATTAACCAAAACGAAAAAACTTTCAAAATTCGCGTCCCAAAAACGCGATTTTTGTATAGTAGTAAGTGTAAGGGAAATCGAGTAACGTATTCTACACAAAAAGGAAGAATTGACACCATTTATGAAATCACAAAGGAAGAATTGACACCATCCCTTGCGAGAAAACCAGATTCGGAGGGATTGCAGATGATTGATGAAAGCCAATATCAAAAAGCGCTGCTCTTGTTTGAGCAGCATGACAAGATCAGATATTTCGTTATCCGCAAATATTACCCGACCTTGCTCTACAACGAGGATGTGGAGCAAGCGACAAAATGCGGATTGTGGCGAGCGGCCGTGACATACGACCAGAATAAGGATTGTACATTTTCCCATTATGCAATTTCCTGCATTATGGCGGAGATGGTTCCCTACACCAGAACCATCAATAAGCACAATAAAGCTACGGATAACGCGATCAAATGTTCCGATAAAAATCGCCGCCCAATGAATTCGCCGGATGACGTCCTCTGCATTGACCTGCTGGACTTCCTCGCTCGGCTTCCAAGTGATCTGAAAGTTGTAGTCGATTACCGAAAAGTCGGCTATCGCTCTGAAGAAATTGGTCAAATTCTCGGAATTACAAAGCGGTCGGTTGACCGCCGACTGGTAAAGGCTCTGAGAATGTGGCATAAATTCATCGGTGATTCGTGCGCGGCATAACCTCGCGGGGCGAAAGCCCCGCAAAATATGCGCCTGTGTTGTAATGGCAGCAAATCAGCTTCCCAAGCTGAGAGTGCGGGTTCGATCCCCGTCAGGCGCTCCACCCCGAAAGGGGTCATTGTTTAACTCTCCGACAATCCGGAAAGACGGACGGCGGCGTGGAATGCGCCGCAAAAATGCCGGCGTGGTTTAATGGTAAAACAACGGACTTATACCCCGTCTTGCCAACAGATTATTGGATGATTTCGGTTCGAATCCGAACGCCGGTACCAATATGGAGGACGAACTGAGAAGGATGTCAGAGCAACGGCGTGTTGTGTGGCTGATCACCACGGGTTCGAATCCCAAGTCCTCCACCACCGACGCAAGTCGGTAACTCCTTTCAATGCTGGGAGGCGGCAACGCCTCCAAACCACCCATTAACTCAACTGGCAGAGTAATCGGCTTTTAACCGATAAGTCCCGAGTTCAAACCTCGGATGGGTGACCACGTCCGCCGCGCAGGACAAAAATAATTCAAATTGGAGGAACTCCCAACCAAGGTTTCCAAGCCGCGCGGGGCACGACGTTGCCCAGACGTCAACAATTTCATAAACGGGTTGCCCGCCCCGTCAGCGGGTGATCTGCTCTCGTAGCTCAAGGCAGAGCAGGGCGATGTCGGTTCGATTCCGACTGGGAGCAGCACATAGAGGAGTGGTGTAACGGTCAGCACGCAGGGTTCTAACCCCTGAGCAGGTGACACCCTGCGTCGGTCTGGGTTCGAGTCCCGGCTCCTCCGCCAGAGCAAAAAAAAGAAAGTCGGTGAAGCAGTGTTAGAGAAAGAATATGTCCTATACCATTCAAAGAAAAAGCGATATGTCGCTATTGACAGTAAAGCAAGACCGACATTTGTGTTCGATCCGGCTAAAGCAAAAGCATTCACGCACACGGCGGCTAAGAATTTTCTCCGAGTAAATGCCCGCGGCGAATTCAAAAACTGTCGTATCGAGCCAGTAGATGAGAAAGTCAGACAGCAGCTTGTACCGACTGTGAACGCGGCGGTTTCCCAGAGTAATGTTCTGCAAAAGATCATCGACGACCTTTCGATTACGGTGCATGACTGTGATCTAAAGATGGTTGACTTGTACCACTTCGCTGGAAACAATCCCAAACTTCCAGCGCATCGCGGCTACAAAATCTATAAAAAACTGGCCGAGCTTGTGCAGGAACGAGCCAAAGCCAAGGCACAAATCCAAGCCATTAAGTCAGCAATGACTTATGAATATGTACCATACAACCCAAGAACCGAGCTTTATAACGAGCTCGACAAAATGTGAGGTGATTAAAATGCCAACCCTTGTCGTAAATTTGTTCGGCGGCCCCGGAAGCGGTAAATCTACCGGTGCGGCGTATGTTTTCGCAAGATTGAAAATGCTGGGGTATAACGCTGAACTGGTAACCGAGTTTGCGAAAGACAAAACTTGGGAGAAAAACGAAACCGCTCTCGCCGCACAGGACTACATCACAGCAAAACAGCATTACAGACTACGGCGCTGTGCTGGTCAGGTAGATGTCGTTATCACAGATTCTCCGTTGCTTCTTGGACTGGTTTATCTTAATAAAGATGACCCATGTTACGGAGAGGTGTACAAGCAGTACACGCTGAACATTTGGAACACCTACAACAATCTCAATTACTTTCTGGCTCGAGTGAAGGAATACAACCCGGCAGGACGTAACCAAACAGAGACTGAAGCTGATGGTGTCGCCGAGCTAATCCTGAAAACCTTGAACCAAAACGGCATCGAATTCCAATACACAACCGGAGATATGGTCGGCTATGACCGTATCGTAGAAGACGTAATCGACCAACTGAAGAACAAAGGAGACTGAATATGAACAAGCACGCACTTCGACGAGCGGCGGCCGCAGCCGCCTGTTTGACCACTGTACTTACCGTAAGCGCCGGAGCAGTAAGCTCCGCGGACATCAAGAAGGATCTTGATAAGGCGCTACAGCAGCGCAATGCAGCGCATCAGCTCGCAGAGAATGCCCGCGCACTCGGCGCAGAAGAGCATCATTACACCATCTGGTACGCCAAGCAGATGTGGAATGAGCATAACGAAACCGTTATCGACCTGACCGCGCAGTACAACGCAGCGGTTGCTGAGGAAAAGAAAAAGGCCGAGGAAAACTCCAAGGGTCGGCTTCTTGGACGTTATAAGCTGACTTTCTACACGGGCGCCGCTGATGAAGGTGGAAGTATTACCGCTCTCGGAACACCGGTGACGCCGTGGTACACGGTGGCGGTTGATCCGCGAGTGATTCCTCTCGGTTCCAAGATTCGCATTGAAGGTTACGATGGCATCTTCTACTGCGCTGACACAGGGTCGGCCATTCATGGTTCGATTATCGATGTTGCCGTCGGCAGTAAATCCGAAGCAAGTCGCCTCGGCATCCAGTATCGTAACGTTTATCTCGTGGAGTAAGGAAGCAGACGATGGTAGTTCACAAGATAAAGTATTTTCTCGGCGGGGTAATCGCAGCCGTCCTTTTAATTGCAATGGCGGCTTGCGAAACGCAGCCTGCGGCGGCGAGCTTTGAAAATTCAACCAGTCTGCAAGCGCAGTTTGTGATGGTTTACGACAGCTACGGATATTCCATCGTGTACAACGCGGCCAACAGGGTGATGTACGCAGTATCTTCTGGTCCTTCTAATGCCGGAACGTTTACACTTCTTGTCAACGATGATGGTTCGCCAATGATTTGGAAGGGCTGATTCCATGAGTAAAAGCGTATATCTGGCTGCCGCCATTCTGGTCTTGTTCCTGCTGGCGGCAACCGCAGTAAGTGTTATTTGAGGTGAGCCACTATGAAATCTGAATTTGGCATCTTAGGCGATGGCGAAAAGCACACGGTTACCGTTCTCGTCGATGGTTTCCGGTTATTCAAGATCGAAAATCCAGAGATTGAAGTAACCGTTGATCAAACAGAAGCTGTAAAGCAAATCGCTCCGGGCGTTTTTGAGAAAAAAATACTCGCAGACTCCGTTATTGCCAAAGTAGAAATCAAGGGCAGATTTGACCCGACCACAGAGATTACGTTTGGAGGGAATTGACACGATGAAAAAATACATCTACCGTCCACAAAGAGGAGGACTCGCAGAGGCGATGAAGGAAGTTAAGGAATTTGATACGGTCGATGAACTCAGGTCTCATGTAGCAAGCCATTTCAATGATATTTCTCCTGACTTAGTGAATCCAGACGATGTAGTAATTGACGAAGAATCGAGAAGCGATCCGCGAATTGGTTGGGGAAATGAGCATATGGTTTTGATCAACAAATGTGGCGGCACTGATTTTATCCAAGAATATGGCTGCGGGCAATGTGTTGGCTTTGTGAATATCAATACGTTTGGAGGCGATTAAAGTGGACTTTCATGTAGGTGAATACGTAGAATTAGCCGATGGCAGCGTTGGTTATATTGTCAGGTTTTATGACAGCAGCGATTATGCCGGTCTTGTAAGATTGGGACGTAAAACAATCGAAGTGAGGATAACGGCACCAGAAAAGGATGAAGGGTCTCTTAGATCGATACTTGTGTACGAAGGAGATTCTCTTTCTGATTATTTCGCTCGGGTAGGCAACAGAAAACTGAGAGAAGACAAAAAGAATAAAATCAAGCCGGTCAACACTGATGGAGTTTTCGTCAGCCAGGCAGAGCTCTTGATTACCAACAAAGTAGACGAATTAGTCGAAGCAGTCAACAAAATCAACGAACAGTTAGCGAAGGAGCGATAAAAATGGCAGAGAAGAAACCCACGTTCTACATGATGGTCGGCGTGCCGGGTTCCGGCAAAACCACCTACGCCCGCCAGATTCCGAATGCAACCGTGCTCTCCAGTAACGATATCCGTGCTGAGATCGGAGCAGACGGCGGCGACAAGAAGATGCACAAACAGGTCTTCGATATCCTGCATGAGCGCACAAAGGAAGCACTTTCCGCTGGCAACGATGTTGTTTACGATGCAACGAATCTGCGTCATACGCGCCGCGCCGATCTTCTGGATGAGATTAAGGGATTGGCCAGCCGCAAGGTTTGCATTTATTTTGCAATCCCATTGGGACAGGCGTTGTCCCAGAACGCCGACCGCGGCACGCCGGTTCCGGAAGAAGTCATCAAGCGCATGAATCTGGAGCTGTGTGAGCCGAGAATTGATGAGGGCTGGGATGAAATCAAAGTCATCCGTAGCCTGCCGGAGCGCAACATCGACCGTATCCGCAAGATGACGGTTCGGAAGATGGCAGAATTCTTAATAAACGAGTGCAGTGATGCTGTTGATCACGTTTTCGCTTACGCATCCGCAGAAAGAAAGGACTTGGTTGCTGATTGCGTCGATTGGCTGAACCGTCCTGCCGAGGATTAACCCATGTTTTTTGATCTCGGAGAAACCTACAGCGTCATCATTGAGCAGTACATCGGAAATACGTTGGTCAGCCGTCAGCAGACAGCCGCACCGAAAGAATTTCTGATGATGCAGTTTATGGGGCTATGTGAGGAAGCCTCTCGTCAGCCGCAGCCAATCAAGCTGAGGATGGTTCGCTATGAAGAGGAATAGAATCAGCTTGAACAGCAGGTAAAGCGGCTCGAGTTCAGCATTGAATTTCGTAATAACAGATTCGGAGGCTGATTATGAGAAGACAAACGTTAAATCGACTGGGCGACATCGCCGCAGGGATGCTCTTCGCGCAGTAATGCTCATTCCGGCGTTCCTCTACGTTTGGGGTTACGGCATATGATCGGCGAGATTTTCCAATCGTTTCCGAACTTCACCCAGAATATGTGGAACGGAAACGAACCGAACTGCAAAGGTCATGATATGGTCGGCGGCAGGCAATCGCAGAAGTGGACATTCCGATACGGCAATGCAGAAACCTTTGAAGACCGTATCCTGTGTGCCAGCTTCAGCCTAAGCCCAAAGGTGACGATTTCAATCGTCGGCGACACGCTGAATATCTTGGATTTTCGTTACAGCGGAAAATTCGACGAATGGAGTTACTGTAATAAGCCGACCTGCTGTATTCATGGAACATTTATGGCTGCTCACCAGCACGAACTGGAGCCTGAGCGGATAGAAAAATACCTGAACACAAACATCCCAGACTGTAAAATTTGGGATATGATTCAGGCAAGAGCAAAAGAATTGTACAACCAAAGTCAAGTTTGAGATGAGAACGAGCTTACGAAACGGAGATTTGGCGAGTAAAACAGAGGAATGGGAGGAAAACAATGGCTGAGTATATTGAGCGTGAAGCGGCGGAAGATGCAGTCGGAGAAGCGCACCTAAAGGGGCTTAATCCGCTTTGGGAGTTGCGCGACGTTCCTGCCGCCGATGTTGTGCCGGTGGTGCGGTGGATTCCGATAACCGAACGCCTGCCAAAACCCGAAACCGAAGTGATGATCGCCTGCAACAGAAACGGATGGCGATTTATTGCAACAGCAATCCATGAAGACGGAACACTGTTCAAAGAAGACAGCGATTGGTTCTGGAATGACATCTGTGAGTATGGCCGTTATGACGAAGAGCGTGACGATTACATCATCCCGGAGGGCTGGTGGGAAAGCAGATGCTTCACGCCGGATGATGTTTATAACTGCCCGGTAGATTGCGAAGTAACCCATTGGATGCCGATGCCGGAGTTGCCGGAGGAGAAAAACGATGGCGATAAGTAAGAAAATCCGCGAAGAAGTATACCGCAAATACGACGGGCACTGTGCTTATTGCGGCAGAGAGATTGCATACAAAGATATGCAAGTAGATCATTTTCTCCCGCTGAGGGCATGGAGAATTGAAGATGCGGGGACAGATGATATTTCGAATCTCATGCCGTCCTGTCGAATGTGCAATCATTACAAGCGAGCCCATACGCTGGAAACATTCCGGCGCTACATCGCGGAAATTCCGAGAAAGCTGCGCGAAAATTACATCTATAAGGTTGGCGTAGTTTACGGGAATGTGATCGAGAATGAAAAGCCGATTGAGTTTTACTTTGAGAAGCAGAAAAGTGCAACTCATTTGGGAAAGGGGTGCGAAAATGGCTGATCACGAAAAGATTAAAACCTGTTTTGCGCAAATCATCGTAAATAACAGTGAGGACAAGCCGTATTACAGCATTATGTACTGGGAAAACGGTGAAATGAACATCGGCTTCAGCTCGTATAGGTTGGATTATGTACGGCGGTGGCTGAACGAAGAATTTGAAGTAAAGCGTAATGTAGATGTTGTGCCGGTGGTGCATGGAAAGTGGATTTCATTCTTGGACGGCGACCATATCATGCCGGAACGATACTACCGATGCTCACGTTGCGGCAGAGTAGAGAGTAGACGACAGCCGTATTGCCATTGCGGGGCCAAGATGGACGGTGCGGAATGAAGATATACCAAAATCCGTGGGTGACGAGAGAAAGCTACTTTGTGAAAACCGGTACTGCAAAGTCAGCAAAGATGGAGGCGGCAAAATCCAGTGGATACTCTATTTATTTTTGGAACGGCAAGTGGGTTGTCCGCAAGACGGCTTATTATAACAAGAGCCTATCTGAAATGCCTGTTGTTTGCGAAAACAAATGCAGCTTGCAGGCGCGAATTGACAAGGCGATTGTGGATGCGGTTCTTGGGTTTGTAGAGGCGGCGAAGATGGGCGGCGGTGAAGACAATGATTGAACTGAAACCGTGTCCCTTCTGCGGTGGAAAAGCTCGCCTGTTTGTAAGCAACGGCGTGAGAGTGCTCTGCACCAAATGCGGTGCAACCACATGGACTGCAGCCGACAGCGAGCGTGTCGGAACGAGTGCGGTTGAGGATGTAATTAAGGCATGGAATAGGTGGGTGGACAATGGCTGAATACATTAAGCGAGATACTGCCATAAGAGCGGTGATGGCGGCGAAATGGGTGGACGGTTCCGACGGTGCCATGGCAATGGAGATTGTTGCCTCGCCGCCCGCCGCCGATGTTATTCCAAGACCGCGTTGGATTCCGGCAGACGAAGAATTGCCGCCGGAGGGCAAACATGTCCTTTGTTGGTACGAGTATTTCCGCTATGGGGGTTACAACCGCATGTACCAAACTTTTGGCATCGGGTATCGGTTCTGTGAGTACTGGGGCGGAGAAGTCGCGCAGGGACGGGATGCAAAGGTTTTGGCGTGGATGCCATTACCGGAGCCGCCAGAGATGGACGGAGGTACAGAATAATGCGGAATCCGTGCAAGGACTGTATCTATTGCCACAAAGAGAATAAAACTTGCCAATCGAAGAAATGCGCTACTTATGGCGACGGAAAAGTATCTTGGATTGATAGATTATTTTGTCCTCCGCGCAAAATGGACGGAGGTGCTAACAATGGATAAACTGAAACCTTGTCCGTTCTGTGGAGGGACAAAATTGAAAATCGACAGCAAACGAACTTTTCAGTATGGAGGGAAGAGGCATTGTTCTGTTACTGTAAGGTGTATGCAATGTCACGCGAGAAGTCCTGTTGTTGGTATCAACATGCCTGATGGGCGGTATAACGAGCGCGAAATTTGTGAAAGAGCTGTAATCGAAGCATGGAACAGGAGAGCGGACAATGAATTTAGCAAACAAGCATTTGGCGGCCGGGTTAATCTGTGAAAAGATGTTTAATCCGATTGAGACAACGTGCGATCTGTCACTTTTTTCTGCTGATGAGCGCCGTTTGATTGAGACAATCGTACAAAGCATTATGAAGAATATGGACGGAGGTGCAGACAATAGCTGAATATCATGTTGGCTGTGGTGCTTTCGGTATTTACGCAGGAACGCTTGAACCAAAGAACAAATCCATGTGGCGCAACCAATCGGACGTTACTGAAGAAGCGATTGAAGCCGTTCGTGACTATATGGTGATGGAACTGCTTGGTGGTTTTGATTGCTCTAAAGCATCATCAAGCGGATGGGCGTGGAAACTCAAAGATGGTCGGAGAGTTGAACTTCGTGTAACGATTAAGGAAGATGAAGAAAATGGCAATCAGCAATAAAAAATTATTAGAAGCTGTTGAAACCATTGGCACATTCTGCGAAGAACAACCATGTTGCCAAAGCTGTATTTTGCCGCAGCTTTGTGCAGATGGTTGGAACTGCTGTATGAAGTTATGTATTGCTTCTGAATTATCAGAAGCAATGGCAAACGAGGACGGCTAATGAAAAAATCAAAAGCGCTTGCGACATATGAAAGTATAAGTAAATACCGTCATATGTCAAGTATTGAATTTGTAGAAAAGGAATTGGGAGTCAAACTTCTTCCCTATCCAGCTGAATTAACCACCAGACGATTAAGGAGAAACAAACTTGAATCCAGTATTCTATGCGCTTTGTATCATCGCCGGGGTATTTATCTGGGCCTGCTGCGCTTTTATGTTTAAGAGGCTCGGCAGTGTTCTGACAAACATTTTCGGCGATGCGATAAAGGAAATGTCCGATGAGGACGAAAATAACAAAAACGAAGGAGAAAACAAACATGAGTAAGGGTGCAATCGGCGGCGTCGTTCTGGCGGCCGCTCTGGTGTTCGGAGGTATCGGAACTTTCGTATGTACGGAGCGAATTCCGACCGGCTATGTCGGCGTTGTCTACAGCATGAACGGCGGTGTACAGGACGAGGTTCTCACGCAGGGCTTCCATGTCGTAAGTCCGACCAAGAAGGTTAAGAAGTTCACCGTCGGCAATGAGCAGCTCGTTCTGACCAAGGACTCTCGCGACGGCAGCGAGGGCGACGATTCCTTTAACGTAGCAACGGCAGATAACGCCAACATCAATATCAGCTTCCAGATGTCTTACCGCTTTAAGCAGGATGAGGTCGTTGATACCTATAAGAAGTTCCGCGGCATGGATGGCGAGGACATCGTAAACTCCCGTGTTCGTACCATTCTGAAGTCCAAAATTTCCGAGGTTACGACCAATTATACGATGATGGACATTTACAGCGGTGATCGCGCAACGATCAATAACAAGCTGACCGAGGCGCTTTCCGACAAGCTGGGCGAGGAGTTTGGCATTGAAGTGATTGACGCTTCCATCATTGATGTACATCCGGATGCACAGCTTCAGCAGACTATCAATGACCGTGTGACGGCGATGCAGAAGAAGCAGCAGGCTGAAGCAGAGCAGGAAACCATCAAGGTTCAGAACGAAACCAAGATCATCGAGGCTCAGGCTGACGCACAGGCAAAGCAGATCGCAGCCGAAGCAGAAGCAAAGGCGAACGCAACGATTTCGGCATCGCTCACCGACCAGCTCATCAAGAAGATGGAGATGGAAGCGCGAGAGAAGCACGGCTGGGTTACCGTTCAGGGCGGCACAGTCGTTACTGACGCAAAGTAAAAAATTTTTTGAGAAATTTTCAAATTCCGCGTCCCAAAAATCGATTTTTTGTATAGTAGTATATGTAAACAAAAACGATGGCATAGCGGTGACGGCGGGGAAGACCACTGACAGCCGGGAAAGACCGGCGATATATGAGGAGCGTTCGGTGACAGAATTATGGTGCGACGGGCGGGCGCACGAACAGCAAATATATACAAAAAACTTTCTGCAAAAAAGTTTCTCGCGGTTCGACTCCGCGGCTCCTCAAAATTCCGCCAACTTAATATGCCCGGTGTAGCTCAATCGGATAGAGCGCGTATTATGTGAGCTGATAAGTTCACTGACAGCAAATTTCTTTTAGATTTGTAATCTCGAGGTTGTCGGTTCGAGTCCGGCCTCCGGGCACCTTCTTCTAAGTCACCGAGAAGTAAAAGAGAAAAAGGCGACTGAGCCGTGGGCTGACAGCCTACGCAGTCGGAGGGTTAGCGCTGACCCTCCGATATAACGAGGTGTGGCTCAGTTTGGTAGAGCGCTTGCTTTGGGAGCAAGATGCCGCAGGTTCAAATCCTGTCACCTCGACCAATCCTCACCGTGCGGAGGAAATTATATGTCCGTGAGCAAACTCCACTCACACACACCGCTTGGCACGGCAAGCGAACCTCCCGCGACTCGTCACCGCGGGAGATCTGCAGGTATCGTCTAACGGTTAAGGCATCAGCCCTCCAAGCTGAGGATGCGAGTTCAATTCTCGTTACCTGCTCCATATGTTGCCGTGGCGGAATTGGCATACGCGAGCGTCTCAAACACGTTTTTCTCTGGGTTCGATCCCCAGCGGCAACACCAAATGCGATTGTGGCGGAATTGGCAGACGCAGCGGATTTAAGTTCCGCTGGGAGATCCCCGTGAGAGTTCGAGTCTCTCCAGTCGCACCATCAATATACGGCGGTAGCAAAGCGGTAATGCGTCATCCCTTGAAATGCGAACTGACAAATTCGCTGACAGCAATCTTAACAGTAAAAAGATATGCCATGATGATAATCGCTGGTTCGACTCCAGCCCGCCGTACAACAGGGGCACTCACAGCAAACTTACAGGCTTTGACTTTTAATCAAAATACCTTTGTGTCCCGTACCCCTCCAAAGGGCGCGTACAGCAAATAAAAACTATCTCCATAAAACACTGGCAGGCTGATTCCCTGCAATGCGCCCTGTGGAATCAAAACAAGGAGGAAAAGAAAATGGATTTTACAACCGCAATGGCTAGCACACTGAACGAAGACTACAATGTCAGCGTCACCGAGAACGGCGCTGTCGGTTACAGAACAACCGGCAAAGCGCTGCTCGACCTGAATTTCTCCGTAGCCTCGCTCCGCAGCACAAGCGAAGCCGAGATTACGAGCAAGTTCGTTAAAGCGTTCTTTGATGACAAGATGGCCGCGATGAAGTGGTTGTTCTTCGCTCGAGATGTCCGCGGCGGACTCGGCGAGCGCCGCCTGTTCCGCACCGTAATGAAGTATCTGGCGGACAACCTGCCGGAATACGTCCGACCAGTAATCGAACTGGTTGCAGAATATGGCCGCTACGATGACCTGCTGTGCCTGCTGGATACCGACCTTGATTCGGAGGTATATCCGCTGATTGAGGAACAGCTAGACCGAGACCTTAAATCGATGAAGGACGGCCAGCAGATTTCCTTACTTGCAAAATGGCTCCCCTCTCCGGGTGCTTCTTCTGCGACAACCAAGCATCATGCAAAGCAGATTCAGAAAATGCTCGGTACAACGGAACGTCAGTACCGCAAGATGCTTTCCGAGCTGCGCGGCTATCTCGATGTAGTCGAGAAGAAAATGTCCGCAAAACAGTGGAGAGAGATCAAATACGAAGCGGTTCCGTCCCGCGCAAATCTCATTTATAATAAGGCGTTTCTGAGGAACGATGAGGAGCGCCGCCGTGCTTATCTGGAAAGCCTCGCTAAGGGTGAAACCAAGATTAACGCAGGCACTCTGTTCCCGCACGATATCGTTCATAAGTATGGCAACTCTGGATGGAATGCAATCACTGAGTATAACGAAACGTTTGAGCAGCTTTGGAAGGCTCTGCCTGATACGGTAAACGGCAACGGGAACACCATTGTCGTAGCGGACGGTAGCGGCAGTATGAAATGCAACGTAGACCCGCACAGCAGCGTAACTGCTCTGGACGTAGCAAATGCACTTGCGATTTACTTCGCGGAGCATTCCTCCGGGCAGTTCAAGGACAAGTACATCACGTTTTCCACTCGTCCTCGGCTGGTTGATTTCTCCAAAGCAAAGAACCTGCGTGAGAAGCTGTTAATCGCCAAGCAGTATAACGAGATGGGAAGTACCAACATCGAAGCTGTTTTCAACCTGATTTTAACCACAGCGGTCAACAATCGAATGAGGCAGGAAGACATGCCGCAAAACGTTCTCATCATCTCCGATATGGAGTTCGACTCCTGTGCAACTTGCGGCAGTCAAACGGGTTACTGGAGCCGAAAGCGGCCGGATTCCCGTCTGTTCAACGTGATTCGTCAGAAATATGAAGCAGCCGGTTATAAACTGCCGCGCCTCGTGTTCTGGAATGTCAACAGCCGCACCGGAACCATTCCGGTTAAGGAAAACGATCTCGGTGTTGCTCTGGTCAGCGGCTTCAGCCAGAATGTAGCTTCTATGGTGATGAGCGGTAAGCTCGACCCGTATGAATGCCTGATGGAAACGCTCAACAGCGAGCGTTACAAGCCAATCGAGGAAGCGCTGGAGCGCGTCGTATGATGCTGTCAATTCTGTATTTGTTAATTGGTATCGTCGTAAGCGGAGCAAACTACATTGTCACAGCTGCTGAAATCCAAAACTATGACTTCGAGTCTGGAATCTGTGCCTTCGCATCTATTATGCTTGGTGTTTTCTGGCCATTTACTATCGGTGTTGTTGCCGCAAAGTGGGTACGCCATACATTCTTCCAGTAGAAGCTGAAATTATAAGGTTTGCGGTTAACCTTAAACCGCACTTTTACGGGTGAGTGGTGAACAGGAAACACCGGAGAGTAATATCATCGAAAAGCAGGTTCGAATCCTGCCTCACCCGAATCGCACCGCAGATCAACAAGGCTTGCAAGCATCTGCGGTGAACAGTCCGTGCCTGCGGGATGTCCTCGGACTATCACTAAAAATAAAAAGACGTCTCGCTACATCTCTCGGAGAGGATTGCTGGGCAGCGGCCGATGACAGCATGGAGTTCAAATCTCCACCGAGAGACTACACGCGGTAGTACCCAAGAGGCTGAAGGGGTCGGTCTTGAAAACCGATAGGGCGGGAAACCGCCGCAAGAGTTCAAATCTCTTCTGCCGCGCCAGAAATGCAGTTCGATTCTGCTCGCTGACCGAGGTTTGGTAAGCTAACACGGTTCCCGTTCGATTCGGGCAGGTGACCTTCGGGTTCCATTGGTATGGTAATGGTCAACGGTATTTAATCGCGCCGCGTCCGTTAAGCGCGGCAACTATATCTCCCTGATAATGGCTACGGATTTAGTATCGCGAGACTGGTTCGGCCGGTTCGATTCCGGCGAGGGAGAATCGGCTGACCTTTCCTGTCGATTCAGAAAAGAGGAGTGGCACAACCTTTCCGGTGTTTTGGTTAAACCGTGGTTAGGGCGACAAGCCCAACGCCCAATGCTCGACCAGAATGATGGTGTAAGGCGCAAGCATTCCGCAAGAATAAGGTGTCTGAAATGAGCAGAACTTCGTGAATAAATCAACAGGGGGCCCAAAGGGCGTAAGGAATAAGAGGGGAACCTGATAAGACGAAGCAGTTCGAGAAAGCCTCGGACGGCGCGGGTGATTGCAAGTCCGCGTGAACAACAATAAACCTCAGCACTGCTCGTGCGAACAGGCATCTTCGGAGACGTAGCCAAGATGAAAAAAGAGCGCATTAAAGCGTCTAAATTTGAAACAGGAGCGTTTATAGGAAGCGAAAGCTACGTCTGGCTTCTGAATTACTGGTTGCAAAAGGGAAGAGACCGCCAGCAAAAATGAGCATCATCTGCAAGCGATACCCCTCGCAAACAGGTGGTTAGACGGACGCACACGGCGGATTCCGCGCTCGATCAGAAAACGGCCGCACAGCGGTGTGATTGGTTGAGAACAATCCCGCAAATTGGGGGAGAGTTTAGATGTCCGAGGGTTTGCTCAGATCTTCGGATGTCAAACTCGCATTCTAAAATTGAATGGAGGTGATCTAAGTGGGTGTAAAGCAGAACGTAAAGCACTTCTTTAAAGGACTATACGAAGCAAACCTCGCGGCTCAAAAGGAAGTTCGCGGCTTTGGTCATTTCGACATTCGATAAACACCGCCCGCGTTTCGCGGGCAAAATATGCTGAAGTAGTTCAATGGCAGAATAACTTTTTCGTACAGAGTAGATGATGGTTCGATTCCGTCCTTCAGCTCCAAGATGCTGGCATAGTTATAATGGCAAAACCCCGGATTTGTACCCCGGATTTCTCAGTTCGATTCTGAGTGCCAGCTCCATAAAAATGAAAGATGTTGATAGACTTGAATGAAAAAGATTATGAGATAGATTACGGAGATGATCTCCAAGTAGAATTCGTATCGTATACCGGCAGGTATCCAAAACTCTGCCGCGGAGATTTAACTCTCCTGATTAACGGTAAAAAAAGAGTATTTCACAACGCTTTGTTTTCACTCGCGAGGGTGTATTTACACGAAGGTTGGCAGCATTGGATAGCCACAAAGGCTCCGTGGCGAGTTCTTTTGCCATCTGATTTGAGCGAATACGGTGAAATTATTGAGGAATGCGTAAACGAACACGTTCCGTGGGGATGCTGCGGTGGCTGTGCTCCCGGGAAAACAGAACACGAAACATTGATTAACTGAGAGGTCGAGAAAAGTGAAAATACTTAAACACGGGTTTCGTAAGCCGCCAAAGCCGCTAGAGCCGGTAGTTCACAAAGAGAAATGTATAAGATGCGGATGCTTTTTCGAATATGTAATTGAAGACGAAGAATATGATTGGTTTGCAGAACACGAAGACGGATCTAAACGGGGACAAGGCTTTGTTTATTGCCCGGATTGCGGCAAAAGAATCGTTGTCTCTGATGCTATCAGTTTTGGTATGTTTTCTACACAGGAATACAGATAAATCATTAACGAAAGAGGGGGGGGGGGACAAGATATGAAATACCGCAAGAAACCTGTTGAGGTCGAGGCCGTCCAGTGGGACGGCCGGGACGAGACTTATCAAGAGATCAAAAAGATGAACTGCGGTGAGGTGTATCGCGCCGGAGTTTGGGATAATGAATTAGGAATTCACACCATGACTCAGGCAATCCGAGCTAAAACTGGAGACTACATTGTTAAACTTCCATCCAGAGAAGAAGTCTACCGCTTTGATGCGAAGAAATTTAAGGCGATGTATGAACCATTGGTACCAGTGAACTGCGAACCTACGCAAGAAAGCGAATCCATTCCTGTCGAGCCTTGCTGGCAGGAACGTATGCAGGCCGAATACCACGACCTCAAGACCCGCTACGAGAAGCTGCACCGCATGGTGACGAAGTACGAGGCCGGAACGCTTGATTTCACTCCCAACTGTTCTCTTGACCTGCTTCGTCAGCAGAAGCGTCACATGGGCGAATACCTGCACGATCTTGAAATTCGCGCCGAAGTCGAAGGAGTGGAGCTGTGAAAGTAATCAATCACGGAAAGTTCGGCGCACGAAGACATAGATGTGTCGGATGCGAATGTGTATTTGAGTATACGACGGACGATATCCATTACGAGGGCACAGACGACTACGAGGGCACAGACGACGGCCGGAGATTATTCGTTCTGTGCCCCGAGTGCGGCAGACCAGTAGCAGCTGTGTGGAGGAAGAGATAAACATGTGGGAAGATAACGACTACTGTTACGAATGCACCGGATACGGTGATGACTGGTACGAGGATGAGAACGGCGAGCTTCAATCTCGCTGCGGTGACTGCCCGTTCAATCCGTCATACGATTCCGAGGAAGATTGGTAATGTACGACAGCTTCATCGACATTTGGGAGGGAAGCCCTATGTGGGGACAACACATCGAAGACTGGAAAACATCAGAAGAACAGAACGACGATTCATCCAACCGCTGGATTGTCGAGCTGGCGGATAACGGTTGGATGGATCACATCTGTCCTCGATGCCATTACAAGCGCAATCTGGACAACCATGTAATCAACACATATAGATATTGCCCGTACTGCGGCACACGACTCTATGGAGGAGGAAACGACGATGGGTCTCGACGTTACGATTAAGGAAATACAAGAGTTTCGTTGTCCAGACTGCGGTAAGCTCGTAACGACAAAGGATGTCAACGAGGTCAACGCCGGAGGGCCTGACTGGTACAATTTTCTGAGGTCAATCAATTATTATACTGGGAACGGCGATAGCAACTGGTACGGCAAAGACATGACACTCACGGACGAACAGGCTCGTGAGCTTGCCGAGTATTCCGTCAAGAAGATTTACTGGCCGAACAACGACATCGAAAAGCTCGTGGCCGTTGCTCTGCTGAGAGGACATAAGGTGACAATCAATGCGGACTGGTAACAAAAAGATGCGCGATCTCAGAACCGGCGATGTTTTTGTGCGAGACGGCTTTACTTATATAGCCATCGCCGACCCATACTACGGAACAATCTGGGTGACAAAGCCGGAGTTCATAAACGAAAATGGAGTATACAGCTACACATCGGCTGCTTTACTGCAATACGAACCAGACGATGAGGCAGAAGTCATCGGTCAAGATGAGCGCCCTCTGAAGATGTTCCGTAGGAATACACTTACCTGAAAAAAAGGAGTAATCGAAAATGCGACTTTACTGGCTCTTACTTATCATCCCATTCCTTATTCTGTCCGTTATGGACGTAAAGAAGGCGTGGAACAAGATCAAAGAAGCCCGCAGGAACCCGGAAGCTCGCGCTGATGCGATGAATCTCGGACTCTCCGTGTATGCGCTGATTGTCTGCACGGTGCTGATGATCCTGATGATGCTCGGGGTGGTCGGATGATCTTCTGGGTCTCGCTCTTCGTTATAACTGTGACAATGGGTTGGCTTATTGTTAATGCGTCAACAGGAGAAGAAGAACTAGTCGCAGCAGCTCTCGGAATCATAGCAATGATTATGATACTTGTGTACTTTGCGCGGTAAGGAGATTTTATGACAGCAGGAATTATTGCACTCTTATTCGGTGTGGCCGGGTTTATCCTAAACACGTCCTCTGGCCGAGTAAAAGGTGACCGAATTCTACGATGGCAGCTGAAAAGTGCCGCAGAATCGTGCTTTATCTTCTCAGTTCTGTTCTGGATGGCATTCGGATTCCACTTAATCTGTACGATGGGAGGTGCGTAACGTGAAAAAATATGTGAATACGGCAATGATTACTTCTGGTTCCGCGGACGATTTTAATAAACGCTTAGCGAGTACGATTGAGGATTTTCAGAATCATGGCTGCGAAGTTGAAGTCCAGTATCAAACTGTGTTCAGAAAGTCTTCAGAACATTTTTTATACACCGCGTTGGTTCTTGCCTATAGAAAGGAAAATGAATTATGAAAAGCAAACCGTGCTACACCACTCTCAGCGAAGAGGGAAAGAATGTAGAATTAAAAACATGGAAAGAGTTCCGAGAACAAGGATTTCTTTGGCTCGTCAATTCAATTCTCCATGTGTTTGGATGGACAATCGCCGTGGAAGAAAAAATTTCAGATCCGGAACAGATTGTAGCTAATGTTTACCGTACAAAATTTAGAGGATTCCCGGAGGAAACCAATACGAGGGGCTATGCTCTTATCGCAGAGTATATGAAGAACAATGCGGACGTCCTTTATGACGAAGCTACGAAAGGCTGATTTTATGAAAAATGCAATCTATAAGTCCCTCCCGGATATAGATGGTGTCACCTTCAATACAGAGTTTCCGACATACATCTTAGCTTTCTGTCCAGACTCAGACAGTTGGTTTGCTACCAATCAGAGATTCTTTTATTATGAATACCCTATGGACTTTCCAAACGAACGAGCTGCGATTGAATATTTCAGGAGACATCCAGATTTGTTTTTGAAACTTGAAGAAAGCATGGAAGTTAATCGACCATCGTTCTTCGATGGTGGGGTGTGGCTGGATAATACAAGAGAACTTGTAACAGCAAAAGGGTGTTCAAAGTGACAGTTCCCGCGGGGGTGTTCCTAAATGTAAAATTACAATAGAAGGAACTGTCCAGTCAGACGTAGAACTCTCCTTTACAAAATCCGTATCGCCCGAGAGGGCCGCTACGGCTGACGATATGATCAGCGAATTACAACAATTCATTATCGGAAAGCAAATCTGAGCGCGAAAGGAACTGAATCAGATGGCAAATAATAATTATTGGATAGGCAAAGAAGCACGAGCTAAAAAGGCTGCCGAATGGACAACTAAGAATACGAGAGAACACAGCGAGGAAATAAGACGAAGCGTTGCCAACGCTGTGATTTACGACGATGAAGATGGACGCAAGCGCGTTTTCATGCCGGGCGCACCCACCTCTGCGCCGGTTCTTCGCTTGCTCGCAGAAGACTCTGTTACGGCCCTCTGTAATTGCAAAGCAAAGCATCCCTCACAAAAGGTCGCCGTGCTCAATTTCGCGTCCTACAAGAACCCCGGCGGCATGTTCCTAAAGGGCAGTCGTGCACAGGAAGAGTGCCTGTGCCACGAGTCGTTCTTGTATAATGTGTTGCGTGAGTTTGAGGAAGAGTATTATAGTCAGAATCGAAAAACGCTGCGCCGAGCAATGTACACCAATCGCGCCATTTATGCCCCTGATGTACACTTTTACCACAACGGGGGAGATGTGACCTGCGACGTCATTACATGTGCAGCTCCCAATTTTTCTGCAGGTGCCAAATACGCGAACGTAGATCCCGCAACTAACAGCAAAGCCTTATTTTCTCGTATTCGCTTTGTTTTGGACGTTGCCGCAGTGCAGAAAGTAGATACGCTGGTTCTTGGCGCGTTCGGCTGCGGTGTATTTGGACAGAACCCAACGGAGGTAGCTGAAATCATGCGAGACCTTGCAGAAAAATATCCCTTTGCTGAAGTCATATTCGCAATACCTGACCCAAACCATGAGAACTATGTTTCGTTTGCTAAGGTTTTCGATAATCACTGATTTTCGGATTACTAGAATGAGGTTTTTATGAAGATCAGAGGATTCACCAGTTCGGATTCCCCGAACTTAGAAAAAGATATGAAACAGGCATTGCTGTATCATTCTATCGTAAAGGTCGAAGAGGTAGACGGTCAGACCGGTCGGCTTATTTTAGACGATGGTACGCGACTGATCGTAATCGGGAACGAGGGCTGTGGTGGCTGTGGCAATGGGTGGTTCTACTTAACCAAGCTCAACACCTGTGAAAATATGATTACGGATGTTAAGTGTTCAGATGATTTTGATAACGGGAATGAAGTGTTCTCGCTGTTCGTTTATACTGTGAACCAGCCAGCAACTGAAGTTCTTCGTTACGAAGGTTATGACAACGGATATTACGGAACAGGTTATCGTGTTTATGTCGAAATCGAGGAATAAATATGAAGAAGATTTTTACTGCTGCGGCCTCTGTTTTTCTGTTTATCGCATTGCTGACGGGACTTTTGGTTGTAGCTTCGGTTATAACCCAGAACACCTATGAGCCTCCAGCAGACATCAAGATCCTTCGATCCAGCGAAGGAAGCGGATTGTTTTGTGACGTTTGCGGTAAAGAGTTGAGTAACCGAGAATGCGGTGAAGACTATCAGATTACGTTTTTACAAGGGCGTATCGTGGAGAAGACCTACAACTTAGTATGTCCGGATTGCGCAGACAACATTGTAGCGTACATTGAACAATTAGGGAGCGAATCATAATGACCAAGACATTTTGCGACATCTGCGGGCAAGAGCTATATCCCAGCTTCACAGAGCCGATTTACAAGATCGATATGAAGCTTACAAATGGAATTCCTTATAGTGGCGAAAGATCATATTCTTATGGTGAGGTCTGTTCCAAATGTACCAAAAATATCGCGTCTTACATTGATAGAATACCAAAATTGTATGAGCGGAGTTTCGATAGCATAAAAGGTTAATTTGGAGTGACTTACAATGAGCGAAACTTCAATTGCAACCAGTGCAAAGCAAACCGCAAATGGCTGAAAGAGAATCAGAAGAAGAGGAGAGAACAGTGACCAAAGGACGTTACACCAGAGATTTTTATTTCCTGCCGACCATTCTGCTTCACAACGGCGAATGCTACGTCAGTATTGAAATTGCGTGGCTTAAATGGTATTTCGGCATTGTTCTTGTGGAGGATTTCTAATGAGTGACATTTCAGATCTAAGCCCCAAGGCACAGGAGCTTTACCACAAAATCATAAGCGGCAAATATCTCACAGAGCAGAGCGATGATATTCCTCTGCCGATGCGCCACTATTTCTGTCAGGCGCTTCATCTGGTTCGCGGCTGGTTTGAGAGCCACCAAGACCAAATGAAGTTATACTGCATGAACAACACAGCCGGAGCAATCGCCATCCTTAAAGAGATGGAGAAGAATCCCGATGAGCTGATGAAGGGTGACTTCGCAGAGTTTCCGGTGCCGGAACCGTTTAACACGAAGTTCAAGAAAAGAGCAAAGAAAATGCGAGAAAAACTCGCGAAAAAAGAGAAGAATGAGTAAAGATGGGAATTCCACAGATTATTGTCCTCATCTGGACAGCATTAGAACTCTGCATTGGGTGGTATTATCACGGACAGCCGCTGCCGGGCAAAATTGATTTTCGCGTGCAGTGGATTTCATGTGCGATTAAACTCATCGTTCTGGGGGCTGGTGGCTTCTTCGGCTAATAAAAAAGCTGACGTCAATCGTCAGCTTTTAAGGTTTGAGCGAGTTTCTTTTTCTCGCGGCATTTTTTAATTCGCATTGAGTTCACAGTAGCTTCCCAATCTTTGCGTGGCCCTTTACTGTAGGGAAGATAGGAAGAGACCGAGCTGGTTGAAATTTTTAAGAGCTCGGCGATGTTTTTAATCGGCATACCCGAAGCATAGAGATGTTGAATTTGTTCAGCGCGTTCTGAAGTAAACAAACCAGCAGTAATAAGGGATCTCCGGACAGTTTGATAAGAAATGTTCAAATCCGCGGCAACCATTTTCATACTTTCTAATGCTGTGTACCTATCTAAAATGTCCTTATACTGACTCATTGTCTCACCTCTTTATTAAATTATACCATAAATAAGTTACGGGAACAAGGAGTGAAATCTATTGTCAACATACGTTATGGCCGACATCCACGGCGAGATTGACCGTTATCACGCGATGCTCGACCTTATCAACTTCAGCGCGGACGACCAGCTTTACATCATCGGCGACATCATCGACCGAGGTTCGGAAGGACTTACAATCCTTCAGGAAATCATGGATAAAGGCAACGTTCATTTTATCCTCGGCAACCACGAGGACATGATGCTCGGCACACTCAGTCAGCACTCATACTCGGGTGCGAGAACCATGTGGAAGCAGAACGGCGGCGACAAGACCTATCGCGAACTGCTCTACCATATGACATCTGCTGACCGTGAGCGTATCCTCGCTTACTGCCTAACCAGACCGGCAATGGAGACAGTCGAGGTAGGCGAAACCTCGTGGACTTTGGTTCATGGGCGACCCTCAACCAAGTTTCTCGACATGATCTGGGGCAGAGTGGAAGCTGATGACGATTTCGGCAACGCACATTATATTGTAGGGCACACGCCGACCTGTTATCTGACCAAGCAATTCAAAGAGCCGTACCACATCTTCCACGGCAAGGGATTCATTTGCATCGACTGCGGATGCGGGAATTTGACGAATCCATACCGCCGACTGGCTTGTTTGAGGTTGGAAGACATGGCTGAATATTACGTCTAAGAGACGCCGCACGACTGTGCGGCGTTCATTTTCCCTTCATTCAAAAATATTTTCAAAAAATCAAAAAAAGTTTGGATTTTCGCGTCCCAAAATCGCGATTTTTGTATAGTAATATATGTAGACAAAACGAGAGCGACCACAGAAAGCGAGTGAGCACATGAGAGAATACCGCAATGATGGAAGGCGTTGTCGGGTGACCGGCTGTTGAGCTGCGAGACCGCTGCGGCAACCGTGTGATCGCCAAGATCAAGTGGAAAGGCTTTAAGTATTTTGCCGGAAAGGAAGAATGAGGATGAGCGAAGAAGTAACCCTGAACCAGACGTTTCTGGAACGTTTTGACCGTAAGGAGACCTTCAACGAATGGGAACGCAAGATGATGGCTTGGGGCGAGGTTGGCACTGAAGTTGATCAGATCGAGAACGACAGTGGACGATGGACAACGTACATGACAACGGTTTTCGAGATTGGCGGCCGATATTTCGCAATTGACTGGGATCGCGGACTTACTGAATGTCAGGAGAACGAATACTGGAATCAGCCTGTGGAAGTGACTAAACGCCAGTATGAGAAAACAATCGTGGTGACCGAGTGGGTTGCGATTGAGGAGAAGAACGATGAGAAATCCGGCGAGAATTGATGAATTCTGCGACCGGTTGAAAATCGCATGGAAGAAGCTGCCGGACTGGCGCTTCGGCCAGTTCATGATGAACTGCTTGGGGTCTATGCACGCGCAAGGCCGCGACCCGTTCTTCCCGGAGGAGCCGGAGATGATCGAGTTCATCGAAAAATACGCCGAAAAATACGGAGTCGGCGATTGAGTAAACTGGAGTTTTGCAAAGGGCAATAAGTACGGAGGATCGGAAATGAATGCAAGGAAAGAACGACAATACCTGATTTTTGAGCTGGATGATGGCTCGACAGTTAAATATGACCTATCGACGGGCATCACCTATGGAAAACTTGGCAAGCCAGTGAAGGATCTCAAGACGCAGCTCCGCGGACTTGAGTTAGGCGACATAATCGACAGTTTCGAGGACGAGAAGTACCGAGCCTTCCTGAACTTTGTAGAAGGCTCTCAACGCATTCGGATTACGAACCCCGGAACATTACTGGAGCGAGCGGCTAAGATGAGCCGATTTGAGCAGTTCTTCTCGGCAGGCATCACGAGCATATCTTCTATCTACCGTAAATCCATTGGTGAAACGCCTAAATGGCTTTTGCGAGCTTGTATGCAGTATGGTTGGTTTTTAGATAATGATTTACTCGCAGCCTATATAGCGATGCCAGATGCTTTTCAGACGATTTGCAAATTTGAGTATCAAACACTCGACAAGAAAAGACTACCACAAATTATGAAATGTATTTGTGGTAGTTGGATGAACTCGAAATATAGTATTCAAGAACTGATCGAAGAACATGGATACACTGCCAAGGCGTTGTTTCAGTATATCGACCACTTAATGACCTATGAGGCCATAGAACATGAGGTCAGACTGCCCGGCGAAATCTTGGATTATGCCCGCATGATGCACGAAATCAGTCCCAAGTTTGACAAATATCCGCGAAACTTCCTTACGACACATAGAATTGCATGTCGGAATTACAATCGCCTGAAGAAACAGTTCGACGAGCAGAAATTCCAAGAACGGCGCGACCCGTCTCTGGAATGTAAGATTGGCCGGTACGTCTTCATTTACCCGAAAACGCCGCAGGATATCAAGGATGAGGCAGTACAACAGAACAACTGCGTAGCCTCGTATATCGACAGAGTTATCGATGGTCACTGTCACATTCTCTTTATGCGATACGCGGGATGCCCCGACCAGAGCTTGGTCACCATCGAGGTTCGCGGGAACAAAATCGTACAAGCTCTGCAGAGATACAACCAGCCAATGACAGAAGAACAGCGTCGAGCAGTCGATGCTTGGAATAAACGGTATGAAAATAAGGAGAAAGCAGCATGAATTTAGCAAAAGGAACACGAGTAAGAATGACCAAGCCGCTTCAGGAAGGCGACAAGGTCGGCGAGATTTACACCGTAGAACGCTCAAATGAGAGCGTCATTGTCTTGACCAGAAGCCGTGAATATGAAGTAGACGACTTCATGGGCAGCGGCTTTGGAGTCGGTATCTGCGGTTACGGCGTAACTTCGCAGGAGTTCTCCGAGCACTTTGAGATTATCGGCATGGAAAAGCCGAAAAAGTTTAAGAAGAATGCCGAAAACGAGGCGCTTGTTGGCGACTACACTGAAACCGAGCTTGATTATCTCTGGGAACTGGCAGGCTCTTACGAGGATCTCAAAGCTCTGCTGAAGCTCGGTGTTAAATGGCACGGCAACAAGCAGAAGAAGCGAGAACTCCCACAGCGAGAATGGACTCTGTGGAAGACTCATCCGATCACTGGACTTCTCTACTCGGTAAGTCATCCGGAAGGTAAGTCGGCAAAGGTTAAGGTCAAGTGCGGCGATTTTGTCGGTATTGCTTCCTGCAATCCGGAAGATGTCTGGGATATTGATCTCGGAATCAAGCTGGCCGCTGCACGCGCAGAAGTCAAGAGAACAAAGGCTTTGGCCAACGAAAAGATTGAAAATCTTCGCTCTATTATGCGACAGATTTACGGAAAGGCGGCGAAGTAATGACCGACAAAACACAGTTTTTAAACCCGGAGCAGTTGGCAGATAATCGGAGAGCGTTTCTTCAGGTTCTGCGCGACAACGTAAAGCGTGATGGCCTCGAAGACCTGATTACCTATCTGGAAAACAGTGACTTCTTCACGGCTCCGTCATCCACCAGATTTCACGGCAACTATGAGGGCGGCCTCTGCGAGCATTCGCTGAATGTTTATGATTGTCTGGTGGCTCTTCATCAGAAGTACGAAAAGTTCGAGTACACAGACGAAACACTGACAATCGCGGCTTTACTTCACGATTTATGTAAAATCCGCGTCTACTCCAAACAGCCGGCGTTCCGCAAGGACGCAGACGGCCGTTGGGAGCAGTATATGTCGTTCAAGTTCGACGAGGTATTTCCGGGCGGTCACGGCGAGAAGTCGTGCTTCATCATTCAGCAGTTTATGAAGCTGACGCCCGATGAATATCTGGCAATCCGTTGGCACATGAACGGGTTCGATAACGCTGTCAAAGGCGGCGACCGAGCAATGAGCGCGGCAGCCGAGAAGTGCAAGCTCGTGCCGATGCTTCAGCTGGCCGACATGGAAGCCAGCCACATGCTCGAAATCACCGTGGAGCACTAAGGACAACACACCCGGCAAAGGGTTAAAAATACAGAATCACAGTTAAGGAGTGACAAACATGGGTATCCCCAAGCACAAGCCAAGCGCGAAGCAGAAGTCTCGCGCCAAGTATCAGAGCGAGAACCGTCTCGCAAAGAATAAGGAGCGCCGCCAGAAGAAGCACGAGAAGCGTCTCGAGTATTTTAAGAAGCGCCGCCAGAAGAAGTACGAGAAGCGCCGCGAAAAGAAGCAGGAGGCAGCTAAGTGAGCGAAGCAACAAAGAGCATTTTTCAGACGCTGTATGACGCAGATGTCACCGGAAAGGTAAAGAAGAAGAACGGTTTGTCCTACATCAGCTGGGCGGCCGCGTGGGCAGAGGTCAAGAAGCGCTATCCTGATGCGACCTATCATGTATACACCTGTCAGCCCGACCCGTATGAGGAAACCATCACGGAGTACAAAGACGGAGTTCCAACCGTTTCCCGTACTGTTAAACGCACGCCGCAGCCGCGCCCGTGGTTTGACGACGGCAGAACCGCATGGGTTGAGGTCGGCGTGACCATCGACGGCAAGGAAGCCAAGGAAACCTACGCCATTATGGATATGAAGAATAAGTCCATTATGGCCAAGGACGTAACTTCTACCGATGCAAACAAGGCAAAGATGCGTGCTCTGGCGAAGGCTTGTTCACAGCATGGCTTGGCGCTCTTTTTGTACGAGGGCGAGGATATGCCGGAAGGCGTCAAGAAGGCGCGCACCGGTCTGGCCAACGCTCGTAAGAAGGTCGTTTCCGCCGCGCAGGCAGCCGTTAAGAAGGGCGTTGACCGCGCTAAGATTTACGCGCTGATCGCCGAGAAGAATAACGGCAACGATTCGCCGACCGAAATCCCGACCATCGCACTCTGCACCGAAATCACCACCGCCATTAAGGCAATGAAGTAAAACAACCAAGAAGGAGATATAAATTTGAACAAGATCGTAATTATTGGCCGCCTGACTCGCGACCCGGAGCTCAAGTCCACCAACGCAGGCACTTCCGTATGCAACTTCTCTGTTGCTGTAGACCGTACTTACCGTGACAAGGAAGGCAATCGCCCGACCGACTTTTTCGACATTTCCGTTTTCGGCGCGACCGCTGAGTTCGTGGCAAAATATTTCAAGAAGGGCAGCTCTATCGCTGTTTCCGGCGCTATGGAGTCCCGCAAGTTTGTTGATAAGGACGGCAACAACCGCATTGCTTGGTCGCTTCATGCTGATGAGGTAAATTTCTGCGGCAGCAAGTCCGAGAACAACGGCGGCAACCAGAAGCCGAGTATTGACGATGGCTACTCCGGCGACCCGGTTGAGTCCGACGACGTACTGTTTTAAGTGAGCGAATACACAGAGAAGCTGAAGAATAGAGTCTGGAGCTGGTCTTCTGCGACGCAGGCGCACGAATGTCCCTACGGCTTCTATCTTCAGCGGCTCGCTGAGCCGAGGATTGAACAGGATGAGAACGTATTCGCCCAGTACGGCAGCCAGATGCACGAATGGCTCGAAATGGTGTTCAAAGGCATCATGCAGCCGGAGGAGCTTCTGGAGCTGTATCTCACCGACTACGAATCCAAGATCACGCTCAAGTGGCCGTACAACCGTTATGTAGACCTTGAGAAGTCCTATTACGAGGACGGTCTCGCGTTCGCCCGTCATTTTAAGGGACTCTCGCCGAACTATGAAGTCATCGGTGTAGAGCTTGAGATGAAGGCGGAAATCGAGGATTACAAGGTCATCGGTTATATCGACCTGCTGGTCAAGAACAAAAAGACCGGCGAGTACATTATCGTAGACCATAAGAGTAAGAAGAAGTTCGCCAGCAAATCAGAGGAGAAGAAGTACCGCAAGCAGCTTGAGTTCTACGGCTACCTCGTCCATGAGAAAATGGGCGTCTGGCCGGCTTATACAGACCTCGACCTGTTTCGAGGGCAGAAGCATTACATCGAGCCTTGCACAGCAGAGGACTGCATCGCGGCTAAGGATTATTTCATTGAGTCTGTAAAGACTGCCTGCGAGACCGAGGAGTGGCTGGACAAGCATTCCATCAAGGCGCGTGAGAACTTCAAATCTGCCAAGGACGCGAAAAAGGCCGGGAAGGCCGACTTCTTCTGTTCTGAAATCTGCTCCGTGCGTTCTCACTGCCCGATGTCCTCCGCTTATGCGAAGCCGAAGAAAGAGAAAAAGAGTAAGAAAGCAGGTTAAATTTGAACGTAAACGTAAACGACATCAAGAGCGTAGAAAGCGAAGCCGGCGTTATTTCAACATTGTTCATTCATCCGGAATTCTGCTTCCATTCGGAAAACTTAAAGCCCCGCCATTTCACAGATCCGGAGAACGCCTGCCTCTATTATGCGATTACGGAACTTGCGAAGAACAACGTCGAAAAGGTTGATCCTTACAACCTTATGAACGTTCTAAATTCCAAGGAAAACATGAAAAAGTGGGCTGAAGAGTTCACTCCCGGCAAACTGAACGAGCTGATGGAGATGAGCCGTATGGTTGCCCGCAGCTCGGTTGCTGAGTATATGCTTGCAGTCAACAACGTGTTGGATAAGGCGTTCCGGCGCGATGCTTATAAAAAGCTCGCCGAGTGCCAGAACCTTTGCTTCAGCGAGAACGAAGACCATATCGAGGAAAAGATCTATAACATTCTGGACGGCGTGCTTATGGATTATTCCTCGACCAATGAACTGCCGGCTTATAAGGACGTCGTTGACGAGCTCTGGCAGGAAATCGTAGACCGCCAGAATAACGGAATGGCCGGCGTGCCGTTTAAGTTTCCGGCGCTGAACAACTACGTTCAGCTGGAAGCAGGCGAATTAGTCATCGTTGGCGCGAATGCTAAGCAGGGTAAAAGTATGTTTTTATTGAACGAAGCGGTTGACCTTTTGAAGCGAGACTACAGCGTTCTGTATCTGGACAGCGAGTTAAGCTCTCGTATGTTCACGCAGCGCCTTATGTCGAATCTAACCGGCATCGAATACAGTCGCATTTGTTCCGGTCAATATACTGCCGAGGAGAATGACCGTCTTGAACGGGCGAGAAGCTGGCTCAAAACCAGAAAGTTCACCCACAAGTATATGCCGATTTTTGAACCGAACGGAATTTATGCAGCGGTTAAGAAGTCGATTCATTCGCAGGGGACGCAGGTTCTGATAGTGGATTATTTTAAGTCTTCAGGGGACGAGAGCGGGGCCTACGAAAATTACCAGGTCATGGGTAGGCTGGTTGATATGGTCAAAAATGTTCTTTGCGGTGATATGGGTCTAATTGGGCTTGGTGCGGCACAAGCGACATCAACCGGGAAGCTGGCCGACAGTGCTAAAATCGCGCGTAATGCTTCTACTATTATAATGTTGGACAACAAAACCCCGCAGGAGATCAGTCAAGACGGAATCGAATGCGGTAACAAGAAGCTCCGCGTAGTTCTAAACCGCAACGGCGAACAGATGTCCTCTGATGAATATATCGACCTCCAGTTCAACGGCAACCTTGTTTCCTACAAACAGGCTGCCAAACAGCACGACCCAAACGCCCCATATTAAAGGTAAGGAGTAACTATGGAAATCAGAGATGTGGTAGAAAAAATTGATATCGTAGACTACATCTCCCAGTACCTCGAGGTAGAGCGGCGCAGCGAGAACGAATACGTCGCGCTGTGTCCATTCCATGACGAGAACACACCATCCTTCACGATTACGCGCTCCAAAGGGTTGTATTACTGCTTCGGCTGCGGAGCACGCGGCGATGTTGCCGATTTCGAGGTGCTGTACAACCATGTTTCTCTAAGAGAAGCGGTCAAGCGACTCAAAGCCTACGCCGGAATCACAGAGGGTGTGTCACTACCGTCCACCCATCTGGCGGCGGTGCAGGTTCTCAAGAAGTACGCGCCGCGAAAAGAACAGAAAAATGTGTGCGAACCACACAAAATCCTGGGGGAAAATGTGATGGAGCAGTACGAGTGGAGGCCGGAGAAGTTCCAGTCTTGGCTCGAAGAGGGTATCCCTCTCGACCAGATGAAGCGCTTCGGCTACCGATATGATGCGTTGTCAAACCGTATCGTTCACCCGATTCGACTGCCCGACGGCCAGATTTTTAGCATCTGCGGACGCACGCTTGACCCTGATTTTAAGGAGAAGAAGCTCCGTAAGTACACCTATCTCGTAAAGCTCGGAGCGCTCGATACGCTGTTCGGGCTTTACGAAAACCGCGAAGCAATCCTCCGAAAAAAAGAGGTCATCCTGTTTGAGGGCGCGAAGTCTGTGCTCAAGGCGGCGGGCTATGGTTTCGATAACTGCTGCGCTGTGCTGACCTCGCACATCAACCCTTACCAAACCAAGATTCTCCTGCAATTGGGCGTCCGTGTTGTCATCGCTTTCGATGAAGAGGTTGACCCGCGACAGGATGGAGAAATCAAAAAGCTGAAACGCTTCTGCGGGGTAGATTGGGTTCGTAACCGTGACAACCTGCTGGGCGAAAAGATGGCTCCCGTGGATAATGGAGCAGAAGTTTGGAATGAATTGTATCGGAGAAGGGAGCGGCTATCATAATTTTTCAGAACTACCACAAACACACAACTTACAGCAACCCTCGCGTCAGCGACTCGGTCGTGACCTACGAGGATTATGCCAAACGAGCCGTCGAGCTCGGGCACTCCATTCTGTCTGGCTGCGAGCATGGTTGGCAGGGAAGATATATCGAGTGCTACGACCTCGCAAAGCAGTACGGTCTGAAGTTCCTGTTCGCCGCTGAGGCTTACTGGGTCTGGGATCGTCACGAAGAAGACCGTTCTAATTGCCACATTTGGATTGGCGCGAAGAACGAAAACGGCCGAGAATGGATTAACGAGGTTCTCAGTCAGGCGAACGAGGATGGTTTCTACTACCAGCCGCGACTGGATGAAGAACTTCTCGACCTGCTTCCGGCGGGCGACGTTTGGATTACAACCGCCTGTGTTGCCGGATGGAAGTATCTCGGCGAAGAAGAAGAACGGCTCAAAACTCTCTGGAAGAAGCTGCACGACAAACACGGAGATAACTTCATGTTCGAGGTACAGTATCATCCATCTGAGAGACAGAAAGAGCTGAACCGCTACATTCTGGATCTCCGAAAAGAGATTCCCGCACCGATTATCATGGGCTGCGACAGCCACTACATCGATGAAAAAGGCGCAGAACTCCGCTCTGACTTCCTCGTTTCTAAGGAAGACCGCAAGACTTACGATGACGAGGAAGAATGGTTCATGGATTACCCGGATGGCGACACTGCCGTCCGACGCTTCCGCGAACAGGGTGTCTTGACAGAAGCTGAGATCGCGGAGGCAATCGACCGGACAAACTGTTTCCTCGAAGTAGAGGAGTACGAGTGCGACATCTTTGATGACAGCACCAAACTGTTCTCTCTTCATCCGGAATGGACGCAGGAGCAGAAAGATGCTGAGTATATGCGGCTTGTTCAGCAGGGCTGGGAAGCGTATAAACCAGAGGTTGACCCGAGTCTGTATCCGGTGTATGAGCAGGCTATTAAGGAAGAAACCGATACTGTTAAGCAGTGCAGAATGAGCGACTACTTCATTGATGACTATTACATTATGAAGCGAGGAAAAGAGCTCGGCGGTCACTTGACTACCACTGGTCGTGGCAGTTGTGTTGGATTCTTCACAAACAAGCTGCTCGGCTTCACCGAGGTTGACCGAATTGCGGCCAAAGTAAAGATGTATCCCGAACGCTTTATGACCGCAGAGCGTATCCTTGAAACGCAGAGCATCCCCGATCTTGACCAGAACGTAGCGGAGCAGGATATCTTTGCGGAAGGTCAGGCTCAGGTCTGCGGCCGTGACCATGCAGTTCAGATGCTTGCTTACGGCACGCAAAAAGCATCCGCTGCGTGGAAGATGTTTGCGAAGTCGCAGAATATTGACTTTGCTACAGCGAATGAAGTGTCCGCCCAGATTAAACGATATGAGAACAAGCTCCATACCGTTGATGAGGAAGAGAAGGACACTATCGATATCATGGACTACATCGACAAGCGATTCCATGACGTTTATCTCCGCTCGACCGAGTATCAGGGCATTATCACGAGCTGGTCACCGGCACCGTGCGCGTTCCTATTGTATCAGGGCAGCATCCGCCGAAAGATTGGTCTTGTGAAGATCAAAGACAAGATTTGCTGTGCGATGGATGGCCACTGGGCGGAAAAGAATCACTTCCTGAAGAATGACTTGCTCCGTGTTGCTGTGGTTGACCTTATCAATCGAGGCTATCATCGTGCAGGATTGAAAGTTCCTACTGTGAACGAGCTTCTCGATATGTGCCCACCAGATGACCCGGTATGGGGTATCTATCGTAAAGGCTGTACGCTTGGTATCAATCAGGTCGAGCAGCCGGGAACCGCCAGCCGAGTAGGCGTTTACGCGCCAACCAACATTTCCGAGCTTTGCGCGTTCATCGCCGCGATTCGCCCGGGTTTCAAGTCGATGTACAAGACCTTCGAGAGTAGACAGGATTTCTCGTATGACGTTAAACCGTTCGATGAGCTTCTTCGTACCGATGAGTTGCCGCAGTCGTTCTGTCTGTATCAGGAACAGCAGATGGCGGCGCTGAACTTCGCCGGTTTTCCGATGAAGGAATGTTACGCGGCGGTCAAGAATATCGCCAAGAAGCGTAAGGAAAAAGTCCTCGCATATCGCGAACGATTCATCGACGGATTCTCTAAGAAGCTGATCGAGCAGGAGCATTTGGACGAAAAGACCGCCATTGAAAAGACCGATATGGTCTGGAAGATTATTGAGGATTCAGCCTCGTATAGCTTCAATGCATGCGTGACCGGCGATACCATGTTCCGAAAAGCAGATGGCACAGTTGAAAGCGTCTATAAATTATGGGATCATGGGCCAGATTCATGGAACATCAAGGGACTTTCCTTAACGAACAACGGCCAGTTAGTGAAAAACGAACTGGTAAGCGTAAAATACGCAGGACGACGCACGGCGTTACGGATTGTATTAAAAAATGGTGCACACATCGACTGTACCCACAATCATAAGTTTCCAACCCCTGCGGGAGAAAAAAGATTCGACCAACTCAAGATTGGCGACGAACTGTACGTCCGCATCGGAAAGTCGGTTGCGACTTTCCCAATCGTAAAGTTTGAACAGGGCAAGCTGGAGCACATGTATGACGTTGAGATGCGGTCTCCGTATCATAACTTCACGCTTGAGAATGGCATTATCACTTCTAACAGCCACTCCTATTGCGTTTCCCTCGATTCCTTATACGGTGCATGGCTCAAACAGCATCATCCTCTCGCGTTCTATGAAACCTTCATGCGTATCATGGACGAGAAGGGAGACAAGGACAAGCTCGCCGCCGCCAAGGATGAAGCCGAAAGCTACTTTAATATCAAGTTCCCGCCGTTCAAATTCGGGCAGGATAACCGAAAGGTAACCGCCGACGAAGATAACAACGCAATCAGCAACGCGCTGACCTCGATCAAGGGATTCAACAAAGCTGCCGCCGTTGCTCTTTATGAGATCGGACAGGAGCCGCCGAAGTACCTTTCCGACGTTCTTCTGGCTCTCCGGCCAAAGAGCATTATGAAGTCCACCACCGAGCCGCTGGCTCAAATCAGTTACTTCTCAAGCTACGGCAACGACCGAGAGGTTCTGAACATCATCTCCCTGTGCGAGGAGTTCGGATACGGTGCAAAAGCATCCATGCCGCGAGAGCGCGTTGATAACAGCTTTTTGGCTGATATTGTGCCGAAGTACGCCGACGGTCTCAAGAAGGACGGCCAGCCAGCGACAAGATATACGTTCACGAGCCTGCAGATGAGCGCCTTAAAGGACGAAAAAAAGCAGCTCGCGGCCGCTCTTAAAAAGAACCCAACGCCGGAACTGGAAGAACAGCTTCTCACTGTCGAGCAGGAAATTGCTGAGGAACTGAAGCGAATCGTCGCTCAGGTGCTCCGCGAATGTGAAGACCGTGTACTGGCGGCAGGTATCGAAGACCTTCCGTTCCGCGTAAAGATTGAGAACCAACAGGAAATTCTCGGGTATGTGGACATCCGGACAGGCAAGGAAGAAGACCGCAGACTTGTTCTCGTGTCGGATTTCCGGCCACTTTTGAGTAAAGACACCGGAAAACCGTGGGGTTATGCTTGCTTTACACAGTCACTTGGTTCTGGTAAGCGCATTCGATTGACGCTTCGATCGCGGCAGTATGACCAGAATCCAATCAAAAACGGCAGCATCATTTACGTTGACCGATGCACGAAGAACAAATCCGGCTATTGGTATCTTGACCAGTATCATCTGGTCGGCTAAGGAGGAAGACATGATTAAGCGACACATAGTAGAAATCATCGAAGAATTGGACAAGGACGGGAAGGTTGTCTCTCGAACGACGACCACCACGGATGAGACAGACGACAACCATTACGGAAGTTATTATCCGCCGATTACGCAGAACCCGTTCTACGCGGAAACGCCGGAGGACTCAAAGTACGCCGTATGATTCCTAAATTCCCAAACCCTAAGAACCCACGAGATCCCGATTATGTTCCGGAGATTATCGGCCGCTGTGAAAACTGCGGCAACGAGCTGTCTCCGGATTGGGAGCTCTGGAAAGATAAAGACAGCAACCTGTTTTGCTGCGAAGAATGTGCCATCTCGTTTAATGGCATCCGCGAAATCGACGACCTGTTTTAAGAAAGAGAGTGATGAGAATGGAAGAAATGTCAAAGACCGCGATGGAAACCATCGTAGACTACAACCAGCAGGACGACACAGCACATGTGTTCACATATGACCCTGCGCTCCAGAAGAAGATGGACAAGCTCTGCGCCGATCATCCCGAAGAGGTTTGTATGACAATTGAGTGCAACGGCTCCAAGAACTACACGTTCCCAAAGAGCTGGCTCAAGATTACCGCACCGCGCAAGAAGAAGGTGACCGCGTGAACGTAAAGTTACTCGCTTGGACACCAATGCCGGAACTTGTTGTCGCGGCGGCCGGCAAGGGTTGTTACTCTTCCGGCACTGCTGCGGATATTCTGGAGGACATTACTCCGGAACAGGCGGCGAAATTCATCCGGCAGATCAAGCGCTCCGGCCATACTTCTGTTCTGGAGCATGCGTCTTTTACGTTCGGTATCGACGGGGTATCCCGCTCTCTGCTTGCACAGATTACGCGCCATCGTATCGCATCTTTCTCGGTGCAGAGTCAGCGTTATGTCAATATGGCAAAGCCGGAGTTCGTGATGCCGGAAGCCGTGAAAAATAATCTGGCCGCAAAGCTGATGTTCGAGAACTGTATGGAAACGATCAGAGCAACATACAGCGACATTCATGCAACGCTTATGAGCGAGAAGCTCCGTGAGAAGTACGCGCAGTACGCAATCGGCGACTTTAATATCGAGTTCCGCAACAACAGCCAGTTCTTCTATCTGCAGTTGGACGCCATTATGGAGCAGAAGAAGAACGAGGACGAAGCGCTGTATAAGCAGTACAAGAAAGATCGCTCGGCGGCTGAAAAATACGCTAACGAGAATGCCCGCTGCGTGCTCCCAAATGCCGCAGGAACGTCGTTCTCTGTGACCATGAATGCACGCGAATTGCTCAGTTTCTTCGCTCTACGGTGCTGTAATCGCGCACAGGACGAGATTAGAGAGCTGGCGGAGCAAATGTTAGTTTTATGCCAGAAGGTTGCGCCGACTATCTTTGAAAACGCCGGTGCGCCGTGTGTTTCCGGCTCTTGTCCCGAAGGCGTCATGGCATGTGGACATCCGAAGACCCGCCAGAAGGGAGAATAAGTTGGCACATATCATCATTGTAAATGGGCCCGCGAGAAGCGGAAAGGACACATTTTGTTCTTTGTGCCGAGACCGGGCTTATTTCTACGATATGCTGATCGCACAGATCAGCTCTGTAGATATCATCAAGGAAGTCGCTCGACGGCTCGGCTGGAACGGTGAGAAGGACGACAAGTCCAGAAAGTTCTTGTCTGACCTGAAAGATCTGTCGACGCAGTATTCCGACGCGCCGCTTGAGTATCTGACCAAGGAATTCAATCGGGTGAAGGATCACGACAACGTTATGCTGTTCATGCACATCCGTGAACCGGAAGAGATTCAGCGAGCCAAGGAACGTTTTGACGCTTTGACGCTGCTGATTAAGCGACCGGGTTACGAGCCAATCCAAAGCAACCACGCAGACCGTGATGTCAATCAGTACGATTACGATTATACGATTGTCAACAACGGCACGATGCAGGATCTGGAGCAGCAGGCCAGCGATTTCATCGAAAAGGTAAAGGGCGGTTACTTTGAAAAGCGCCACGAAGAAGTTAAGTAAGAAGGGTGCCTATGCTAAAAATCCAGAAGAAAGATGGTTCTATCGAAGCGTTCTCCAGTCAAAAGATCGTTTCCGCGATTCGTAAGTCCGCTAATCGTGCTATGTATGACCTGTCCGATGAACAATGCCGCCGCGTTGTTGATTTGACGTTGGCTCACCTTGCAGAGCATGGCGGGGACGTTGCTCCGGTTGCGAACGTACACAATGCGGTCGAGAGAGCTCTGGACGATGTAGCTCCAGATGTGGCCAAGTGCTATCGCGATTACCGCAACTACAAACAGGATTTTGTACACATGCTCGATGATGTATACCGCAAGAGTCAGGCAATCCGCTATATTGGCGACCGAAACAATGCCAACACAGATTCCGCTCTGGTTCCGACGCAGCGCAGCTTGATTTACAATGAGCTGTCCAGTGCGTTATATAAGAAGTTCTTCTTGAACCGAGAAGAGCGCGAGGCTATGAAAGACGGTTACATCTACATTCATGACCGATCTGCGCGACTTGACACGATGAATTGCTGCTTATTTGATATGGCAAATGTTCTCACTGGCGGCTTTGAGATGGGTAACGTTTGGTACAACGAGCCAAAGACGCTTGATGTGGCGTTCGATGTTATCTCTGATGTTGCAATCAGCGCGGCCGCTTGTCAGTATGGCGGATTCACCATCCCTGAAGTAGACAAGATTTTGGCTCCTTATGCCGAAAAATCGTACCAGAAATACTTTGAGGAGTATACAGAAATTGCGGTTTACAACAATCTTGGCGACCACGAGGATGTACTGACCGCAGCCGATGAGTATGCTGTGAAGAAAGTTCAGCGTGATATGGAGCAAGGGTTCCAGTCTTGGGAGTATCGTTTCAACACGGTTGGTTCCAGTCGCGGTGATTATCCGTTCATTGCGGTTTCGTTCGGTCTTGACAATTCTCGCTTTGGCCGAATGGCATCCATGACTTGTATGAACGTTCGAGCAGGCGGACAGGGAGCTGCTGGACATAAAAAGCCAGTGCTGTTCCCGAAACTGACGTTCCTTTATGATGAGGAGCTTCATGGAGAAGGGAAACCGATGGAAGACGTCTTTGAGTGCGGAGTGGATTGCAGTACCAAGGCCATGTACCCAGATTTCCTTTCGTTGACCGGCGAGGGCTATATTCCTTCTATGTATAAGAAGTATGGCCGTGTCGTGTCACTCATGGGTTGAGAAAAGCACCGTAGCCCATGTAAAATTCCGCGAACCTGCAAATACAGGGTGTGAGGGCGGCGTTTAGTGTGAGTAGGAAATGACTCGTTAACGTCCTTGCTAACAGGGAAGGCTTGTGAAAGCAAGATAATCGCTGTGCTATGAAAATGTGAAACGACTACCGAAAGGGTATCTGAGGTGAAAGTAGGGTTGCCTCAGAGAGTAACCGAGTAGGGTACACAGTAGGTGAAAATCCTGCTGTGGAAGCGCGGAAAGCTGACCTAACAGCTATGATATAGTCTGAGCGGCATAGTCCGCTTGTGCAGAGCTTCGCTCTCGCCTTGGTTTGAACGAGGAGGAGAGCACCCAGAAGACGAGAACGACAAGCCCGTCTTCGTTGGCCGATTTAACCTCGGCGCAATTTCTCTTCATCTGCCAATGATTTTGGCAAAGTCCCGTCAGGAGAACCGTGATTTCTACGAGGTGCTTAACTACTACCTCGAGATGATTCGAAATCTCCATAAGAAGACCTACGATTATCTGGCAGAGAAGAAGGCTTCTACCAATCCACTTGGTTTCTGTCAGGGAGGATTCCTTGGCGGCCATCTTGAACCAGAGGAGAAGATTGGTAAACTGCTCCCGCCAATGACCGCATCATTCGGCATTACTGCTTTGAATGAACTGCAGGAGCTGTATAACGGCAAGTCTATCGTCGAGGATGGCGCGTTCGCGCTGGAAGTGATGCAGTACATCAACAAGAAGGCTGAGGAGTTCAAAAAGGCAGATCACATTCTGTACGCTCTCTACGGAACGCCAGCCGAAAGTCTTTGTGGATTACAGATTGAACAGTTCCGCAAGAAGTATGGCATCGTAAAGGGCGTTTCCGACCGACCGTATGTATCGAACAGCTTCCATTGCGGTGTTTGGGAGAACATCACTCCGCCGCAGAAGCAGGATCTCGAAAATCGCTTCTGGGATTTGTTCAATGGCGGTAAAATCCAGTATTGTCGATACCCGGTATCTTACAACAAAGGTGCCCTCCGTTCGCTGATTCGCCGAGCGATGAAACTGGGATTCTACGAAGGCGTAAATCTGTCATTGGCGTATTGCGAGAAGTGCGGGTATGAACAGCTTGATATGGATGTCTGCCCGAAGTGCGGATCGACTGACGTCACAAAGATTGATAGGATGAATGGATTAACTTAATAGTCCATGTAAAATGGCATAAACTGCGGGGAAACCCTTAGAGCTACGAAAGCTACAGCGGAGTTGGAAACGACAAACGCGAATGCGGGGAATGATACACACCATAAAAATTTCGTAGATTGGGCAACCGGTGATGGAAGTTCGCCAGACGCATCGACACTCCTAAACTGTATGGCATGGAGGACGTTCAGAGACTATAACGCCATAAGGCATTCGCCGAATTGTATAGTCCACTCCCTATGGAAATACCGCGAAAGCGGGGGTATTAAGGATTTAGGTTACACTCGTGTCCACGGCAAGACACGATATAACGACGCTAAGAACGCAGAAATCAAAGACCGTGTCAGCATGTAAGAGGTGAAGCATGAATTATCATAACATTACCAAGGATGACATGCTGAACGGAACCGGCCTGCGTGTCGTATTATGGGTATCGGGGTGCGCTCATGCGTGCCCCGGATGCCAGAACCCACAGACGTGGGAACAGATGTCTGGTATCCCATTTGACAAAGAAGCGATGGACGAGATTCGTGTAGAGCTTCAGAAAGATTATATCGACGGAATTACACTGTCTGGCGGCGACCCTCTGTTCCCGGGTAATCGTGGAGCGGCAACTCGCTTGCTCCAGACAATCCATGAAGAGTTTCCGGATAAGACCATTTGGCTGTATACTGGCTATTCTTATGAGCAGGTTTGCACTTTACCTGCTGTGGAACTGGCCGATGTCCTTGTCGATGGAGAATATCTGGAGACCAAAAGAGACGTAAACGCGCCGTGGGTCGGAAGTACCAACCAGCGCGTAATTGATATTAAAAAGACCGCGACGAGCGGGAAAATTACCTTGTGGGAGGACAAACATTGTATTTAACCGTAGCAGAATTTGACACCGTGAGCTTTCCACAGTTCACGGCAGACGTAAAAAAATGCAACCCGCTCATCTCAGAGGGCTGCATCGAAGATATGTGGCGCGACCTCGTTTTTCCTGATCGCGCGACCGAAGGTAGTGCAGGCTACGACTTCCGCGTGCCGTATGATATCATCCTTGAACCGGGCGAGTCGGCGCTGATCCCGACCGGTATGCGCTGCCAGATTGAGGAAGGCTGGGTGCTGATGCTGTTCCCGCGTTCCAGTATGGGTTTCAAGTATCGCATGCAGCTTGACAATGGCACAGGCGTTATTGATAGTGATTACTATTACGCCGAAAACGAAGGTCACATCATGGCAAAGATTACGAACGACAGCCGTGAAGGCAAGACAATGCACCTGCGAGCGGGTGACCGATTTATGCAGGGCGTGTTCGTTCCTTACGGCGTCACGGTTGATGACGAACCAAGAGGGAAGAGAACCGGCGGCCTCGGCTCCACTGGAGCGTAAAAAAAAGAACGCCGAGCCGGTTACTCGACGTTCCTCAAATATGGCAGCCAATTATTTGTTGCCAAAGAACTTTCGCTCAATCCAGAACCATGCGCCCGCCGAAGCGATGCCGATTATGAACTGAACTACTATCAGTTGCAGTGACATGAGTTTCCTCCTTTTGAAAAAGGAGAATAACAAATTGATTCGAATTACCAAAGGCCGCCAACGGCATTATACCGCAGTGGATAGTGAATAGTCAAATAAAAAGAGCCAGCTCACTAACAATTACAACAACGTGCTCGCGACTGCCT